GGACGGCGGCCCGTTCTACGGCGGGATTCGTCGGACCTACGACACCTCGTCTCTCGTCCTTTCGTTCAATACCGGGCACCTTGCCGGGTACACGGACGCGGGGTTTGAGTACGCGGGGGTCGGTGGTGTTCAGGGCGAGGCTGTCGCCGTCTACAATGACGACGGCACCTTGTTCTAACAGGAGCGCGCCATGCCCTTCATCACCCTCAAACGTGACGACGTTCCGACTGGCACTCTCCAGGTGCTTGATCTCAAGCCCAATGAGAGCCAGCGGAACTTGATCTACGAAACGCCGGGTCAAACCAAATACGTCAACCCACACCAGAACGAGACTCCCGTGCTCGTGACGGTTGGACCTGACGAGGTGGTTCAGGACGAGGTGAGAGGGCTTTCGGCGCTCATGCTCATGTGTTGTTCGGACGGGGTGCTCGTCTCTGCGACGGGCACCCTGACCGTGGCGGGGCCGCTCATTGGCCCACCCGGCCTTCCGTACATCGACGTGGCTGGATTTCCCCTTTCGGCAATCCTCGGACCACGAGCACCCGGCAGCCTTGATTTCGATGTTTCGTCGGGTGTCCCTGCGACGATTGCAGCGGACATTATCGCGGCTATTTCGGACGTGGCCGGGCCGTGGTTTGGCCTTGGGCTCGCTACCGCAGCGCCAGGAGCACCAGGCGACGTGGTGATCACAGCGGGGCCGGCATCACCTGGCTCGACGGGCAACACGGTCACCTTTGGCCCCGTCATTCCTGACCCGGCCTTTCTGTTTGCACCCCCCACGGGATTCCTGGCTGGAGGGTCCGATGGTGCGCCTTTGACCGCTGCCACTGCCGTAACTAAGGCACAGGACGTGTTGGACGACATCGTGCGGTACGGCGACCTGACGGCTCCTGCGCTGGATGCCGACCTGGCTTCGGTCAACGCAGCCCTGGCTCCTTCGGTGCTTTCCGCAGCGAGCCACCAATTCATGCTGCGAATCTTGGCGGGCGAGGAATTCGTTGTCCCTGCCGGGAACATCCAGTCCACAGGCGGGGCGTTGGCCCCTGACCCGCCCATCACGGACGCCAATTTCACGGCCGGTACGAACCGGACTACCTACGACACCGACAGTCTGTTGCTCTCTGCGAATACCGGGCATCTGTCGATCCTTCTCCGTAACTCATTTGAGGTTGGCGGTGTCGGAGGTACCAACGGAGAAGCCATTATCGTGTACAACGACGACGGCACCTTGTTTTAGCGCGTAGCGCTTTCCTTCCGGCTTCGGTCGGAATGGCTCAAACGAAAGATGGACAATGCAACAACCCAAGCAGTACCGAACGGCAGACCTCTACTATGCCGCGTATCTCCGAGTCGCAGGATGCAGCATGATCGAAGCGACAGTGGTGAAAGAAGGCGGCCAAAAGCGGGTGTTCTTTTACTTTGAGCCCTCCGAGGGTCTCAAGGATCTGAAACGCGACTATTTCAACCGCAAGGGGAAGGTCGCGGCGCTCCAGTACGCTGACGAGGTACGAAGCATGAAAAACCTAACCCACGAGGCACTGGCTGACGATGCTGCTTGACGGTTTGTTCGCGGATCCAGAAGGGCCGAGCAAGATCGCGTTCACTCCGATCTCGACCGAGGCTCGTCGTGCTTTTCAGCGCGAGATCCTGCCGCAAATCGGGAAGATCAAATCCGTCGAAGACCTGTCCAAGATCGTTATCGAGATCACGGCAGCCATCCGCGAGGCGAGCACGGCGAAGGACACGCTCTACACTCGTCTGGTCAGGCACAAAGCCATCGATCAGGTGGACGACTCGTTCTTTGCCAACATCCTGACGGTCCTCCAACAGTGGTCGTCGGACACGCTCGACAAGCTGCGTGAGGCCCCGGAGCAGGCAGCCGCCCCCAAGACCGAGAACCGAGTACCAAAGGTCGAGCCCGAGGGGGCTCCCCCGCCTCCAGCGCCCGCTCAACAGCCGGTCGTTCAGCAAGCGGTGCCGGTCCAGACGCCGCAGATGGACCCCGTGCAGGCGCTTCGGGAGGATCTCGCGGAACAGCTTGGTGCGAATCAAAACATGACCCCGTGGGATCTGGTGCGTTCTCTCCAGACCGTGTTCCAAAAACATGGTGTTTGGCGCGCCTATGCGTCGGCTCGCAGTAAAACAGCGGTCACGATCGGCTTCGGGACGTTTGGTGTCGAGGATGTGGTGCTCAGGCAACGGCCAGGTCAAGGATGGGGAACTGCCCTCGGGCTGGACAGCAAAACTGCGGCACGGGAAATCATGGTACGCATGGCGAGGGCAGGGTGATCCGTGGCTGTTGCGTTTTCGCCAGGGCAAGACATCGGCCGAGGCGACCTCGACATCTTTACGAAGAACGCCGTTGGCAACCCTGCTAACGCCGCGACGATCAGCTACGCGATCTTCTTTGTGGACACGTCGGGTGGCCTACCCGGCACCGAGGTACTGATCGGTCCCGCCGTGCGCGTGCCAGTCAATCCGACCGTAGGGGAATACTACGCAGCCCTGACAGTCCCTCCCGGTGCGACGCCGGGGGACTACCGGATCCGGTGGACATTCACCGAGCTACCTGGCTACCCCGAGCAGCAAGTGGTGCAGGAGTTTGCCGTCGTGGATCCGGCAACCGCATCGCCTGGAGGCGGTGGTGGAGGGCCTGGAGGAACGCCTTTCACGTCGGCCCAACAGGACATGATTAGCCGCTTGCGGATCCTGTTGCGTGACAACAACCCTGACCGCAACTACCGCTTTCGGCCGCCCGAGCAAGAGGGCGTGATCAAGCAGTTCAATCAGGTGTTCGGCTTCATCTGGGAGGACCATGAGCTACTGGAGTACCTGGAGAGGTCGCTCGATTGGTGGAATATGTTTCCGCCTTCGACCCCTGGCGTGAACACCATCGACAAGCTCGTGGCGCAGAAGCCCGAGTGGCGCACGGTGATCATGTGGGGCGCCATCGCGCACGCCATGTTCGCTCTGTCCGCGAATTGGGTGGCTGACGAATTCGACTACTCGATCGGCGGGATCAGCCTGAGCATCGAGAAATCGAGCAAATACGAGAGTTTGAAACAGAACGCCGAGTCGATGTACGATAAGGCGACGGAAGCAAAGACACAGACGGTGCGTGTGATCCGAGGGCTTGCGCAACCCCGCTTCGGTATCGGCATCCGTTCCGCTTTCGGTCCTCACGTTGGGCGAGGGGTGCTCTCACCTAGGAATTTCATCTAATGGTAGACATCACCAAGCTCGCTCGCCGAGTCGCTGAACGCCATGCGGAGAAAACCGCACGCCGTTGGCCTCGTCCTACTGACCGCAAACCCTCTACGCGCCAACTGGAGGCGTGGGTGTACGACTCGGTGGTGGACGCAACCGATGGGTGTCAGGTTGAGCCTGATGGCGTCTGCCCCCACGGACACCCCTCGTGGCTCCTGTACCTCGGGATGATCTGATGGAATTGGTAGCCGACAAGTGGGTCAAGGCGGCATCCGAGCGGGTAGCCGATCGCTACGTGTTGGCAGCGGACATGCGGCGTATCCTGTCGCAGCTTTACCGGCCGGTGCAGCCCTACGTGAAGCGGTGGGACCAGTTCCTTCTCAACCTTGCCACCGCGTACCGCGAGGATCTTGAGTGGGTGATTCCGGCGTTCGGCGACGAGTGGGACTCCAAACTCACGAACATCGGGTCGGGCTGGTACGAATGGCAGGGTCCGCAAATTGGTGGTTACGGCTATCGAGGCAATCGAGGGTACGATCCCCCTGAGTACGCGGAGCAGTCGGTCGAGGTTCCGTCAGGCGGCACGCTCACCTTGACCGGGTTTCAGTCTCTCCGTCGCTGGCCGCATGACATGGCCCGGATCTGGCGGAGCGAGATCAAGGACCCCAAAGGGTTCAGGGACGCGCTGTACCACATGCTTGAGAACCAGGCGTCGGTGAAGCTCCTGGCGAAGCTCACGGCCAACGCGATTCAGGGAGCGTTTCGCACGGGTTGGGCTGACGACTGGATCGTAGACCTCGTGAGCGAGGAAGACTGGAGCGACGCTTTCGACATGGGATGGTCGGGGAGCGTGAGCCTTAAAGAAACAGGGCGCCCCGTGGTGCGTGTGACACCACAGGGCGACGGGTTCAAGATGGTCGTCACGGTGGACGTTGAGGTTGACGTAGAGGACGTGGAGCCGCCCGAACCTGATGTCGAGCCCTGGTAGGGCTTAGTGCCAGCGAGCCAAGCTGCGTCGCTTGCCGTCGAACAGGCCCTTGACGTAGTAGCCGGTGCGGCCCTGCTCCAAGTGAGCGCGGCAAATGTCGGCGCCGGTTGCCGACACGCGAACGTAGTCGAAGCCTTCCCATTTGGCCGCATCCGTTTCCGCGACGCGGGACCACTTGTCGCTGCTCAGCTTTGCGTTCGGATCCTCGACTCGGCGGTAGTGCCAGGTGTTTCCGCCGTTGGTGATTCCGTGACGCCGAAGGTAGCGGACGTAGAACGTAAGCTCTCCGTTCGCGGGGTTCATGGCGACGCCTCGGTGGTAGGTCTGACCTCCGGTGACGTGGGTGGGAACCTCGGTCCAGGTCACGGCGGCGAACACCGTGTAGCTCTGGTCAGCCTTGGGGGCACTCGGGAGTTTTTCCGTCTGGCGCTCGATCACCTGCTCCAATTCCTCCGCGCGCGACAGCCCCTCTTTCGGGTACATCGGGGGGGTGTCGGGGGTGCAAGCGGCAAGCTCGGCTTGGAATTTCTCGATGCGGGTGGAAATCTGCTCGTAGGTGTCTTGAACGTACATTTTGTGTCCTCCGAACCACTTAACGACGCAATTTCCGCGCCAGAAACCGCGCAAGAGGCGCGATTAGTCCGCCTATAGGCTCCCATTCACAGGATGCCCGGCGACAGCACAAGCAAAGGAAACACGAAAACGATCGATCTGGCGCTCAAGCTGCTCTCGACGCTTGTGATCCCACTGATCGTGTGGGGCGTGCGCTTGGAGGTCAAAACCGCCATCCAAGACGAGCGGATCGCTGAATTGGAGGACGACGTTCAGAAGAATTCGGGCATCTCCACGGCGGTTCAAGAGAATTCCCTGACCCTGGTCAAGCTGGAGGCCAAGATCGATTCCGTAGGAGACAAGATCGATGACATCAAGAAGCTACTGGCTGGTACTCGGTAGCCTTTTGATCGTCGGTTGCCCCGCAGCGCAGGACGGAGCCCCGGTTCAGGCGACCCGCGAGATCGAAATCCCCGACACGGGGGATGCCAAACCCGAGGATGTGAAGGGCGATCCCGATCCGATTCCCGAACCGGAATCCGATCCAACCGAGCCGGAATCCGATTCGGGCGGTGATCCGGGCGGGGCGCTGGCACACATGCCCGACCCTGACCCTCTCGTACCGGATGCTCGGTGGGAACCCAAAACCAAAAAGAAGCCGAAGGGTGCGGTGTGCCGACCCGACTACGACCTTTTCGACGGCAAGTGCTTCCCCGCTGAGAAGGCCAAGAAGCTCCAAGAGAAACGAGACGAGAAGCATCTCAAGGAGCTACAGGACGCCAAGACCCCTGTCCAACAAGAGCAGGTGCAGCAAAAGGTCTTGGACGATCAGGTGCAGCAGTTGGATCAGTACGAGGACGACCTGGACGAGATTTTGGACGACCTCGCCAAGAAAAAGAAAAAGGGTGAGGGTCCGTTCAACAAAAAGGGCGGCGGCCTTGACGATCCGTTCGATGGGTAGAGTGGGCACCATGACCGATACTCCCAACACCGAAACCGAAACTCCCAAGGACGCCGAGACTGAGGCGGTCACGACCGACGCCGAGACTGTCGAGGTCGATCCGAACCTGCTCGGGCAGATGGCTCCCGAGGAAGCCAAAAATCTCTACTCCTGGCAGGCCGAGGTTCAACAGCTTCTCAAGGCCGTGGGCGAAAAAGAGGTTCAGATCAGCCGCATCGAGGCCATGCGCGACGCCAAGGTTGGTGAGAAAAAGGCGATGATCGCCCGCATGGAAACCTTGGAAACGAACGCACAGCGGTTGCTTGCGGACGTGCGCAAGCGATTCAACATCACCGACGACATCAATTGGCGGACCCTTCCCGATGGCCGTATCGAGAAGATCGATCCAGACTTGATCAAGGCCGCACAGGCTGCCCAAGCCCAAGCCCAAGCCCAAGCCCAAGCTCAGGCTCAGGCGCAAGCACAAGGAGCGGCGGAAACGCAGTAGGTCATGGTTGATCTCGGATGGGCACCGTCAGTAGGAGACAATCCATACCCGCCAGCCAATGTGCAGGTGGTGAGTCCCCTATACAGTGGTGCCCTCGACATCCGTTGGGATGACCCGAGGATCAACCCCTGCAACTCAGGCTTCGACATCGTTGGGGTCAACATCTATCGCTCCGATACGACGGAGCGCGGACCCTACCATCGGATCAACCGCTTTCCCGTTGGGGGCGGCTTCTACCGCGACCAGACCGACAACGCTTTCGTTGAGCGAGAGGTCGTTCACTGGACGCAGGACTGGATCGCGCGCGGAGAGTCTGCCAACGGGAATCGTTGGACCTTCCGAACTAAGCGGTGCCCGATCGTCAAGAAGGCGGGCCAGGCCATCACGGCGAACAGCCCGGCCGACGTGCAGGTGACGATCAACGGTGTGCTCGTTCCGGCCCATGCGGTGTTCGGCACGACCGGCGAGGTCACGTTGATCAATACCGAGACGTTTGACATCGCCCGGCAGATCAAGCGGCCTCCCGTTTTGCCTGACGAGAACGCGACGGTCACGGTCACGTATTTCTACAACCGCAACCTCGTGGAGCAGAGGCTCGACCAAAAGCTCTGGTATCGGGTCACGTCGGTTGCTACTTGCCTGGACGAGAACGGCAACCCGCTTACCTCGTCCGGTTACATCGAGACTCCGCTTCGGTTCGCGCAACCGATCACGAACCATCAGATCGAGACAATGGATTGGATCTGGCGGGAGGCAATCAGGCGGAACAATTGGATGCTGGAGCAGGGGGGCGAGCGGGTCAAAGTATTCATCCGCAAGACCAGTGGTACTCCTTGCTTCTGTGGCATTGACCCGCGCTCCATCGAGATCGGACATCAACCTCGCAACAAGTGCGAGCAGTGTTTCGGTGTCGGCTTCATCGGAGGGTACGAAGGCCCCTACGACCTGATCATTTCGCCCGACGAGGGCGCGGATCGTCGGGTGCGGCAGACTCCCGAGGGCCGGACGTTGGAGCATCAGTGGGACGTGTGGACGGGGCCGAGTCCTGCGCTGACGCAGCGTGATTTCATCGTGCGCCAAACGAACGAGCGGTACTCGGTCGGGGCGGTGCGTAAGCCGAGTGCGCGCGGCAATATCATGCAGCAGCAGTTCCAGATCAAATACCTTGAGGAAAACGACATCCGTTACGAGGTACCGCTGGACGACCCCGCAGGCTTGACGTGGCCGGAGTGTCGCGTCCTTCCACCGACGCTCACGGGAGGCGCGTGGCGCCCTGTGGAAGCGTTTGGCCCCCATCCCGAGGGCGTTCACGAGACGACCCCCCACACCACCGAAAAAGAGAACATCCCTGACGAACGCGAGATTCGCGGCCGTACCGCTGTTTGGGAGAATACGACATACGGCTTGCTACCTTGGGCGGTATGGCTGGCCGATGGAATTTTTGGGCTCATGTAGGCCACAATGTCCAAGCGGCACCTACCGCCGGATTTACCGTAACTGGTGCCCGGACGAAGAATTGGCCGTCTGATGTACAAGGTAACTCCAGTTCGCACTGCATACGGCAAGCCCTGGTCTCAGTTGATTGGGGAGATGTCGGTCAACAAGGATTTCTTGAAAGAGGTCGGCGATATTCTCGTCAAAGCCGTCGTCAAAGAGGCGCGTGCCGACCTCGCCAAGCAGGGCAATCGTCCTACTGCGCGTGGGAAGGCCGAGGGTATCCCGAACGACGAGAAATTCTTTCAGTCGTTCTCGCATCGGATCACAGGTCGTAGTTCGATCGAGATCGTTTCGACCTGGCCGTGGATCGAGCAGGTCATTCAGGGCCGTAGCCCCTACCGGATGCACTGGCTGCGGCAGACCAAAGGGGTGGTAAATGCGCCGCTGTTCTCTGAGCCCGGCAGTCGAGGTCGCCGTGCTATGCGAAAGGGGAAAGCGGGTTCGCCGGGTAAGGTGCTTATGAGAACCACTCCGGGGAAATTCAAGCGGGGCTGGTTGCACCCCGGTTTCGCCAAACACAATTTCGTTGACCGTGCCTTCCGCAAAGCCAAGACCGATATTGACGACGCCCTGCTCAAGCGGCTCGATAAGGCGTTGTCGAAATCCGACAACATCCGATGAAAGAGGCACACGTAATATGCAAGATCACGCAGATCCGATTGCCGGACCTTGGCCTCACCTTGTCCAGCGGCGACGAGATCTGGTTGTCCGAGCGGGACGCCAGGCGGTCCACGGATCTGCAACATGCTCGTCGGGTGGGAGCCGTCGAATTGCTCTGGCAGGAGAGATGCCGCGTGAGTAGGCCGCCTGCCCCACCCCACTTTCGCAAGCTCCGTCCCGGCCAGCGTAAACAGGTCGAGGTATCGGTGCCGGAGACAGCGCCTAGCCCTGCGCCCGCTGCTCCGGCTGTGAGTGCTGACGAGATTGCCAAGAGCGTGAGGGCTACTGTGGCCGCCGAGGTCGCCCGCCAGATGGGCAACTTGGAGGGTCAGATGGACGACATGAAGGCGGACATCGTGGCTCAGGTGACGGCGGCGATGGCAGGGCAAAAGGGCACGGACCCTGAGCAGTTGGCCGCCATTCTCAAGAGCACCCTGGAGGCGGTGCTGCCGACTCTCCCGGCTGCCGCTCCCCAAACAGGCCCCGCTGTGGCCCGACGCGACGATCCCCTCTATATCCCGACCGTCGATGTCAGCAAGAAAACCAAGGGCAAGGTCGAGGTGCAACAGACGACCACCGCAGGTGGTGGCCTAGACGATGCAGCGGCGGCCTTGAAAGCATTGAAACGGAAACGGAAAAAGGACCAAACCAATGACTGAAATGCACCCCGGAGTAGGATTGGATTGCGGCACGATGAATTTCGTTTCCGCACGGCTGACGGACGAGGGAATTCGTACTCGTCGGATGCGAGATGCGTTTCTCGACCTCCCGCTGGAGAGCAAGAAGATGCTCAAACTCGGTGGGGTCAACTACGTCGAGATGGGCGAGGGCGACGACAAGGTACTCGTCGTCGTTGGTGACGCCGCGATGGAGTACGCCAATCTGTTCGGCAAGGACGTTCGGCGACCGCTCCAAGCGGGGCTGATCTCTGCTGGTGAGATCGACGCGATCGACGTGCTCGGTGTTTTGGTCAAGCACGTCCTCGGTGACCCGACCGTGCCCGACGAGTATTGCTACTTTTCGGTTCCGGCGGCTCCGGTGGACGACCCGTCCAAGAACGTGATCTACCACCGTGGCGTGTTGGAGCGGATCATCGGAGCGTGTGGGTACACGCCCGTGGCCTCCAACGAGGCCCTGGCGATCATCTATGCCGAGACAGCCAAGGACGGGTTCTCGGGCATCGGTATCTCGATGGGCTCGGGCATGAGCAACGTCGCGCTCGCCATCGGCACGATCGAGGGGCTGTCGTTTTCGGTGGGTCGCGGCGGCGACTGGATCGATCAAGGCGCTGCGTCGTCCCTGGACTCCACGGCGGCGAAGATGTGCGCGCTCAAGGAGAAGGGCATCGATCTGATGAATCCGACGAGCCGCGAACAAGAGGCTTTGGCGGTCTATTACAAGCATCACATTGAGTACGTGCTCGACCTGTTCATCGCTGAATTCGTCAAGATCAAGGACAAGTTCGCCATCCCCAAGGCCATCCCTATCGTCGTCGGCGGAGGTACCAGTCTCCCCGATGGCTTCATGCCGTTTTTCCGTCAGGTGTTCGACGCCAAGAAGCGCAAGTTTCCGATCGAGATTTCGGAGGTCCGTCACGCTTCTGCCCCGCTCAATGCGGTGGCGCATGGCTTGCTGATTCAAGCGGGGCAAGAGTACGAGGACGATGAATGACGAGTTCGATACAAGGAAAGCGAAGATCGTAGATCGCTTGACCGAGGCTATACGTGACCTTTCCGAGCTTTACGCCAACCACCCTGAGCAGGTTGCTCAGTGTGTGGACGAGCCTACGGCGACCATCACCGTGTTCTCGCGGAAAGGTGGTGAGACAGCCGAGATCGTCAATGCTTTTCCGGTGTCCAGCCAGCACACGTCTTGGGATGCAGACCGAGACGCGTACATTTGGGGGCCGGTCGTTTACTGCGTCTTTGGGGTATCCCGAGGCGAATTACCTATCCACTAGCAACAGGCCAAACAGGCCACAACCACAACCACAAGGACAAGAACATGACACGCAAGCAAGTTGCGGACACAAAACAGGATGGGGTCACGCCCATCGCCTTCATCGTTGGCACTGTCTCTGAGTACCTTCACAGGACCGGAAGCAAGGACTGCCCATGCAGTCACACTTTCCCTGGATGCGCCGTGTGCAGGCCGCATCACGCGGGTTTCCAGATTCAGGCGGCGATGGCGGACGAGCGGGTTGCCCGAGTGATGGCTCATGCCCGTCACGAGAGTGTGCGCTCGATCTTCATGCGCAACGACACCCTGCCTACGGGCAAGGCGCTCGACACCGCCTTTTGGTCGCTGGCCCTGCAAGGGGTTAGTGAGCCGGTGCTCGGCCAGCTTCGGGCGGCCAGCGAGGCACAGCGGGAGGTCGCCTGATGGCTGGCAAGACTCTCACTCAACTCATGCGCGCGAAGGTGATCGAAACGGAGCACACGGCCCCACGGATCACTGGCGAATTCAATGTCGCCGTCCCCGTCCCCGGCGGGTTTCGGATCGAGCGTAGATCGAATATGGACGATAGCTGGATCGAGGACTACGACCCTGAGCGATGGGGCGTAATTGGACCTGCGGGCATCATCCATGTCCCCGATCTTGGCCTGCGCCGGGAGGCCGCCGCTAGGGTGGCTATGCGCTATCGTAGTCGAAGGGCTGCGATCACGTAGCCGGAGGGTACGGCCATCTACTTTCAACTCACAGATTCGGTACAACGTCGCTTCATCTTGGAGCTACGTCGGTTCTGGTCGTACCACCCGAAATTTCGGGACATCGTTGATCACATCCAGGGCAAGTATTCGTGGAAGGAACGCCCACAGCGGGGCATCGTGCTCAAGAACAGTAGCGGCAACCAGTTCCAACTGGCGGCCGACAACTTTCAGGGCACGGTGTTCTCGCACATCCACCAAGCACGGGTGGAGAACTACCCTGGAGTGGCCTTGGAGTGGGTTCGGGAGGACGGTCGCGCGATCCAGCGCAACAACGGCATCTTCCCGAGCGCTCCGGGCATTTACTACATCGAGATCACCCACGTCGCCGAGAATTGCTCGTACTTTGAATTCTACATCGACCCCCTACTCGACGTGGTAGGGGAGTCGGTGACGATGGTGAGCGAGACGGTTGGGGTGCTCCAGTCGGGTAAATTCCTCGACGGCACGCTCCGCCTGTTCCAGATGCCTGGCAATGTCCCGCTCTTTGAGGGGATCAACTACACGGCCGACACGGACACGGGCGAGATAACGCTCCTGATCCCGCTCCCCGAGGGTGGGTTCCTGTCTGCCGAGTATCGCTGGCCCGCTTCGACCAACGCTGAATCGGCCGCTGTGCGTCCCCTGGACGCCGCTGGTAACGCTCAGCCGTGGACGGGGATGCCTAACCGGGGGCTGATCGAACCGCTCCCTGGAGTCGTGCTCGCGTTTGGGACACGCATCGAGGAAGGCGATCGGATGGCGGTCGTCGTGGGGCACAACCGGGCTCCGACCGCGCAGGAGTATGGGGGCCGGTGGAACCTTTCGATCGATTTCGACGTGATGGCCCGAGATCCGTATGACCAACGCGAGATTTTGGATCGCACCATGCTCTATCTCTGGGCCGTGCTTCGTTCTCGCCTGAGCACGGAGGGTATTGAGATCGAGGCGGTGAACGGTGGGGGCGAAACCGAGGAAATTTACGACGAGAACGGCGACGACTATTTCTACAACGCCAGCTTCTCGGTTCAGATCCAAACGGACTGGTCGATCCATGTTCCGATCGCGGCCACCATCCAGCGCGTCCAGCCGGTGTCGTTGAGCGTTGAGCAGCAAGCGGCCTCCATGACGCCCGAGGAAATCGCCATGCTGGAGAGCAATTTCCAAATGCTCGATGGCATGGGGCTCAAGCTGGTGGACGACCCGTTCTTTGGAGGCCGTCCCGGCAGGAATCCAATTCTGCCCCGATCCTCCACGTTTGAGGTCATTCGGTAGGTACGCCCTCGATCAGATCTGCCTCACAAAGCGCTGTAGGGCTGTGGAGCGGCTCCCGCTAGTCCCCCTATAAATCCCGCTTTGTGACGGAGGACTGTCCGATCCCGATCTACGAGTACCAGTGCGCCGCGTGTGGCCTGAGATTTGAGAAGATGCTGAGCGCTACCAAAGCTGCGGCTGACCAGCCGTGCTCGCGGTGTGAAGCCGTCTCCCCTCGCTACCTCTCGGCCCCCTCGTTTGCTTTTGGTGGACGGTCGGATGGCGCCCGCCCGCAGAACACGGGGGCGACGAGCGTGGACCTGGATTGGGATCGTGCCGTGGGGCGTGACGCCGAGGTTCAGTGGGAAGCGGTGTCCGCGCGGCTCGCTCGCAAGCGACAGATCATGGCCGAGACAGGAGCGACGGGATTCGATCTCACCGCGACTCCCTCGACCGAAGCCGAAGGCCCCTCGGACTACCGAGTGATGCGGCCGGAGGAACGACGCGCTGCGGAGACAGCGCGAAGCCTTCACCACGGAGCGGTCAACAAGATCAAGGCGTTCATCGCCGACCGCAAGCAACAAGATTCCCGGCCGCGTGCGGCTGGTGAAAGGCCCCGCTCGTGAGAGTGGCGTCCAACCTGAGCGGCATCGCCGCCAAATGTAAATCGACCAACAAATAGACGTACCGGGCACTCGCCCACTTTGCGCTGACTACCTCCCTTCGGGGATGGACACGACCCGACAGATCAACAGTAGCGACGGAACCCAACTGAAACGCACCGGCCCCAATGCAAGGGCCTAACTGGAACGCTACTCGCGGCAAATTTGCCGCCACAGGGATCGTTTGTCCCTAAATCGAACGAGGTGAGTGATGGCCTTTCCCGGCTCGGTATACGCGCCCCCAAGTGTTTACACGCAAACGCTTTTCAACAACCCGGTTCAAGCCGCTGTCACGGGGGTTCGCATCCCCGTGTATCTCGGCACCGGCAACGAGATCCTGACCCAAGAGGACTTGCAAGTAGTTCGTGGGTCGAGTGCGTCCGTTGACCAACAGGTTCCCAAGGAAGATCTCGACGGCCGCGCGGTCGCCGACATCCTGGCTTCGGGCCAGGTGATCCTCGGCAACTTTGACGGTTCGCGTCGGCTCGTTCAGGTTCGCAATTTCCCGATCGTGACGGGCGACGGCAGCGGGACAACCGCCGTCAACGCGGCGAACATTCGGGTGACGATCAATGGTCGTCCCGATGTGGTTCTGACCGTCCGTGGCGACGAGGGAATTCTGGAGCTTTCGACGGCGCCGACCCCGGAGGACGAGGTTCGGGTCACGTACTTTTTCAACCGCACGGACACTCAGGCGACCGACAATGTGTCGGCCCAAGTGACCCCGAGCGCGGCGATCATCCGGGGGCTCAACGGCGAGCCCGTGGGTGGGTACGAGGTACTCCCCGGCAACAACACCCTGATCGTCAACGTGGACGGTGAGGATGTTGTCGTGGATTTCGGCACCGGGTTCAAATCCGCTGCGACCCTCGTCTCCCTGATCAATGGTGCAGGTGCGGCGACCTCACTCACCGCCACGACCTACGGCACCAACTTTGGGGAGATCGCGGTCGCTCTGACCGCTGGCGAGGATTTGGAGATCGGGGCAGGCTCGGCCAATACCCTGCTCGGCTTCACCACTGGAGACTCCACAAGCCGTCAAAGGGTGTTCTACACCTACAACGGCCCCATCGTTGAGGGCGACAATGGCGGTATCACCACGACCGACCCCTCCAAGGTCACGGTCACGGTGGACGGTCAAGAGGTCGTTCCCTCGGCGGTCAACGGCCAGACTCGTGGCGTGACCCTGCCCTTCGCGCCGCCCTCTGGCTCGACGGTCGAGATCACCTACTTTTGGAACACCTGGCAGGACACGTTCGACTACCTGGCGCACATCAATGTCACGGACATTCAGCGCGTCGGAATCGTGCCCGGCAACAGCGATTTCATCGAGCAGGCGGACTACGTTCTCAAGAACGACCTGATCGTGTGGGGCACCGCTGCTCTGATCGAGAGCGGGGTCAACACCCAAGGCACCGCCCTTTTCAACGAATCGCAGGTCACTGCAAACCTCGTGGACGTTCAGAGTTTCCTGAGCGTGGCGACCCCGGTGACGGACACCACCGTCAACCCGCCGCTCACGAGCACGACTCGGTTCCAGCTTCCGCTCCAGCCCACGACGGGCAACGGGCGCAACACTCCGCTTGGATCGGATCTGTTCCAGACGGTGAGCAACGGTCGAATCGACCTGCCCACGAACCGCCCGGATCTCGTCCAGGCGTATTGGGGCTGGTCCGTGCAGGACGCTCTGGAGCGCGGCCAGGTCACGGTTTTGCGTGTCGAAGGCACCGAGATCACGCTCGCAGAGGCCGTCCCGGTCGGTGCGACGGTCTACGCGACCTTCTACTACAACACCCTCGTTGACGAGGAATACACCCTTGAGGTTGACGTGCCCGGCCCCGCTGGCATCGGCACGTATTTCGTCAAGGACAAGAATGGTCGTGACCTGTTCACCCCGCGTTTTGGCGCGAAGGGTGCCCTGCTCACGGGCATCACGGTCCAGTTCCCGAGCGGGTCGGAGCTTACGCCCGACGTTCGCTTTGAGAGCGGATCCCAGGGGCCGGTCGAGGAAACCGTCACGGTTACCTTCGCCAACAAGGACGCCACGCTTGCCAAGTACAGCGTGCCTGGCTCGGGTCCGTATTTCACGATCACGGACGCCTCGGACCATGCTCGGTTCACCATCGACAGCACCGCGCTCACGGGTGGCGGCGCTGGCATCGACCTGAGCCGCGTCGATGGCATCGAGGGCCTTGGCTTCTCGGCTCACCTGCTCGGTGAGGAAATCGCCTACACGGCTGCTTCGGGTCTTACGACCTACGATGTCGAGTCTGGCGTGAATGACGAGCTTGCGCTCACCCTGGACGGTGTGACGATCACCGTTTCGGTTCCGCCTGGAACCGGCGTGGATGCTAGCCGCTACGTTGACGCGATCAATGAGCAGGCCAAGAGCACGGACAACCCGACCGTTTACACGGCGGCGACCCGCTTCACGGGCGCAACCGAGATCACGGCCGGCGAGTACGACAAGTTCACGTTCCACTACAACGGCGACGTGGCTGGCCTCTCGGGTCCGCTGGCGATCACCATTCCACCCGGCACCTACAACAGCCCGGCGACCCTCGCTACGGCGATTCAGGGTGTCGTGACTGCCGCCATCGGTGGTCTGGGCGCTCCCTTTGCCGGGTTGGCCCTCACGGTGGGTGCGAATGCGAACGGCCAACTGACCTTCGCTCTCGATGCCGCCACGGGTGACAAGGGAACGGCGTGGACCGACACCATTACGGTGACGGGCGCTCCGCTCCCCGTTCCGGGCGACACGGTGGACATCACCGACCCGCTCGGCAACGTCGAGACGTTCACCGCGACGGCCACTGCGACCGTGATCGGATCCGGGGCACGCAACTTTGACGTGTCCTCGGGTGTTGCGGCGACGATCGCTACCGAGCTTGACTCGGCGATCAATGACCCGACCAACGGCATCGCGGACACCCTTACGTCCGTCCCGGTCGGTGCGACGTGTGTTCTCACGGCGGTCGATGTGGGCGTGGTGAGTAACCTGATCAGCATCGCCTTCACGGGCACCATCGGTGCCTTCACCCTCGTCGGCGCCGTCCCCGGTACCGCAGCGGGTGGTGGCTACCTGGAATTCCTCGATGGCCCCTCGGCCGCAGAGGATTTCTCGGTGCTCGCAGGCATCTCCACTGACGCTGCCGTGGGCGGGAACCAGACCAAGGTTCTCAACTGCGACATCGTTCGTCGGTTCACGGTGGCGGGTACCTCGGGCGCCCTGATCTACGACCGTATCCTGGTCCGCAACCGTATCGTGCCGGGCTCTGGTTCGGTGAGCCCCGTCCCGCAGGTTGGGCAGACCCAACTCAAGGTCGAAGGCAACAGCGGCATCGAGGAAAGCGGCCTGTTGCCGAACAGCGAGGGCCAGGCTGGAATGCGCGCGACCGTGCAGCCCGCCACCCTGCTTGGGCGGGTTGGCTTTGCAGCCGGGCAGATCGCATCGGGCACCTTTGGTGACGAGCGCGACGGTCAACCGACCGTCCAACTCTTTGCCGAGGGCGGCACGAGTCCGCAGAACAACGTGTTCAAGATCAACATCGACGGCACTCCCGTTGAGATCGTGTTCACGGACGCTCTGGGCGTGGCGATTCCCGTTGCGGGTTCCGCCGATGTTCCGCTCGGGCCTCTCGGTTCACCGGACACCATCCTCACGCAGCTTGACACTGCGCTGGCTGCTGCTGGCGTGACGGGTGCGGTTCGTCAAGAGGGCGCGGGGATCCGATTCACCAGTCAGGTGACGGACACGACCTCCGCTGTCACGATTGACGACGGAAACGCCAACGACACGCTCGGTTTCGTGGCGGGTACCAGCGACGACCGCGACCCGGTGGACCCCGAGGTTATGGCCTCGGCTCTGATGTCTCACCACAGTGCTTCGCCTGCGGTCGAGTACCTGTCTTGGGACAGCCCGTCTACGACGCACTTTGCGGGGCTCGCCCTCGCGGGTGTGATCCGCGACCAGGCCAACGCCGAATTCCTCTACATTCAGTCGCAAGCCGCGACCGTAGGTGGGCTTGGCGTCTCCAGCAACATCGCACTCACTCAGCCCGCATCGCCGAATGGTTCGTGGCTGCTTCCGGGTACGAACCTGCTCGCCGAGGTTGGCGACGGGGCCTCGGGCGAGGAAGGCGTTTCGGGCTTTTTCGTCACGTCTTCGGATTCGACGCGAGGCTCGGGATCGGCCAACACGTCCGTTCTCAACAGCGGGACCGGCCAAGACGGCTGCGTGGATCAGACGTACCGGGACACCGTTACGGGCCTCACCTTCACGGTGTTGGAGCGCGAGGGAGGCGGCACGTACCCGACCGGGGCAACGGCGACCTTCACCTTTGAGGTACGTCGCAAGGTCACGACCGACAGCAACCTGCCGGTCAACGTCCTTCCCGGTGTCGAGCTTCTGGTCACGAACACCAGCGGCATCGGCGTGGGTGACACGGCCATCGTGACCACCGTGGAGCGCGGCGGAAACGAGCCCGCGATCGGCGACCTGTACTACGTCACCTACGACTACACGAAGGACAATTTCGCTACGGCTCTGTTCACTCGGTTGGCGACGATCGAGGCAAACTACGGTCGGGTCGCGCAGGAGAACCTTGTCTCCCTGGCGTCCTTCTTGGGGATCATCAATGGTGCCGTCATCGTGGGTATCAAGCAGGTGCCCAAGCAGCCTGGGTCGAATCAAGCGACGGTGCAGGACTACCGTGACGCGATCATTGACCTGCGCGGGCCGCTTCCGGGTGGACTCTCGCTCGATCAGATCACCCCGTTGCGGGGAGATAGCGCGGACCTGTACTCGTTCCTGAGAGTGGAGAACGACATCCAGTCGTCCATTCGCTACCGTCAGGAGCGGACCTCGATCATCGGGGCGGGATCGGGCACGCAGATCAGCGAGGCGGGCGACCTGGCGGAAGCCCTGTCGGCAACTCGTATGCGGCTTGTCTACCCGGACATCGCTACCATGACCCTCACCGATGCGATCGGAAACGACGAGGAAATCCTGGTAGACGGCACGTTCCTGGCCTCCGCGCTCGCAGGGAACCGAGTGAGCCCGAACATCGACGTGGCGACGCCGTGGACCGGCGCCCGCCTGGTCGGGTTCAATCAGCTTGCTCGCACCCTCGATGCGGTGGAGCAGAACCAGCTTGCCGTTCGCGGTGTGACGGTTCTGGAGGATCGCGCTCCGAGCATCCGGGTCCGTCAGGGGCTCTCCACGGACATCAGCAACGTCCTGACCAAGACCCCGACCGTGATCACCATCGCGGACGAGGTACAGCGCCAGGCTCGCGTGACGCTGGATCGATTCATCGGCGTCAAGTTCCTGCCGACGATCCTCCAGCAGATCGAAGGTCGCATGACCTTCATGTTCAAGGGGCTGTCCTCGGCGGAGATCATCACCACGTTCACCGGCATCCGAGCCACGACCACGGCGGACCCCACGGTTGTCGAGGTCGAGGCGTTCTACCAGCCGGTGTTCCCGCTGCTCTACATCGTCGTGACGTTCAACTTGCGCTCGACCCTGTAGGTGAATCGGATCAGAAAAGCCCCTTCGCATCACTGCGAAGGGGCTTTTGCGTGGGCGCGGATCCGATTACTCGGGCTCGCAGGACCACCATGCCTCGTAGCCGGGGTCGGGAGTGCCGTCCTCGATCTCGGCTTCATACATGACGCATCTCTCATTTTCGTCGCAGATTTCGCCGCCGCAGGCTTCTTTGCAGATCTGTTCCGTAGGGTGGCACCATGTACCTTTCTCGCAAGCATCGCTTTGCGGGTCGCAACTTGCCCCCAAGCCGAGGTCACAAGGGTCGGTTTGTGGGTCGCAGCTTGTAGGAGCAGCCGTGGCGTCAGGAGCAGCCGTGGCGTCAGGAGCAGCCGTGGCGTCAGGAGCAGCCGTGGCGTCAGGAGCAGCCGTGGCGTCAGGAGCAGCCGCACAAGCAGCCGTACAAGCGGTGAGAATCAGGGTGAGTGCGAATCGAAGCATTTTGGCCTCCACACACAGTACGACGATCGCGCGATTTCCGAAACCCCTACCAGAGCAGCGCCTCGCCGAGCGGCCCGAAATTGGCACTAAAACGACCGAAGGGGCCTGAGACGCCCGGAGGTAGCTCCAGAGCGACGTGGGCTCCTGGCGGGACGTTGGTGGGCCAGTCGTCCATGAAAGGCCCCCACAGGAGCTTCCCTTGCGTTTCGATGGTGGTGACGTGCATCGGCTGAGCCTCCGTTGTGCGCCACGTCGCCCTGAATCGACACCGCGCGGAATCCGCGTTTGGCCGGTAGGCCGCCTATAGCCACGCCTTCTACGAGACGGTCCTCGATCTGGACCGCGTTCGCAGGAGAAGCCCATGCCAAACCAGGATCTCGTTCAAGGCGGCGCTGCCGGACTCCAAGGGTCCAGCTACGTCTACGACTACGGCACTAGCCCCAACACCAGAACGGCGGTGAGCCAAAAGGTTCGGATCTTGGCTCCGGCTTACGGCACCACGAGCCAGCTTCTCCAGATGGGCGTGCTGTCGAATTTCGCTCCTACTGAGTCTCGTGCGGTTGAGCCGTTGCGCGGCATCGGTTTCGGTGATCAGATCGCCGAGCTTGTTCCGTCCGTGACGGAGCCCATGACGGCCGATTTTGAGCGGGCGCTCATGTACTTGTCGAACCTGTGGCAAGCCACGGGTTACGCGGGTGGCATCGACGGTCCTGTTCGTTCGCTTCGCCATCACCGTTGGCCCTTCGACGTGGAGGAACAGGTGGTGTTCTCGACCCTCGCCGATATGGATCTCGGTGTGGAGAACGAGGGCTTCCAAGGACAGGGCTTCCAAGGCGGCGCGACTCAGATCACCTACCCTGACCAGCTTGACGGCCAGACAGGTCCGACCCCCAACGGGGATTTCCCGCAGGGCGGCCAGCAGGGCCACACGGCGATCATCACGCTCTACGAGGCGTGCTGGTTCACGTCATGGGCCAAGACCGTCAACCGAGACGCCGGGATGATCATGGAAACCGGCAACTGCTCGATCAGCGACGTTCACGATTTCTCGTCGGAGTACGGCGAATTTCTCGCCACCGGCAACGACCCGAGTGTGGGCCAGCTTGGCTCGGTTCGCTTCGGCGATCCGCAGCAAGGCGGAACCCAATTCATCCCCTAGTGGGTGACATCGGTACTGTGGCTTAGACCTATCGGGCGAGGCTCGCCTCGCCCACCTCACACCTTCAACGGTGGTGTAAAGACAAACCCAAGAAATACAGATCGACAGATCATTTGTGCTGCCCCTCCGCCTTCGGGTTGGTTAAATAGAGATGGACCTGGAAACGAACACATGAAGATCTGCTTGTGCTGTCTACGCACCACCGCTGCACCCGAAAAACGGAGACAGCGGAATGCCCATCAATCTTCAAAACCTCCAGGCTAGTCTCGCCCAAGTTGGTGAGATCGCGTATGACGAAATCACGTTCGACGCGGGCGATCATCGAATCACCCTGCGCCCCGTTAAATCGTGGGAAGAACAAGAGGTCGATCACTACGCTCGCATTGCATGGGAGGGTAAGCAAAATGACGACGCTGCTGCGTTCGGGGAATTCCTCGATCGCACGCGAGTTGGCATCCTCTCCCATGCCCTGATCGAGTTCAACGGTCTTGACCTGCGAGGGGTCGAGTACATCGAAACAGGCGAGCAGACCGAAGCGGGCAAGCCTGTTGAGCTACAAAAGTACAAGGCTCTGCGCGACTCCATCTATGAGTGGCCGCGCCAGGTCTTGCACCGTGCCTACCTCAAGTACGCCGAAATGATGGCGAGGGTTGAGGTCAAGGCGCAGGCCGCGATTGAGATCGAAACGCGCGAGCTTGACGTGGAGATTGAGCGGCTGGAGGAACGGCTTGGCACTCTCCGCGCGCTGAAAGACGATGCTGAGGAAAGGGCTGAGAACCCCGAGCCGGGAGCGCATCGCCGAGAAGCTATCGCCAACGCAGGCGATGCGCAGCAAGAGCAGGTGGATGCTTTGCGACGCAAGGCCGAGGATCAGGATTTCCAACGACAGGTGGCCGAGGCCGAAGCAGCGGCAGCGTCGCAACAACCACCGCAACCCGAGCCCCGTGCCGAAGCCCCTAGACGCCCCCCTGAGAGGGGTTCGTACCCTCCGATGCAGGACGCCGGGGGTGTGCGTGAAGCCCCTCGTGAGAGGCGTCCCGGTGCGAGACAGCCCATCACCCCACAGCGAGGGACAGCACCGAGCCGCCCCGTACCGCCGCAAGCTCAGCCTGAGCCCGAGCCGCCTGCCCAACCTGAGCAGCAAGTCGAAACGGATGGGCGAGGGATTCCGCTTCCCCACGAGGGCGATTCGTTCTTTGACGAGTCGGACCCCGCAGCGGCGATGCGGGCAGAGGAAGCTCGGCTTCGGGCATTTCGGGAGCAACGCCAGGGTCGCCGTCCTGAGCAAGAACCCCAAGTACCGGCACAGGGCGTGATCGATCCTCCGATCGCGCGGGGCGAGCCTCCGCACGCGCAGGCAAGACGACTGGCCCTCAACGTCGAGAATGCCACCTTGGACCTCAAGGGCGATCCGATCCATACGGGTAGGGTTGACCCTCGCACGGGGGAGGAAATCGCAGCCGTCCGCCTTCCGACTGACGTGGTGTCCGAGGATGCCCGAGGTGTCCCGGCGTCGGTGAAAAAGCAAGAGGTTCGTCAAAGCCTGAACCAGCGCGGGACAGGCACCGCGAATCCGAAATTCGTTGCTCCTGGCGGGGAGCAACCGCAAGCGGGCAAACAACCTCCGAAGGTGTGGCGTGACGATCGGTGACGGGTCTTGCACGCCAGCAAGAGCCTTCACGTAAGGTTCTGGAACGAACGACACCGGAGCAGCGTTCATCGCTGTACGACGATGTTCGGGAGCTATTGACGCCAGGTTTCTTGTCGGAGTCTGTGTCGATCAATGGCACTCGTTTGGCGGTGCGATCGTTGTCGGCTGCGGATTTCTACCTGCTCAAGCATCGAGCAGGTAGCCTCGATTTTACCAAGGCCGAGGTCCAACATTGGTACTTGGCGACTGCGGTGTGGATGGTGGGGGGTCAGCCTATTTTGGAAGACCCGCAAGCGACGCCTGAGATCTACGAAGTGGTTAAAGACTTGCCTGTCGGTGTGCTCAACGAATTGGTTTACGTGACGGGACGGCTCCAAAAACGAATGGAGAAGGCAATCGGGCGCGTGCGGGCTTTCAATTTTGAGTCCGAGTCTCGGTTCCTGTGGGCGGCTTTTGGAGACAACCCTCACGGAAAATCGGGGGTTCCGGGGGCAGGGCGGTTGGGACTCAACCCGCTTCACCGAATGTGGATCGGGTTCAACAGGGCCGAGGATGAACGGGAGCAGTTTCAGGTCGAGTGGATGCAGACCAAGCTGATTGCGGCCACGCAGTCGCCCAAAGGCGTGAAAAAGCTGAATCAGTCTGATCAGGCTGCGCAGGAAAGGGAGAAGCAACGGCGTCAGGCGATTATGGATGCTGCCTTCTACGAGTCGCAGGGTCACACTGTCGATCTGAAAGAGGTCACGAAGGGCGGCCAATTTGGCGGGATCAAGCTCGCGGTCACACCAGAGGAATTGGAGGATGAATTCCGTCGTTGGAAGGCCGGGATCAAGGACGACCATGACCGGGTGGTGGACTACTACAAGGCCAAGGTTGCACAACGGGTCGAAGCGGAGAGAGCAGAACAGCGTGCGCGGATTGAGGCAGCCCAAAGGGCGGCCGAGGCCGAGGGGTTCGCTGAACCTTCTCTACGTCCGCTAGCAATGGATGCAGAGGAAATCCGAGCCAGGTTCCGTACAGGAGGCACGTCGAAGGTTTACTACGGCACGAAAGCGAATTCGCTCTACGAGCGCTACATCGCTAACGAGCCAGAAGCCGGGGCGATCGTCATGCGTGGCGGGCAGCCTGTCTCGGTGCCTGAATCCGAAGCGGCTCCGCTCAACGATCAGGTTCGCCAACGGATGCTACGGCAGAGGGGAGGTAAGGGCTGATGGTTGACGAGGGGATTATTGCCAGACGGCTACGGATCGAAGCGGATCAGGCGTCGCTCAAGACGCTTGGTGACAAGACCTCCAACGCGCTCATTTCGGGGTTCCGCAAAGCTCAAAAAGAGCAGATGAAGCTCATTGAGGCGGCGTACCGGGCGCCCATCTCGCCTCGTGTTTTCAGTGAGTACGCTAAGAAGGCTAAGAAGCTCGCAGCCGAGCTACAAGAGCTTCAGTGGAAGGGCTACGGGGAGGCCCTGACGAAAGCCGAAGCCAAGGCACTCAAGGCAAGAGAGAAGGCCCTGCTTCGGCAATTCAAGACCGAGAGCGATCGGGTTGAAAAGCTGTCCCGCCGCCGCATGGAAGCGGCCCGAGCGGTCGAGGATTTTAAGAAAAAGGAGCTTGACGAGCAGATCGAAGCCTACGGGGCTGGCCTGGCCGGTGCGATCACAGGAGCCCTTGGATCGGTCAGGTCGGGGGACCTCAAGGGGGTCGGGGACATCGTAAAGGGTGCGGGCGGTGCGATGCGGACGAGGGGGCGTGCAGCACAGGCGGCGGGGGCAGCGGATACGGCGACCAAGATGCAGAAGGCGATGGGCTCGCTCGGTGGGGTTATGGCTGGACTTGGCGCGGCTGTTGCCACGATCGGCGCCGTCGTGGGTGCGATTGGTCTGCTCGTGAAGGTGCTCCTCGATGCCGAGGCGGCGGTGAAGGATGTCAACAAATCGATCATTCAGATGGGCGGGGCGACGAACTTGGGCGCTACTGGAGTAGCGGACCTGGCAGCTAAACTCAGGCCGATCAACGAATTTTTCTCGGAACGGCCATTCAGCGTGGAATGGTACACCACGCCTGAGATGCTGGAGGGGATTGCCAAGGGGTTCTCCGAGGCTGGATTCACAATGCGGAAAATGAGTGACGAGATTAAGGTCGGCACTCAGCACATGGACGGGCTGCGCGGCGCCACGGTGCTTGCGTTGACCTACGCTAACCTGTTTGGAAAAGAAGCCTCGGCTGTCGCTCAGGATATGGGCAAGATTGCCTTTGAGCAGGGTTCGACGCTTAACCGTATTGCGGAAGGGTTCTCCGCCGTTCACGAGATGGCTCGGGTCTCTGGCTTTGAGGTCAAGCGTTTCTACTCGGCCGTGTTGGAATCCACGACGGGCATGGGCATGTACAACCGTCGTATCGAGGAAGCTGCCGCGCTTCTGTCCACCCTGAGCAATATCCTTGGGGAGACTGTAGGTGGAGAATTTCTCAAGAGCATACAGGCAGGTTTCAAAGACATGAGCCTGGAGGAACGGCTCAAGCAGATTTTGGTGCAGGGTAAGGGTAACGTCTCGGAGATGTATGAAAGCGCGATGCGAACGGCTTTGGAGGGGGTGAGAGGCGATTTTGCTGATATGGTGACGCCGCTCGGGCAGGCTTTTGACATCACATCGCTTGACGATTTGGCAGATAAGCTCGGGAAAATGGATCCGCTGAAATTTAACAAGGCCCTTGCAGATGCGCTCCGCCTTGGCCTTACCGGAGAGCAAGCAAATCGGATACGTCAGCTTCGTGGTCTTGCGAGGGGTGAAACCGGCGATGTTGGGACCCAAGCGATTGAGATGGGTAAGCTCGGTCCCGTTTACAAGATTGTAGGTGCAATCGAAGCTGCTCAGCAGATAACCGGGAAGAAATCCATTGCCGATTTTAGCGTTGAGGAATTCATGGCGGCAGCAAAGGTCGGCGGGGTAACTGAGCAGCAGATGATAGACGAGGTTAGGGCGCTTGCGGGTAATGCCGAGGGTACTTGGAGCATCCTAAAAGACATCGCTTCTGGCAAGCGTAAGGCGACTCCAGAGGAATTGGATTACTACAAGACTCAGTACGGGGCGGTCATTGAGAACGGAAAGGTGATCAACGAGGCTTCCAAAAAGGAGATGGATGAATTCACCGATTTGCTGATGTCCAGCCAGGAGATGCAAGAACTCATGGCTAAGAACGAGGAACAGGTTAGCGAGGACATCGAGCTAGCCCGCGAAATTGCCCACAACACCGAGTCGGTCACGAACGTCCTCAAAACGACCGTGCAGGATTGGCTCAAGCAGATTTACTGGAAGGCGACAGAGATCTACGAATACCTGCCCAACCTAGTCCCCGAGTACATCAAGAAACTGATGGAAGACTCACCGATGGGTATGACCGAGGCGCAGGCAAAATCTGAGGCCATGAAAACGCTCTCGTCAGAAATCGACGCGCTCTCGGGCGCCGAGGAACGTGTGCGGGAGAAGCTGGCCTCAGAGGAATTGGGCGCGGAGGAACGTAAGGCCCTCCAAGGATTTTTGAAATCCCTATCTGAGCAAAAGCAAGCACGCGAGCTAGCCCACAAGGACATCCGTTTTGCTCGACAGGGGTCTTTGGGGGGGGATCCGAACGCGATTCTACGTTCACGCCTGGAGGGGTACAAGGGGGGTGCTCTTGAGACGATTGACCCCCGAACGCTGACGACCGCTCCTGGTACGGATCAGCAAGGCATGGTTTCGTGGAAGGGCGCTGAGTCTATCCTCCTTCAACGTATGACTAAAGCCTTCGGGGAAGCCGGAATGGAGGGCGAGGAAGGCAAAAAACGTAAATGGGCGGCCAGGCGCATGGCACAACAGGCTGCCGCGAGCACGGGACAGATCAAGTTGAATGAATATGGTGTCCCGGTCGGGGGAGGTAAGGAATACGACCCGGAAGCCGGAATGGAAAAAGCCTTGGCTAAGGCTCTCAATACGGAGCTTCTGGCCTATTTTGAACAGGAAAAGGTCGCCTTCTCCCTGACTGACGATGGTCTTAGGAAACAAGAGGAGGCCGTTCTCAAAGCCGTTACGGATCCGCGCTCCAAAGAAGCTCAGGTGGCTGCTCTCAAAGATGAGCGGGTGCAGCAGGCAAATTTGCATACGCTGCGGGTAATTGAGCAGGAGAAAGAGCTACGCGGTATGGACCTTGGGGCATTGGAAACGCTCGCCAAGGAAAAGGGCCTGTACGAGCAGGCATTTGGAGGGGAACCGCACGACGGCATGGACGACGAGACAAGGCGTGCCCTTCTTGTGGGCACCCTTGCGGAGAATCTGGGCAAGGCGGTAAACGATTTCATTCTCACGAAAGACGGGCAGCTTCTACAGACGAACCCCCTGGACACCGTTGTTGGGTTCAAGGGCGGGGGCATGGGAGCGCGCAACACCACGATCAACATCCATGGGGGTGACACTCAAAAGATCTACTCAGTCGTTAGGCGAGCGATGGAGGGGGCTAGGTGACGAACCCGCGTCCAGTCATCCCGACCTCGTTTGAGTCGTTCTCGGACGAGTTTTCGGGCGAGGGGAAGCGGCCGGTCGTGTTCGACATTCTCGGACCTGATCGGGTCACGAGTCTCCTGCCCCCGGAGCTAAAGCTCGTGCTTCATGTCAACCCGAGAACGATGCGATCGAACTACCAGAAGCTCATTACGCGTATCCAGACGCGGGGCGGTTGGGTCGAGCAGCATTGGGGCGATGCCCTGGAGGAATTGTCGTTTGAGTTGGCGACGGGAGGGTTCGTGCGTCTGTACTCGGGCCTGTCGAACAAGACGGGAGCCACCGGGTCCGAGGGCAAGCTCAGCGGGTCGATCGATAGCCGCTCCAACCCGCTTGGCACAGGCAAGCAAGGGCGACGGGAAACGCTTGCCTATGATCGCTACCTCGATTTCCTGGCCTTGTGGCTGAACAACGGGTCCATCTATGACGCCAAGGGCGAGATTGTCCAACAGGGCTACATCAAAATCACCTTCGATGGCGGTGTTCACTACGGGTGGTTTGACACTGATTTCACGATCACGGAGTCGGCGCAGAAACCCTTTCAGTTTGACGTGACTGCCCGCTTCATTATCGACTTTGAGGAAATGTCCTTCCGTTCGACCATCCTCAACCCTCGGTCGGATGCGATCCAGCCGGGCACGGGAGCCCCGATCGCCGATCAACCGATTTTCGGCGAAGCCACGGGGGGCTCACGCAACATTCTCTTTGGAGATGTCTCCGAGGGTACGGGAGGTTTCTTTTCCTGATGGCACGCGGCACGCCACCTCCCGCGCTCTTGTACCAGGGACTCGCAACGGGTCCAGGGTTCGATCGTCAGTACCAGATCCAAGGTGGGGTGCCCATCGACGGATCGAAGGCAATTCTCCGCGACCCTAGGTTCGGGAGCCCTTTCACGTTCCGAGTTATCCCCCCGCCCCTGCTCATTGAGGCGTTGGCGGGCGGCCAGACCGAGAAGATCAATATCATCGGCTCCGCGCTCAAGGTCAACGACACCTTTGAGCAGTTTCAGCAGAAGCTCGATGCGTTCCGGGCCTCGTCGTGGGTTACGCAAAACCTGGACGACCTCGTGCGCCTGGAGAGCTTTGTGTCGTCCAACGGGGTCTTGTACGACGCTAGGTCGGGGCGGACCTCCCTGGCGAACGTGCCCGCCATCTCGGATCTGAAACAAGCAGCCAGCGTGATCGCGCAGGTAAACCGGATGCTGGCAACGCCGCCGTTGACCCTGCTGGTGAACCCGCAGAGCCTCACGATTACCCGTACCAAGAAGCAGCAGTACGGTGATCGGAACCGCAAGGGGTACGTGTTCCAGACGTGGGGTCACGAGCAGATCAGGCTCAATGTCGCGGGCAAGACCGGGGCCTTCATCGCAGGCACGCGATTTTCTGACACGGACTCCCCCAACAATTTCCTTGGGCTCGGGGCCGCGAGTCGCGGGCGGGTTTCCACGACCTCGGTTGCTTCGGGTGTCCAGTACGCGACCAAGCGAGACTCGGCGGCGTACCAGAACCTTATGTCGCTGCTCACGCTGTACCGGAACAACGGCTACATCTACGACCTTGTGACGCGCACCGAGGCCCATCAGTGGATCGGGATGATCGCCATCGACTACGACCAGAACACGTACCTCGGCAACTTTGAGAATTTCACCTGGACGGAAAGCGAGGACACGATGCTCGGTGGGGTCGAATTCAGTTTCGATTTCACCGTGTCGTTCCAGTACGACAGTGCGCAGCGGGAATTCGTCGTCCTGCCGATCAAGAGCCCGACCCCGAGCCCGAGTGACCCACTGTGGACACGGACGAGCAGGCGTCAGCAATCTTTCGGCTCTGGGCGAGGACGTGGCTCGCTTTTGCCTCGACAATCGGAAGGGGGCCTTGGTCGCCCTACTAGCTCGGCTGCCAACGCCATTCTACGAGGGGGTCGCTGATGCCAAACCTCTCCGATCGCCCTTACGTTGGGACGTGGAGCACCAACAACCGGCCTGTCGTCAAGCACACGCCGGACATGCTGATCTTCGTCAACGGAGATACGGCGATCCCTGGCTGCTCCAAGTGCAACGGACGGATTGAGCTACAGCAATTCGTCAAGGCCGTGTCGATTGAGGCAGGGGTTACTCCTGGCTCGCATTCGGGGCAGGCCCAACTCACGATTCCACGAAATTACGGGGAGCAGCTTTTCCGTGAGGGGCGAGGTCTGCTTACGCCGTCCTTGGAGGTCCACATCTACATGCGTGGGTATTTCCCGACGCAAGGGCAGTTTGCCCACATCCCCGAGAACGAGATCCAATTCGGAGAGAATTCGATCAACCTCGACAAGTTCGTGACCTACCCCTACTACCACGTCTTTCATGGGGTCGTCACGAACGTCAACTACGAGTACAGCGACGGGTTTTACTCGGCGAGCATGAGCTTCGCCTCGCTCCTGCATTTCTGGCAGTATCACAACATGGTGATGAACGGGCAGTACCTCGGTGCCCGTGTCAAGAATTCTTCCGTGAACCCGTCGCTCAAGGGCAACTGGTTTAACAACATGAGCCCGTTTGCGATCATCTATTCGCTGTATCGGGATCTGGTCGGTGCGGCAGCACTGCAAGGGCATACTCTTCGGAGCAAAACGAATTTCGATGCTGTTTCCGCAGTGGCCGGAGAAGGCAAGCAGCTTTACTCCCTGATGCTCCAGTATTGGGAGGAACGGTTCAAGACCACGATTCAAAGCCTGCGCATGTACGGCGTCCAGGGAAGGCTGTTCAATGCCGTTGAGCAGGCATTCCTCGCGCGGAGAAACAAAGGGAGCATCGATCGGTCGCTAGTTAAGCAAGACAACTTCATGGCCTCGGGCACAATGTATAACGTGCGGGATTTTAGTGCCGCACAGCGCACGCTTGCCAAAGAGCTTGGGTTTGAGAGATTCGGGGATGATTTTGTTTACGGTCGCTTGGGTCCAAGGGGGGATTCGGCTCAGTTCGATGTCCTTGGGATTACTGCGTTCACGCAATCCATGGATGACATCGCTAGCTTCGACGTTATGGAGTCCACTTATCAGACCAAACTGGATGTAGCCCAGACCACTGCCAACGCGATCAACTACGAATTCTATCAGGACGTGGACGGCGATCTCGTGTTCAAGCCGCCCATGTACAACCTCGATACGCGGGGCAACCGGGTCTACCGCATCGAGGACATCGACATTATCTCGTGGTCTTCGCAGGAAAAGGAGCCCGAAGCTACTTACTGTACGATCACGGCGGGCCATCTCAATAACCTCACCGCCACAGGCACGGAGGGTTGGGTTGGCAACCGTGGGACATACTATGACTACCGTTTGGTTGCCAAGTTCGGCTGGAGGCCCGCAACAGAGGAGGTTACTTATCTCAATAGCGCTAAGCAGCTTTTCTACCTGGCCCAAGCCCGCCTCGATCTCCTGAACATCGACATCAATTCGGCGACGGTGACGATCCCGTTGCGGCCGGAGATCCGGCCCGGCTTCCCCGTCTACATCACGTTCCTTGACACCTTCTACTACGTCACGGCGCTCAGTCACTCGTTCGGGTTCGGGGCTCAATGCACAACGACGCTTACGCTCACAGCGAGGCGGTCCAAGTTTCACGCGCCGGGTTTCATCGGCCCGCTCCGAGAAGGCGAGAATGCCATCGGTCGTATTGCGCTCGACCGGCCTGACCTGCCTGAGCGCCCGCTGGAGATCTACGACAACGGCCTGCCACGCCTCCAAGGGTTCCCCAATGTGGTGATGGCCCTGGACCCGAACAAGCTCAACCCCAAATTCTTCATCCTCGGTTCGGGCTTGGAGGATCTGACCACCGTAGACGACGTGAAGCTCCTGTTCAATATCATTCGTGAGCAGGTCAAGACGACAGGAGAAGGGGGAGGCATCTTTGCCTTGGCCCATGGCGGGGACGAGAACGCCGTACCCACCGAGCACACCGAGTATCGTCTCCAGCAAAGCGACAATCCCGAGGACGACATCACGTTTTCGTTGTCGGACCTGATCCGTGATTTCAAATCGCTCGACCAGGCGCGACGTGAGATCAATCGGCTGGAAAAGACGATCGCTCGGAAGGCTTCGGATGGGAGGTCGTCCCGTGGGACCAAGAAATCGAAGATCGAAGCTGAGCTTGCCTCTGCAACGCAGCAATTGGAGGATGCGGCCGAGAAGGTTGAGCTTACGCGCGACCCGGACAAGAACAAACTTGCGCAATTGATCAACGCTCTCCAGCGCACCGACCCGATACGGCGACTTGGCCTTGGGTCGGGGGTAAAGGATGGCCCCACGACGGCCTCTTATCTTGAGATGTTGGGAGACCTGAAATCCAACTTGGAGATCAAAGGTGCGGCAGGCTACTACCGTTATTTCTCGTGCTCTCACCCTGACCCTTCGCAGCAAGGGCAGGCTATCTTGGAATTCAACGACGGTACGGGTTCGGATTTGTTTGAGGAACAGGTTATCACGACTGATCCAGGAGAAACCCTCGCTGCCCCTGACCCGGATGTTCCACGGACATCTCTAGCGGTCAAAACCTTTGGAGTAAACGGGGATATTACGGATGAAGAGTTCCGTAGGCAGGATAACAGGAGACAGGGAGGCTTTGCTAAGCAAAAAGCAAAGCACCTTGCCTTGGCTAATCAGATGGAGCAGATCACGGGTGTTGAGGGGCTTGCGACATATCTTCATGCGCAGGCGCGTGGGGAGAGCCGCTTCCAACAATACGCGCGGCTAAGTGGACTTACTCGCCCCAACAGTGCTGTGGCTGTGAACGAGACACTGAGGTCTACGGAGCAGATGCTCGCTCAGGAAATCCCAAGAGGACAACAGACGGGATCAGATGTTCAATACAAATTGAAGGCTAAAAACGCAAAGAAATTCCAAGAGGATTTTGGACGCCAACCTCGACCGGGTGAGGGGGTAGCCAGACGGAGCCGCCATGCTGGAAACCCCCACCTGTTTGATGGTCAGGGTAACGTGCTTCCTGATGCCCATCTGCGGTGGGGGCATGGGTCTGGAGGGTACTATGGACTTATGCCCTCGGCTGGCATGGGTGCTTTTCGTAAGCCCTTGGGTAGTAAGTATGCCAACCTCCCTCCCGAGGCTATCTATGACCCGATTGTCAGTCAGGTAATGAACTACAACTATCTTGCAACTACTTGCAAGCAGTGGAGTGGGAGGGCGCGTGATGGGGCTCCTGGTCCGCCAGGGGATCGTGACCGTTACAAGCGCGACCCTCCGGGGAAAATGACATGGGGTGAGCTACGACGTGCGGGGGGGTCTTTTGCGCAAGTTGGCAAAGGTGAATTTGGAACACTCCCTTCCGATGGGCGCTTTCTCAATAAGCTCCAGCAAAACGGTATGACCCGTGAACAAGCCTTGGCTTTCGCCAACACGGAGGTTCCTTGCGACAAGTTGCTTGATCCGTCATTGGGGCGAATCGGTAAGTACGATGCCCTGCTTGACAAGCTCAAAGGGGCGAGAGAGTTGGAGGTTTCTCCGAAAGAGGTCAAGCCGCAGCCCAAGCCTCCGACCAAGGTGGAGCCGAGCAAGCCCACGATCCGTAAGATCGAGCAGAAGCTCCCTAACCCGCAGTCTGTGTTGGGCTTCATCGACGGACCTTTGGAGCGTCCTGATGGTGTAACCCGCTCGCCCGAAGCCGCGCTTGGGAAGATCATTTGTGAGAACGGCTTTCGTATTCTTCGGGCGGGGAGGGGCGGCACTGCTGTTGTGCCCACGTCTGAAATTCAGAAATTTTCGCTGGTGCAATTTGAGGGTGTGAAGCGAGTCGATGTCCTTGGATTCTCCAAGGACAAAGGCAACTACTCACCTGCGGACCTCAAGAAATTCTTGACCAAGTACCTGAGCCAACGGTTCAGGGTGGCAGCCGATCAGGCGATGGCACAAGAGGACCCTACTCTTGTCACGCCAAAAATTATGTTGGAGGAAACGTACAACACGATCCGGGATGTGCTGCTTACCGGCAAGGGTTCGACTGCGGACTCTTTGTTTGCGGACATCGAAGGCTTCGATTTTGATCCCGGCTCCAGGGCCTACCCGGTTTATTTCCGACGCCTCCAAGGGGCGAAAATCGGTTCCGATGATCGTTTTCAGGTCGAGGCCATTAAGGTCATTGAGCTTCCGACGTTTGACCAGGCGGTTGCGGATGTCCAGGTCACGCAACAGTTGGAAAGTGCCGCAGAGGATACCCTAGATCTTGTTGAGGATGCGGGGGTTGATGCGGTGCAAGCGTTTAGCGACGCGGGAGATAACCCGCAGCAAGGGTTGGATGCCTTCTTGGCTGCTGACCTTCAATTCGTCCCAGACGTAGTTGGCGATGTGGAGCTAAGTAGCGGTCGTATTGTGGTTAACCCGGATGCGCCCGCGACCCCTGATTTGAGTGCCTTGACAGCCCCCGTTGCCACGTTGCCTCTGACGGTGCTCAAGGCATCGAAGCGGTATGCCTCCCGCAAAGGCAAGCTTGACAAGACGGTTACTAAGATCGTGGAGGACTACACGAAAACGATCGTGACTTTCGTAGCTCGGGCCTACACCGAAGCACGCGAGAGCGCCGGGTATCGCAAGGGTAAGCTCCCCGGAGGGTTTACCGATCGGATGCGCCCGGTCCAAGATGCGTTCAATCAGATCGCGTTTGATATTACGCAGGTTCCGTTCCAGATCGAAAAGGGCCAATTTGTCTACAAGGCTTCTAAGACCGCCAAGAAGCGAAACCCGATCTTTACTCCGGTTTACCCCGTTTCAGATGGTGGGGGGTACGAGCACATCGGAGCTTTCCGGTATGGTCGAGGGCTGGATGTGGAAAAGGGAGGTACGTTTGCGCAAATCAGTACGGGGGATCCTCTTAACGGGCTCACTGCTGAATCTGCCGAAGCGTACTTGAACGCAAAAACGGCGGTGATCGCCATCGCAAAAGGCGGGAATACAGCGGCGAAGGCCGCTTTGCGGGCACAGATGCAGGCGGCAACGGAAGCCTTGCGGCAACAGGTGGCAAGTGCTGACGACGAGATCCAAAAGATCGACCAGGCTGCGGAGCAAGGGGCAGACGTTAAGGCCGTCCGAGATGCCCGAATAGCCCGCTACTCGCAATTGAAAGTAATTTTGTCGAGGCTTGCAGAGTCTAACCCCGAAGCTGTCAATGAAATTGCTGCGCTCAACGGCATTGACCCTAACGTGCTGGTTGTGGACAACCCTAACCCGGATCAAGCAGGACAGTTTGTGACTCTGTTTGCGAATACGCCAGCGACCGGAACAACGGAAGCCCCGATGAAAACGACGGTATCAAATGCCGCGTACAACTTGGCGGACTTGGCGGCCCACATCACTGACGAGGTAAACGTCACTTGCCGGTGTCGCGGCAGTGAGGCTTCGGTTCTGCTTTCGGCTTACGGGCGCAACGATTTCATCGCGCTTGACGGGATCGACCCCAATGAGCAACCAGCGACTGCTTTTGTCTCTGAGGGCATCCTCAACGGCTTGCAGGATTACCAGTTCCAACGCCAGGCGCTTCGGGGTCAGGTTTTGGACACGGAAGGGTCGGACCTGTTTGAGAAATTCCGCCAACTCAAGGACATCCGCAACAACATTCGGAACGCCGGGTCGCAGCTTCGGGAGCTTGGAAGCGAATTCAAGCGCACGGCTGCGTCCATCGGTGACATCAAACTTGGGGGTGGGTGATGCCTACTAAGAATCCATTTGAGGGGATGGACAACCTCACTGACGGCCAGATTTGGCGGGATCAGCACGCCAAGCGCACGACGGATGCGAATAATCCGACCAAAGCGGGGGCGCAGTACGCCTTGGGTGTCGCTCGTGTGACGCAGGTGGACTACAACCTGCACACGGTCACGCTGATGGTCCTCACGGGTGACGAGGACTACATGATGCGGGCTCCGATCCCCATCACGTACCCTGGAGGCGGCCCTCGGCATTTCCTTGGGGCCATGCCCACCTGCGGATCGCACTGTGTCGTCGGCTATTTCCCGACGCTCCCGAGCCGCAAGCCCGTGGTGCTCGCTTGGAACATCGGGAACCCCTGGCTCGGTCAGGATTGGGTGCCCACGCAGTCCCACCTCCCGACCGAATTCGATATGAGCCCTCGGCGTCGAGCCGAGCTTGAGGGCGTTGCCCATCGTGAGCGGCACAAGCTCCGGCACATGCTGCCGGGCAACATCGTGGCCTCGTCCGCCCAAGGTGCGGACCTGCACTTGGACGAAAGCGCGACGCTCATGGATCGTCGTGGGGACGAGATCCGCTTGCGCGATCAGGACTCCGCGATGGTGTTCAAATCGCTCCAGCAGTTCCATGCGACGGGCGGGACACGCCAGTACATCGGCATGGTACAGCGGGACGCGACATTCCTGCTCACGTCGATGGTGGCCGATGGGCTTTCGTGGGACAGCCTCAACCAGCGTGCGGGCGGGGTGCCTTTGGGGCCGGACCAGTTTGGAGAATCCGCGCAGCGACCCAATGGAGTCCTGACCCCTCACCAAGCGTTGTTCCGATCGGACCCGACTGTTCCCTTCCCCAATTCGGGCCTGATTTTGGAGGATAGCCTTGACCCTTATTCGTTCCTCAAGCGAGGGCTATTCATCGGGGACGACGGGTTCGTACTCGACCCCGGCCTCACGACCTCGGAGGCCGAGTACAACGGCAAGCCAATCTTCCGTGTTTCGATCGATCCGAACCCAAGCTCGCCGGAGAACCTGCCGACCAATGCAGCGGTAGCGAGCGGGGTCGAATCCGAAACCCTTGTAGAGCACCGCATCGAGATCAACCATACGTGGGACGGCACGATGCCCGTCACCGAACAGACGGACGGTTTCGATGCGGATCGTCTGCCTGACGGTGGGGGAGAGACAGGTGACGTGCTCGGCGGAGGCGACAAGCCCTTCATCGAGTGGGTGCTCGGCAGTGTCGTGGGCAACGACCCCTTCTCGGAGACTGGCCGCCCTCTGTATGCCAAGCCGATCGTCCCGCAAATCACGGCCGAGGACGGATCTGTTTCTCCGGTTCTCAGATCCGGCGTAGCCGAGGATATGAATACCCACGCGGCGACGATGTTCCGCCTGGAGCCTCCGCTGCGTTCCAATTTCCAGCCCTCGTGGCACTCTTTCACGAAAGATGGTCGGTTCAAATCGTTCGTATCTGGCCCCTCGGACCAGAACAGCATCGAGGTAGCGACCTCGGGAGGCATTCTGGTCAAAGCGGGAGGCGCGATCGACCTTCGCACGGGATCCCCGCTCAAGATCACGGCCCCCTCTGGCGACGACCAGGAGAATTTCGGCTTTTGCTTCGATTCCCCCACGGGGGCTATCTGCCTCACAGCGGGCGCAGCGACCACGAGGGGCAGCTTCACGGCTCGGACCAACCCAGACGCCCTGGATGAACTACAGCTACCAGGGCTGCTCCTAGAGGCTCCTACGACGAGCGCGTGGCTGACGGCTGGACGCACGGTGATGATCGCGGCTGGCGATCAGATCCAATTGGCGAACAGCAACGAGGTCAAGATTACGCCTCGGAACAACCTCTCGATGGTGTCGGACAAGTTGTCGGTGCAGTGCTCGGTGATCGATAAGACGGTCACGAGTAAGGAAACGACGCTCTACTCCGGCCCCAAGAATTTCCTGCCGACGAATCTCCCGCTCCGCCAGACCACATTCGCGGGAACGCCGCTGACGGGTCACGTTGGCGGGGACACCGATGTCTACAAGATGCTGCTCGGTAACCGGGTCGAAACGATCGTGCTCGGCGGTCACACGACGCGCGTGGTCGTCGGCAACATGGAGTACAGCACTGGAATTGGCACGCACACGACGCGAGCCGGGACGAACCAAACGATCATTGACCCCGCCGCTGGCATGACGACCACGGTGCCCACGGGTAGCATCACCATGACGGCGAATCTCGCCGCAACCTTCCGGGGCACGGCCTCGGTAACTGTTAGCTCGACAGGGCCAGCGACGGTTAGTGGTAAGCCTGTAACCCTCGCAGCCACCGGCAAGGTGGGTCTGATTATGTCGAGTGTCGATCTCGATCCGCTTACCAACCTTCCCTACTCAACTTTCGGATCCGGTTCTCCGGGTCATTTCCTCGGACCTCCGCTTCCGTAATGGCTGTCACCCAACCAGCAATCCTCGCCTCACTGATGGCGGTAAGTCAGGCCACCATGCCGGGCTCGCAGACGTTTCCTCGGATCGCGCAAGCGGTTTCGACTGCGATCGTCAAGTGGCTTCCCACTGTGACGGTGAACGGCGTCACAGCCGGGACGGCGGGCGCCGGAACGGTCCAGGGGAAGATGATCTTCGTTCCGGCCGGGCAGATTCAAGGTGGCTTGGCCTCCGCTGGCTTTGTAGGGCCGACCGCGCCCATGCTGGCGACGACGATCCAGAATGGGATCAACGCTTCGGTAGGTACCGCGACTCAATACGCGGGCACCTCGGCGGGGGTGTCGGCGGGAACGGACGTGAGCAAGGTGTCTCGTTCCTCACCGGGAGCCATCGCGGCACCGGGCACTCTTGCGTTCCATCTCTACATCAGTCTCACGGGCCTGCTCGTGACGGGCTTGAAAACTGCCCAACTGGCTCAAGGAATCGCCAACGGAATTGCCCTCTACGTGGCGACCGGCACTGGCGTCGGTGGTGTGGTCCCTGTAACCCCGGCCCCTGCTTCGGCAGCGGGCACCAGCATTTCGGTGATGTTCTGAAATGGGTTTTGATCTCTCAGGATTTGTCCTTCGGGCGCCTCGGACAGCGACAGCCAATGCGCTGACTACGGACGAGGCTGTTGGCGGGGTTTCGCGTGATTTCAAGCCCGTGCCCGAGGGCTACTATTTCACGGGTGCCGAGGCCCCTGACCTCGTAGACGTGGCGGCTGAGCAGTACAGGGCTGCCACGCTCCGTCGCACGCTGGACGGGTCCACGGAATACCTCTTGTGGGCGGCCAATACGTCGAACGTGTGGGTCCGCGAGGGGCTTGCTAAGGACATCAGCAACCCGGAGTCGGTTGAGGCGGCGGGATCGAAGGCATCGGTTGTACTTGGTGGCTCGGAGAGCGTGTTTGACGACAACGACGGCGAGCCTGTGCTCCGCGAGGATGGCTCGCTGCGGTTCTCGGTGCGGGAGCCTTCGGGGCAATCGGTCGCTTCGGTGTCGAGCGTCACGATCCGTCGTGGAGACTCGGACGAGGAAATCTCTTTCACCTCGGGCGATGTGAATTTCAACGCGGTGTCGGGCGTCGTCACCTTGGACAACCCGGCGAAGATCGGACAGCCGATCCTCGGAGCGGGCACCCTGGCGGGCGGCATTTCCAAACTCCGGGGAGACTCGATCCGAGAGATCACGGTCACACTCGCGGCTACCCGGTTCTGGTGGTCTAAGAACGACCGTTACGAGACTCGGTTCCAATGGAACGGCGGGAGTGAGCGGTGGGAGCCCCTGAAAGGCACGGCTCCCCGCAACCTTGGCCGACTCTTGCCGGACGGCGAGTACATCTTGTCGCCTAACCCCAACGTCGCCATCGGGGAATTCTTGCCCGGCAATAGTGCCGACCCCGACGATTACTCGATGATCCGATTGGGTGTCCGTCCCGACGCCTCGTCGGTACCAGTCGCCGAGCCCGTTGCCGCTTCGGGCTTCGGAGGGCTCAAGGTTGTCACGGATGGGGAGGTCGAAGCCGAGGATGGGTTCGATTTCGCCAACCTCGCCCCCGATGCTGCGGGGGTTGTGGCGGCGACGACGGGGCAGATTCAGTGGAACCCGGCCTTCTTGGACGAGTATGCTGGTCAGGTCATTTGGTACAGCTACCGCAGCTTCTTGACCGACAATACGGTAGAGCCTCTTGGCTCGCTTGAGGGCACCGATGTAGAGCCTCTGTTCCTTGCACCCATCCCCGCAGCAACGGACTACCCCTTCATCCGTATCGGCAACCGGAACCCGCTGGAGGCGATTCTGGTGGACACCGATGCGTTGCTGTTCATTCGCACGATCGAGGAAGGCCAGGTCGGCATTTCGCTTTCGACGGGCCGGATGAAATTCAGCGACACCGACATCGCCAAGGCCGACCCCGAGGACCCGACGTTTGACCCGGCGTTTCTTGGGAGCGTGGTGTTCTACGACGGACTCTCGCTTACGCAGGTGCCGTTGGAGATGCGGGCGCCAATTCGTCTCGTAAACAGCAACGGGAACCCGGCTGACGTAAGCTCGGACAAAGACCAGAATCTCTATGTGCCTGATGCGGCGCCTTTGCCCGCGCCGGGTATTTCGGGAGTCCAATTCATTCCCGACAAGACGGGGGGTATCCCCGATCCTGCCATTGCTCCGAGCATCCGGGCGAATGGATCCAACCTCGTGCGGGAGGTCCGAGGGGATTGGGACCTGATCTTGTTCTCAGACGACGGCCGGGTGTTCCGTAATGTCACCGTCGTAGCTGATCCTGACGACGAGATTCCCCGTTTCGCGTTCCAGATCGACAAGGGTAGGGCCTACCTCGATCTGAACGAGGGTGCGGGCGGGTCTAAGGTGACGATCGGTAGGGACGACCGGAAACGGTTTACCGGCCAAAAGCTCTGGTTCCGCCAGACCTCAGTACAGCCTGCCATGTACGCCAAACAGGCTCGCATGTTCTCGCGGGTGCGTGACTCGTTTGACCTCGTAGGCGACGAGGTGTTCAAGTTTGGGGTCAACGGCGACACCTTCTTGTGGCGTGCGGCCGACGACAACGGCGGCATCTCGACCTCAGACGGAGGGTCGTTCACCCCCGCCGAGATCGTTACCAGCCTTTCGGCTGTTGCCCCGGCAGGCGCCATCGCTCTCCGCAGCGGCCGGGTTGTGCTCCAAAGCCCGGACGTGATCAACGGCCTGCACCAAGGCTCGATTGAGATCGGATTTGGGGAGGATGACACGGTGGATCTCTCGGGTCCGTCAGCCCTTGGGTTCCTGCCAGGTTGGCGTGTGGCGGTGAGCTTCCCCGGTGAGACCACGGACACGCATTGGATGCCTGATAATGGCTCGCATCTTGGGGTGTTCCGCAGCCCGCTCAACCTCGATGGGACCAAGGACATCGCGGACATCCAGCATCGGGGTTCAATTGACGATGTAGCGTTGACCGAGAACATCCCGGTCAATCCGGTCGTACTGCTCGACAAGACGCCCATCGAGGACGAGCCGGGGTACGACGATGGGGTGTTTTTTCGGCTGGAGGCCGGGCTTTCGCAAAAGAACCTGGAGCACTACGACGACGTGCTGCACCAGTTCGGCGAGGGCAAGTTCACCTGGATTTCGCGTGACACTACCTTTTCGATCATCGAGCAGGCGGTCATGGACCTGGCGCTTGACCAGCAGCAGGCCGTGCCCAACTCGTTCCGCCTTCCGAGCAACGGTCTTTTCGTCTCGGAAACAGGTGGGCCGATGGTTGAGCAGACGCTCAACACCGATTTCCTTCTCCCATTCGGCGGTGCTCCCGGCACTGCCCGGCTGATTGAAACGATCGGCAAGCGGGTGGCGATCGGGGCACGGGGCTTTTTCTCGTCTGGGTCCTCCACGTTCACCGACGACTCGCCTGACGTGGATTTCGTGGTGCTCGGGGTGACCAAAGGCCATCAGCTAAAGATCACGACGGGCGAGGGCGTGGGCACGTACATCGTGACCGCTGACGCGACGGACCCAAAGAAGCTGGAGGTTGAGCCGCCTTTCGCTGTCACGGATAGCACGGTGTCGTGGGAGCTTTTCTTTGGGGTGGACAAGGATACGAATGACCTTGCCATCGTTGCCTCTGAGATTTTCACCGAGTTCAACCACTTGCAGGACGAGCCGTTCAAGATCAGGGTGCTGTCCACCCTTGGGGACCTCCCTGCAACGGCAGCCGATCAAGCAGCTAACCGATTTGAGGCTGTGCTTGGCGACGCCCTTGCGAACGGGCGTCCGATCAACATCCGGTTCGGCCTCCCCAACGCGAGCCCCACGGCTACGCTCGTCCGCCTCACGCAGAGTTTCCTTGGGACCATCGTCAATTCGGCGCTGGAGGTTCCAAATCCCGCCTCAGAGCGGTTCGCCAATGAAGCATTCTCGATCAAGCTCGGGACCAAGACCTATACGTTCGCAGACGGCAATCTGGTCAAGGTGCCAGGCGTGCTCACGCTTGGCCTTGCAGGTGACGTGATCGAGGTCCAAGACGGTTCGGGTCTGCTCAACTTTGGCGCGGAGGTATTCGCTCAATTCCCCGGTACGGAGGTCTACTACGTCGAGGAGTTCAATGACCCCGATACCAGCCCCACGGAGCTTCCCGAAGGTACTGCCGAGTACCGCATCTCGGACGGGGCGCTGAATTTTAGTGCTGCTGACATGGCGCAGTACGGGGGCATGGCGGTTTATCTCGTAGAGCAGATGATCACGGAAGCGGGGTTGGACGTGTCGCTCAACCCGATCGGGGGCAGCTTCTTGTTCACCAAGCCGCTCCGCGAACAGCAAGTGGTTGAGGTCGAGTATTTCCAGGCTGAGCAAGGCACGGGGGATCTCGTGCTCGTCCCGCCCGACGACGATGTGCTCGTACTCCAGGGCCAAGGCGCGCCTGCCGGAGTCCCGGTCAAGGTGATCGAATTCTTGCCTTTGTTCACCCGCCTGGAGGACGCGACTAAGCCAGTTATCCCACCAGACAGCATCGTGCCCGCGAGCTTCCCGAGAACGTGGCTGTTCAACCCGACTGAGCGCACCGTGCGGAGCGACATCGAGCCGCAGGTGTTCGTCAACAACAACTTGTGCAACGCGGGTGGGTCGGCCTCTCCGATCTGCACGTTTGACTACGAGAACGGGAAGATTCTGTTTGAGGAATCGCAACCGGACGACGCGGTGGTGCAGATCACCTATGCCGTGCAAGAGTCCTTTGGTGGAGAGGCGTCTTACACTGTCTCGACACCCCCGGTGTACCGGCCACCGTTTTTCATCGAGGACGAGACAGACAAATTCACCTTGGAGGGCGACCGTACCGGGGACGTGTTTGCAGGCAAGCTCCTACGTGTTGGCCCATCGCCGTTCTACATCGTGGACTCGACCTTCGACGGTGAGAATACGGAGGTCGAATTCTTCCCCAAAACCGAAACAGAGGCCGGTAGCCGAGCCCCTGGCAACGACACCCTCACGCTCCTGTCGGATCGGGCCATTGCCAAGCAGTACAACGCCGATGCGGGGGATGGGTTCTGGCGCACGCTCGACATCGCTTACGAGCCGATCAACCGAGGCTTCCAAGCCGTCACGTTCTTGGGGAACCTCACCGCCCTGGCGATTGCGGGCACGCTGCTGGAGATCGGGGGCTACCCCTTCATCGTCGCAGGCAACTCGCTTTCGGAGGATGGGACCAAGACGGTCGTGGACCTTACGACCCCATCTCCCACGGGGTTCTTTGCTGCGCAGGACGAGGCGCGTCTGTCCGTGCGCCCCGTGTACCCGCCTAGCCCCACGATGTTCTTGGGGGTAGGGGCCATTCTGCCCGAGGACGAGGTTGAGGCCGTTCTGTTTGGAGAGACTGATGAATCTGGCGATCTTCTTCCTGGCCGCACGCTCCGACTCACGCTCGACTACGCCCTCGATTTCGACACGGGTACGATCGAATTTCTCTCGCCGACGCAGGCGCCTCTCCGCTCTGGTCAAACGCTCTACCTTCGCCGCACGCAGGTCGGTGTCCTGGCTCCGATCATCGCCGACGAGGTAGTGATCAACCCGCGCTTCTTGGCGCGTTACGCCCATGCCATCGCCCCGTCGAACGACAACGGCATCCTTGGGGAGACACTGCGGGCGAGCTACACGTTTGCAGCCCCCGACGCATTCTTCTACCGCTCCGTGCCGCTCGTGGACTACATGGCCGAGATCGCGGGTGAGATTTCGTCGGACATCGCCGCCCAACTGCCGAGCAACGGAGCCACCCCCGCCATCGCCCCCGCGATCAAAAACTACACGCAGGGTGGCCTTGGGCTCAAGGCACAACTTGAGGATCTGCGCGACCAGGATCGTGCCGCCCGTGTGTTCATCGAGTTCTACAACGGGACCGTGCTCGCCTTTGAGCAGGTCTTGGAGACGATCTCGGGTGACATAATCGGGGACCGTGATGGCAAGTTCAAATTCTTCATCGGCCGGGACAAGGACATCCCGCCACCCGGCTACGAGGATGCCATTACGGGGCGGCTCAACACGCGCAACATCTTCTCGGAGTTGTTCTTTGCGTACAACCGCAACCTGATTTTTCTGACCCGAGACGCGCTGGTCGAGCCCGACACGGCGACCCTCGACGGTGATCGGATCGTCGGGAAATTCATCGATCCTGATTTCCTGTCTGACCTGTCAGATCAGCAACGCGAGTTTGTCCAGAACGACATTGACGATCTCGTGCTCGTCAAGCGAACGCGAAAGCGTCTGCGCCTCAATCCCTTCCGCCTGGAGGCGTTTGGACGCTATCGCACCTTGGGCGAGCCTTCTCGGTTCTCTCGTCTGTTCCCGCAGCGTTCCCAAGCCTTCATGCTGACGGACCCCGGCATCGAGGCGGACCTGGAATCAGACCCGATAGACCCCGGTGTTTACGCCTTCCGCAAGAAGATCAGTCGCCTTTCGTTCAAGGGGGGCATCCAGCTTCCCAAACGAGCGAGTACGTTCCGCAAGACCATCGCGGACATCTCTAACCCGGTGCTCGGCACGATGGAGGGTATCTCTCGTGTCGCGCTCCGCGAGCGCCTGCCTCGTGCCCGCGTGTTCGCCTACTCGGAGACAGGGTTCCCCGACCTGGATGCCGATCTGGTCGCGGCGGGCTTCGACTCGTTCACGGCAAGTCCTCGACCGGCTGTGATCGCCACGGTCCTGCCTCTACACCAGTTCCCGATCCGCGACGATGGTCTTCCCGACCTTGAGCAGTTGATCGCTAACGGTGGAGGACTGCCGGATCTTTCGACCGGCGACCCGGATCTGTTCACGCCTGAATTCATCACGACGGACCCCGACAATGGGCGGTACCCGATGGTCGCGTTTGGGCGCCCAACCGGCCAGATCATCGACGTGGCCGTCACCGATACGCTCAACGTCGGATTCCTGACCTTTTCCTCCAAGGTGTTCCGCAAGGTCTTTGTCAACGAGGTCATGCTTGGGTGCGTCATTACGTTCGGCAAGGACGACGCCACCCGGATTGAGTCGGCCAGCGAGATCATCGAGGTTGGCGAGGAACCTGACGAGGGCGAACCCCTGACCTTGGAGCGCGGGGACACGGTGTTTGTCACCCCGCCTGATGTGGACCTGGAGGCGGACGACCCTCCCGACAACGAGGACACGGCGGTCGCTGCCACCGGGATCCCCGGCTATCGGATCGGCTTCGACGTGAAGGTGGACACGAACGATGGTGAGCTTGTCGAGAACACCTGGCCTTCGTTTACTGACCCGAGCATCTTCGGGCTCAAGGAGATCTTCGGACAGAAGCCTCCTAAGCCCCTCGATCATCTTGAGGCCATCGTGTCGTTCCGAAACACGCTGGTCGAGCCCGCACCCATCCCCGCTTTGACGGGTGGGCCTTTGAACGACTCGGGCGACTACACGCTCCCCTATCTGGTAGCAGGGAACACGGAGATCGATCGGTTGGGCGAGGTTACCAAGGCGTTCGACGCCCTGCTCGCCCTCGATACTCCGGTCCCATCGGCCGTCTACCCGGACGAGATCTTGGGCAACGACGGGCTAATCCTCGCCGACCTCGATGTCACAACTCCACCCGGCGCTCTTTTGACGGCACAGGATGCCACTCCTGTTGCCACGAACGCCGGAGTGTATGTCGAGCATTCGGGTATTGGGGACGTGGGGCAGTTTGATTTCCTGTTGGTCGAGCGCGGCCAGCCTGGCTTGCTTGCCGACGCGACAGGCATCTTGTCTGTCGGGGCTGTCGAGGGGGATGCGAGCGGAAGCGTCATTGAGCCTCCGCGATTTGTGTCCCCATCGAGCGTAGGTACGCGGATCCGCTACACGTTTAACAATGTGATCTCGTTCGTCAACCAACTGCCGAGCGCCAACCCGCCCGGCATGGTGATCTCGCGTTTCGGCACGGACACCATCTTTGACTGCACGTCTATCTCCCCTGCGTTCCTGGTATTCAACGACGGCTCGCCTCCACCAAGCCCGACTGGCGGCTTGAACGACATTATCGACGCCGCTGCCATTGGCCTTGCCTATCCCGGTAGCACGAACGTCATACGCATTCACCTGTGGACGGCGGACGACGGGGTAACTCCGCCTACGTTCTTGCAGACGGTCGAGATCGACATCAATGCTGGTGCGCCGGTCGAGGTCACGGGCAACGCTGGCACTGTGTCTCCGGCTGGTATCTCGGCATCAGAGATCGAATTCGATCAGCAGGTGCTCACCATTGACTCGCCCGCTTTCGTGAGCATTGGCGGAGCCCCCGGAGACATTCCCGAGGACCCGACGAACCTTGGCTTCTCGGTGCCGCTGTGGTTCACGATCGACGTTGACGTGTCTGATGTGGGAGCAGGCTCGGGAACGGGGTACATCGACACTGACCGGCTCTCGTTTGTGGAGAGCTACGACCTTCGCTCGGTGCGTAGTCGGGACGAGCCGGATGTAGACACCAGGAATGTCAGTGGTGATTTGGAGGTGTTCACCATTTCAGGGCCGGGGTCTAGCGACATCACCGTGAACGGAGCGACCGAGGTTAACGGCGGCTTGGCCTTTACCTGGAAAGACCGCTCGGCTGTGTTCCCGTTCACGGGAGGCGAGTTTGATTTCACGGGCGAAGGTCGGATCAAGGTCATGGCCTTTGAGGGGCACGGCAACGTGGCTCTCGCCTCGACGCAACCCGTCGTGTTCTCGGCGATCCCATCCTCCCCGCAAGATGAAATCGGGGTGATCACGGCGGGTGAAGGCTCGTGTGAAGGTGGCCTGACTGATTTCGACAACCGGATTGCAGTGGACGATACGGACATCGACCCCGGCGTTGCGGGTTCGGGCGCTGTCTTGGGGAGGATCCAGCCTGGTGACATCGCTGTGATCACGGCTTCCAATCTTCCTGCGCTTGTAGGAACGAGCAAGGCTGGCACGTACCTTGTCAAGCACGCCGTTGCCCCTGACTCGGGGGCTAATTACGGCTCGTACACAATCCTGAGTAAGACACTCCCGCTCAACTCGACGGCAGGGGCTATTCAATTCCGCTTCCCCACGCTCGTTTCTCTGGATACCTTTGCGGGGAAACTGGTTCTTGACACCACTTTGCTGTCGGATGGCACGCCTGCATGGCGCCTACCCATCGCAGCGGACACCCGCATCTGGTTTATCCCCGACCCCACGGACATCCGAACGGTTGTGAGCGTCGAGTACACGGCTCACAACGCTTTGACCGGGGAGTTCACCATCGACCTCGGTACGATCGAGGATATTTCGGGTGGTCTCGCTAGCTTCCCTGACTCTATCGTTCCTGGCATCACCGTCTCGGGTTTCGCTCGTGCGGAGATTCGGTTCGACCGCGCCGGGCTCGGGCTGCCTCGTAACCTCGTCGGGTACCGCAACGACCCCGCCGCTCCAGCCTTCCCCGATGCCGCGTTTGGGTTTGGCAAGGTCACGATCGGAAACCCGACCTCTCAAGATGTGGCTGGCGTGGATACTCCCCTCCAGCCTGGCATTGGCCCCTCTGTGCTCACTCGCGCGGCTTCGCTTGTGAATGAAGCTGCGGCTCCTACAGACACTCCAGCAATCCCTGAGATCTTGATCGCCGAGGGCACGCCGATCGCCAACACGTCCTTTGATTCGGACCCTGATGCGTTGGTTTATGAGAGTGTTGCTGCGGTCTTTATCTTCGCTCTTGACGCTACCGAGTGGACGAAAGTACACGGAGAAATCCCCTTCCCCGGCGGAGCTTCTGGGCCGGGGGTGCGTTGTCTCTACCCGAGCGACACCGTTGAGGTAGAGTTTCGGGCACAGGCAGGAGTGTTCCTTGAGCCCTCGGTGCCCCGTCCCGTGCTCGACCTGGCGAGTGGCGGCCCCAAGGTGGTCGATGCCGGAAACTCGTTGGTCGCGTCTCAAATCGGGATGCGAGATGGCGGCTTTTTTGGCGTCTCTTTGGCCCCCAACGGGACTGAGAAGGTGCGGTTTGAGGTTCGGCGTATCCGTCGTTTTCACAAGGCGATGGACAACATCGGCGATCTGTTGGCCCCGTTGAGGTACGCCTACGAGATTCGCACTGGCGTTGTGGACTCGTTTGGCCCGCAGAACCTTCCGCCACAGAACCAGCCGTGGCCTTACGTGATTGAGGCGGCTGGCGGCACGCAGCTTGGCCCGTTTGACGACGATGACGTGAACGTGAATCCCGGTGATTTCTTCCGTCTGCTCGATGCGAACGGGAAGCTGATTGACGAGGTAGAGATCGGGGCCGTGGTCGATGGGGATCGGCTGGCGTTGAAAGCTCCGGGGATCTTGGCAGTCACACCTGCCAACGCGGCGGGGCTCTCGTTTGAGATCTACTTGCGGAAGCCTCCCGTTCCACACGCACAGTCGAACGAGCAGCTTCTTGACCTGCTCACAGACGAGGTACTGGTCGAGCGTTCGGCTGACTACGCCGCACAGACGGGCGGGTGGGCTCCGATCCAGGCTACACCCTTGGACCCGCGCAAGCTCAAGGACACCGACAACGCGATCAACTTTGCGGCAGCCGGGGTACAAGAGGGAGACATCGTGATCATCGACCCGGCTGGCGAGGTCCGTGGGCCGACTGGACTACCGGCGACCGGGCAAGAGCGAGGCATTCGTCCGTTCGGGGACCGCTCTGTCCCCAACCGGATCCTTGCGCAGCCGGGGCAAGAGGTTCCTTTCATCGCCGGGGCTCCCTCCGAGCTTGACGACAACCGTGGATGGTATCGCGTCACTGAGGCTGACTCGGTGTCCGTCACGGTGAACGGCGAGAACACATTTGCCGGGCCTGGCGCAAGCCCGGTCACGTTCGGAGACGAGGCTGAGTACGCTGTCCTCCCAACGATCAGCAACTCGACGGCTCCGTTCGCTGATCCGGGAGGTGGGCCGGGGGTCGAGGGTCAAAATGACCTCCGACCGACCGGGTTCGCAGGAGAATACGGATCTGCGGGAGACTCGTACCAAGGCAACCTGTTCTCCATCGCCCCCTTCGGTTATCGGATCATCCGCCCTTCGGCGCTGTTCTCGGACGAGGCGGTGGATCTGATCTGCTTCATGCGAGAGCGAACCTTGAGCTTCATCGAGGAATTCGACGTATTGCTCCAGGGACGCAAGCACGGGAGCTATTTCGTGTTTCAGCGCGACCAGCACATCGCGGATCTCGGGAATCCTCTTATCCCCGATGAAGGGTTGGGGGTTATGAGCAACGCGCTGATCAGAGGGGTAGCCGGGGAGACGCAGATCTCGCCGTTTGCGAACACCAGCGATTCGCTGGCTGTGCTTGATCGGCGCTTTTGGGTCAACGATTTCCGACTCGACGGTGAGACGCCCTCGTTCCAGGCGGGTGTGCCGACCTACGCGACGTTGGAGAACAACAGTGGCAACCCGGCCGCGTCGGAGGGGGACGGCCGCCCCGTCCTGCCTGATCTCATCACGGGCGTACTCGACAACAATGACCAATTCCGTCCGCTACGTCTGTCGTGGATCGATTACCGGGTCAATCGTGAGGATGGCAAGGCGCCCGAGATCGAGAGGACTGCCGCCCGACTGCCAAAGGAGCGAAGCAAACAACGACGAGCCTTGCGTCAGAGCAAGGCGCTGGAGGACACCTGATGTCTACTGACTGGCCCGACGATCTTACGCCGGAGGAAATTCGGCAGCGTCTCAAGGAGATGGGGATCCCCGTCGATCAATGGGAAGGTGACGCCGAGTCCGACAAGGACGCGAAGGCGTTTACCTTGCCGACCTTTGAACGCCTCGCCAGGAGTGCTGAGGTTTTGAAAGGGATGCTGGAGAAGCGGATCGAGGAAGACAAAGCCACCATCGCAACCCTCAAGGAAAAGGAATCCCGCTTGCTGCACGGCGGAGGAAGGTAGCCAGTGCCGAATCCCGAACAAGGTGGAGGGGAACAAGGGATCGTAGGGACGTGGCAAACCGTCAACCTTGCGATTCCAGATTTCCTTGCGCAGATCCGCGAGGCGGTCAACGCCTTCTTTTCTGCGATCATCCAGCTACTCAACATTCTCCTGGCGATCCTGGAGGTCTTGAAAACGCTGGCGTTCGGGTTCCTCGATCCGATTATCGCACTGATCGAGGCACTGCTTGCTCAGATCGAAGCGTTCTTGCGTGACCTTCGGAACGCGGGCCTCTACATCCACGGCGATTTCTACATCCTTGAGGGGCCGGAGTTCAAAGACCTGCTCGGAGGCTACAACGCCTACGAGACGCGGATGATCACTCGGTTCGTTGACCGCCGTGACCCGAATCGCCCAGACATCTCCAGCCGCTCGGCGTGCCTCGCTGTGTTCTTGTATGTGTCGGTGGACCTCACGGCGTTCCATCGCCTGCTTCGCCTGCTTCGCGGCATCCTTGGGTTGTTCAACCGCAACGTGCCTCTGCCCCCCTCGGTGGGTCAGGTGACGAACCTGAACGCGAGCTTTGGGTTGGAGGGGGCATCGATCTTCTCGTTCAAGAAATCGTTTTTCCCCGACGCACGCCTCAAGACGAACGAGGGTCTGAATCAGGGGAACATCAACACGGTCAACTTGACCTGGAACATGGCCCCGACGCCGGGCAACTTTGTGACCCTGTTCCCGCAGCTTCCACCGCGTGGTTTCCTGGTCGAAATCTCCACGATCTTTGAGCCGCTAAAACTCACCTACGAGAAGCCCCCCAAGGGAGCCGACCAAGCGGTTGAGTCTGACCCTTCGCTCTCGCCCCCCAAGCGCGAGGCTGGACCGATCACAGATCGTGATGGCAACCAGATTCTCCTGACGGGTGGTGCGGACTGGCTGGATTTCAACCCTGCTCTCAAGTTCAACTCCATCGCGGGCTTTGGTCCTTCGCTTACCCCCAAGGTCTACGGGATCAAGGCACTCACCGATGCGGTGCCTGTGCCCTTGGAAGACCTCAAGCAAGGCAACAAGCACTACCTGCAAAAGACTTTCTTTGTCCCGACCGCGCAAAGCCTGTTTTTCCCCGGCAAGGGATACGGCGTCACTCTTAAATTTGACGAGATGCCGTTCGCGGCCGAGTGGGAATTCAAGTCGGGCTTGTTGGGGGGTAGCGTCACGGCAAAGCGCATCGCTGACGACGAGCAGCCGCAGCGTTATTACGTGCGCGTGCGTGCGGTTTCCAAGGCCATCTCCGACGTAGGTGATTTCCGTTGGCTGCTCGACAACCAAGATTTTGAGCGGGGTTCTCCAGTGATGGCTCGTCTTCCCGGTCAAGGGAACAATGCGATCACTCCCGAGGACGTGGGGCCAGCCTCGTCTCCTTTTGAGCTTGTGTGGCCGAGTGTCAACACGGAGGACTACCTGCGGTGTGTCGCCGAGGCCCTGTGCCTGATGGTCCTGGCGCGTGCTGACCTCTCGGTCAAGGTGGGATCGGATGCGGTGCCCGAGGACGGTAGCTCGGCGGGCGAGATGATTCTCGATTACCCTCCGCGTGCCGGGCAACTTGAGGACGGGCATCAGATATACACCGGATGGCCCGCGTTTGAGGGGTCGGCCCGACTGCGAACACAGCTTGAGGACGCTGCCCAGATCCACATGGTCCGAGTGATCGGGCGGAACCGACGCGTCAGCAAATACTACTCCGGGGACCAAAGCGAACGCCTGACCAAATGGAGACAGGGCCTCTACCACCGCTGCGTCAATTGGACGAGTCAGCTTTTCCGACAAAACCGGCCCACGGCTACGTTGGAGAAGCTGGTCGTAGACCGTTGCCAAGGGTTGCTCAACTTTGACCTTGGCGCGTTCGGCTACGAAGAAGAGGGGGACAACCCAGACCGTCCGTTGAATCTCGATGCCGACATGGTTGGCGGCGGGTTGTTGGCACTGCTTCTCGACACTCGTGAGTACGCGGGTATTGCCCCGAACCGGCTTTCCACGGGGGCGCCAAATATCCGCGCCCAAGTGCAGACTCGTGATCTTGGATTTCTGCAACGTGGTCCTCACTTTTTCAGCACGGCCCACGAGGGAACGCTCACCTTTGACGGCAAGGTGTTTTCGCAAGGTAAAGGCTCTCGTGACAGCGATGTGCCGGTGGTCTACCAGCGGAATTCTCGCGTGCTGATCAAGGCCGATTTCCTGCGCAATCTCGTCAACGACGACATCTATGAGCAGGCCGCGTTTGCACTCCGCATCGCCACGGGTCCGCTTGCTCGTCCACAGGAAAAGGGCTGGATCGCCATCCGTCTGTTTCCGCAGGGCATCCCTGACATCGACCGCTTCTTGGAGGAATTGCTGGCGCTGCTCAAGTCGATCGCAGCCGCACTCCAATCGATCGCAGACCTGATTCGACGTTTCATTGAATTCCTGCAAGCTCGGATCATCGAGCTACAGGCGCTTCTCAACCGTATCAATGCCACCATCCAAAACCTCTTGACCCTGTTTGGAGGTCTTCCGGCTGTTGCCGGGCTCGTCACGGTCGCCAATGGCACCGATGGGGTTCTGGCATCGTTTGTCAGCGCGCAGAACAAACCCTTTGACTCCCCGGCCGCCTACGGGGGCGGGGTCGTTCTGTTTGCTGGTGGCATACCTTCCATCGCCTTGGACATTTTCAAGGCGCTGGTTCAAGGAGACGACTGATGTTTGGGTTTCTGTGCGCGTTCCGACAGACGCAGTGGCGCAACTTTCGTGCCTTCATCTTGAATGAGCGCCGGGCCGTGGATGCTCGCTTGGCGATGATTGACGCAGAGCTTACCCGCATCGGGAAGATCCAGGCGATCTATGAAACCCGAGCCGAAGCAGTCGCCAACTCCACGGGTCAGACGGAGGTCGCGTCGGCCGTGAACGAGCGCCGCGTGGGCCTACTTGTCACGGAAGGGTCGAGCCTACACAAGCTGCTCCAGGCGTATATCGCTCAAGGGGGTAGCCCATGGGAGATTTCGCTGTTTCTCCAGCCTGACTCTGTGGAATTCGTGCGTGAGGTAGACCCGGAGGAAGACCCCGACGACAACCCCGACATCGAGATCAACGACCGTGAGGTAGAGGGGGTGGACAACCAACAGCCCCACTTTGGTGTGGTCGCAACGAAACCCGGAAGCCGAGGCTCGGGTGGCGGTGACGAGGGAGGGTGGCTGACGTGGGGTCGTTTCAGTTGGGCACGGGCTGGACGAATGGTGGACATCTCCGAAGCCGGGTCCGACATCGCGTTTCAGGTTGACCATGCGCGACGGTGGGCGAACCAGTCGATCGCGGCACTCAACCACTTGGAGTCCAAGGTGATCAAGTTGATGGACCTGCGCGAGCAACTGATCACGGAACGCGACGAGCTATTGACTCAATCCGTGGGGGGCTCGGTGGACAGTCTCCCGGTGCCGGACGACAGCCGGTTTCACGCGGGCCTTCACGTTACTGCGATTGTCGAATACTTTGATCGGATCTTTTACGGGGAGGACGCCAACGGCAATCGGTCCTTCGCTATCTCCAACATTCAGGCTCTCGCCGAATTCGATGTCCTGTGGCCGGATCAGCCAGAGGACGACATCTATCACACGTAATTCTGCCTATACCTAACCAGAGACAAGAACCGTGAGTCAGGATTTTCAACTCGGCTTCGCTTGCCCGCATCTCACCATCGAGGAACGGGTGCAGCTAGGCTCTGATCGCCGCTCCTTGGAGACACGTCAGCCCGTGTCTTCCGAGGATTTCGTGCAGGTTATCGTCAATGACGACCTCACGGTACCCAAGGGTGGGCTGTTCTCGCCAGCGCGCGTGACGGGCTCGTTTGCGGGTCCATTCCATATCCGCGAAAACGAGAACACGCTCACGCTGATCAGCAGCACAGGGCGCATCGAGGAATATGCGCTCCCGGTCGGGCTCAGGGTCAAGGCAGCCCGTATCGTGGAATTGCTCGATGCTGTGCGTCGCAATCAAGGGATCGGAATCGTTCCTGAGAACGTCAAGGGGTATCTCCGGTTCAGTGACATCGACCAACTTGGCGGGGCGAGTCGCATCGAGGTCCGTGGGCCAGCCGCCGTTCAGATCGGATTCGTGAATCAGATCGCTGCCAAGGGACATTCGATTTTCCCTGGTTGGGAGATGGCTGAGCGCGCCGACATCGTGAACACGGTCAACATCAATCAGTTCGTCTCGATCAAGACCCGGTTTCCGAAATTCCGCGAGCCGATCAAGGGCGACCCCGTGTTCAAGGTTACTTACGCCACGGTGCAGTCGCGTTGTCGCAGGTGCCGGACGGCCGGCTTTGAGAACGATATGCGCTTCACCGAGCAGGGTGAGCCCGTACAGATCACGAACGAGAACCTGCTCAACCAGGCTCTACTCAAGATCATTATCACCGAGAAGGGCTCCAACGCCTTCCACAATTTCTACGGGACCGATCTTCACGCTCGTATCGGCATGAAGGCAGCGGGCGCGGCAGTGACGACGATCAACGAGGACATCCTGCGTGCCATCGAGAATTTCAAGAAGCTCCAGGCCGTGCAGGGGCAGTTCCAGAACCTCACAGCCAGGGAGCGCCTGTTTACCGTGTTGTCGGTCAATGTGATTCCGAGCGAGGTAGACCCAACTGTGTTTCTCGTGGAGATCGTCGGGACCAATGCTTCTGGCAAGCAAGTGGAGGTTTCCACTGTGTTCTCCGCGCCTGGGTCAGCCGCGCTCGTTGGTACGAACGGGCTGTCGCTCGGGCTTGCCCCCGAACCGGAGGATAGCTAGCCATGACGACGACTCCCAAGATCATTGGCCCAGACGGCGTTAGTCGGGAAGATTCCGAATTCACGACCACACTCCCTACGAGGTTTTTCAACGGCACCATTGACGAGAACACCGTCGATATGCAGATCAGTATCCGGGGCGCACCTTTTGTGTCCAACCCGGATCTGGTCGTCTTTGAGGACACGAGTTTCACGGTCCCCAACCCGTCTGTATTCCCCGATGGCCTTGACCTCGCCGCAGGGCTCAATGAGATCCTGATCCGTTCTGTGGGCACCTCGGGCTCCGTGTCGAATTCCGCACGAGTGGCCGTTCGACTCGTACAAGAGTCGGACCTTGGCAGCACGGGAGAGCCTCCGACCAACATCACCGTTGAACGCCGGGACAACGCGATTGTGATCACGGCCGAGGCATTGGACGACTCCAATGTCACTGGCTACAACATCTATGCCTCGCGGTTCACGGGCGGTGGCGCGACGGGTTACGTGCGGATCAACGTCAACCCGATCACAGACACCTTCACGAAAGCGGAGACGACCGAGCTTCGGACCCTGGAGGTCGATGCGGACGTTGCCACAAACCCGGATGGTTCCCCGGCTGCCGACCCGTTGTTCGTTCAGCTACAGCAGACTCAGACCCGAGGCGGAGACCTGATCGAGCGCCTGGAGGACGTGACGCTCACTGACGAGCTTGCGTCAGCCATCACAATCCAAGAGCAGGACAATCTGCTCCAGACCGATTTCACAGACGTAACAGAGGTACCGGAGACGACGACTAAGCTCCGCACGACGGTTCGCGTGGACTCGGTACGTGAGCGCCAATTCATCAGCTTTGAGCATGACCGCCGAGCGGGGCCGACGAGCAAGCCCGCAACGGTTCCGGTCGGTGAATTCGCTGCGACTCCGATCACCGATAGCTTGTTTTACGTCGTTACGGCAGTCGTGTTCGACTCGGAGCTTCGGGTCGAGAACGAGTCTCCGTTCTCGATCGAGGTTGCGGCCAACCCGGTCACAGTTCAGTTGAACCTTGGTAACTTTCCCACGGTCACTCGCTCGGACATTACGCAGCAGACGATCACGGCGCTCTTGCGTACCAACCCGACCATCGCGGTCCAGCCCGGCGCCGTTGTCCGCGACATTTTTGTGGACCCCTTCGCCAGTGAGGCTGAGCGCGTCCGCTTCATCGTGGATTTCCTGCACCGCACGGAGTCGTTCGACACGTTGCTTCGCATCGACGGCATTGACGAGGACGGCAACCCTGTTGCGGTCCAAAACTCGGCGTACAAGCAGGCTCTCCAACGTGCCTTTGGGCTCCAGCGTCCCGAGGCGGTCCAGGCGGTGATCGACCAAGCCTTTGAGCAGGGGGCAGCCAAGGTTGGGCAGTCGCGCCTGCCGGGTATCCGCGCTCGCGGTCAGGTCACGTTTTTCACGAACACCCGCCCCACTCAGACCATCCCGATCCCGTTGGGGACGACGGTGGCTGCGGGTTCGGTGACGTTCGTGACGACGGCGGACTCCGCGATCCCATTTGAGAATGCGGCTTCGTTCTTTGACCCGACTACGGGGCTGTTTTCGGTGGACGTGTTGATCCGCGCCGAGGCGGTCGGTGAGGCAAGCAACGTCGCGCGGGGTCAGATCCGCACGGTGCTTTCAGGGACCTCGGGTCTCCAGGTGATCAACTCCAGTGACACGTTTGGAGGCTTGAACCTGGAGACGAATTTCAAGCTCGCTGTCCGTGCCAAGAACGCCCTTGCGTCCGTGGACTCGGGGACGGAGGCAGGCTACCGCCAAACCCTCGCCGCCATCCCTGGCGTGCAGGAGACAGTGATCGTCACTCCTGGCGACCAACTCATGCAGCGGGATTTCGACGCTGATTTCGACAAGCACGTCAAGGGCAAGGTGGACATCTACATCCGTGGGCGGAACCTCGCCACGGTGACGGACACCTTCGCGTTCACGTTTGAGACGAGCAACGACGCCCAATTCAAAATCAAGGGCAACCCATCGAACCTCGTCTTTGAGGCGCTGGACGCAAGGCTCACGCCTGACAACCCCCTTGCCGAGATGCTGGATTTTGCCGAGATCGGTCTTGGCTTCCGCAACGCGACCTCGGGTCAGAACTTCGACCTCACGAACGTCCAGATCCTCGACTACAAGACCATTCAACTTGACGATTCGCTCGCACAACCGGGTGCGGCCCTTGGCGATGTGTTGCTCGGGGATTTCCGCTTCTTGGTCACCAACGAATTCATCCTTCCGCGCCAGCCGGTCGCCGAGGTTATTGGGGTTACCGGGCAACTCACGGGAGCTTTGAGCGATGACCAATTTGCGCTGTACCGTCTCGACAACCCGCTGCTCGATGGGCGCTCGACGGAAGCGCAGTCGTTCGTGCGGATTAACCCGTCGAGCGGGGTGCCGACCGGCAACCTCGTCGCGGTCCAGAACGAGTCCCACATCGTCATCGGCGAGTTCTACGAAACGCTGAACAACCTCGGGGTCAACCCCCTCACGATCCGGGTGTTCAATTCGGGCAAGACGATCGAATACCGGGGACCGAATCACCCCTCGGGCATCTCCGATTTCACGATCATCCCTGGCGACTCCACGACGGCGACCTCCATTGTCCGTATCCCCTCGGGAGGCATTTCTTCGGGCCAGCGGCTTCTCGTGGACTACCAGCACAACGAGAATTTCACCGTCGAGTACACGATCAACTTGGCTGTCAGCACGGCGCAGGGTGTGATCAACGGCCGCAAAGGCAAGCACATCACGGGAGACATCCTCGTGAAAGAGGCCGTCCCGGTTCCCGTGGACCTGGCTGTCACGATCATTCGGCGCTCGGGCTTTGCGGTGAGCCAAGTGGACCGGGCGGTACGGACGAATCTCACTCAGTTTTTCAACAGCCTGCCGATGGGTACGCCTGTTCGCCAGTCGGACCTCGATGCGGTGATCGAACGCACCGATGGGGTTTCGTTCGTGGACCTTCCGTTTACCAAGATGGTGCGTGCTCCCGACTCCTGCGTGATTCGTGAAGCCTTGCGTACCAGCCAGACCGGAGACACCACACTCATTGAGGGGACGGATCTCCAGCCCATCTCAACGACGACCGTGCTGGTGTGGCTCATTGAGGACGAGTTGAACAGCGCGACTGCACAGGCGGGAGGCCCTGACAACGAATTCCGAGGCGTGACCAAGGACGACCGGGACATGGATCTCCAGCCGGTGCAGTTTGAGGCACTTGGGCTTGGCTCAGATCGCGCCTTCATTATCGGGGACGAGGGGCTGTCCATTCCGGGTTTCTCGGACAACGAGACGCTGCAAGCCGAGTTCCCCACGGCCAGCCTATCCGAGATCGAAGCACAGCGACGGAAGCTCACGTCGAACCGTGTGGCCGTCTCCCTTGCTGTAGGAGACAGCCCAACCGCCCACACCTTCACCGTGACCTACGTGGTGAGCGCGGTGAATACCGGGACCAAGAACCTCGATGCCTTCGACATCGAATACTTTGAGGTTGGCGACCTCGATTTCACCCACTCCGAGGATAGCTAGTGGCGACGGACGATCCAGATCGGGAGCGCAGCCTACTCCCGTATACGGTCGGGCAGAACCCTGCTCCGGTCGAGGTTGTCGGCCAACAGAGCACGGATCAGGTCCGTGCCCTGACCGAACAGATCTTGGGGACGTTCAGTCGTGTGCTCCCGTCCAACTACGTGAGCCAGATCTCCGGCCCGTTCTACAACACGCAATTCCAGGCGTTTGCGGAGGTGCTGGCCCGCATCCAGATCACAGCCGAGGAAGCCGCCCTGGATGGGCAGATCGATTTCACGCGCCCGGAGTTCCTGTGGCAGACGATCGGCACGCTGGTCTTTCCCGACATTAACGAGGATGGCATCCCCGACATCCCCGGAGATGTCTCGTACCGCTGTTTCTTGAAACGGATGATCAACCTCCTGCTCAGGGGCGCTCGCCTCGACGTGCAGAAAGAGGGTATCGAGCTACTGACGAGTGCGGTCGTCACCATCTTGGAGAAGGTCGCCTTCCAACGTGACCCGAACACGGCATGGGGCTTTGCCGAGCAGCACGAGTTTGAGGTCAACGTCTCGGACACCTCGACGTGGACGGACCCTGAAACGGGGGAGTTGATCGAAGGCGTCGTCGGGACCGGCTTCCCCGAGGATCCGTTCCGGCTCCAAAAGAACGTCGCCATCGTCCTGCGGGCGCTCAAGCCTGCACACACGCTCTACGACTACCGGCACCTGTTCTTGGAGTCCTTTGAGGACATTTTCACGGACGACGTGTCTTGGGAGATTTCGCCGTACTACTACGACGATTTTCGCCGATTCTGTGAGGGGGCTCAGTGCATCGCGGGCACGGGCGACACGCTCAGTGACCGCACCCTGTTTACGGATCCGACTCTCGATTTCAGATCCATTTGCCCCGGAGCGTTGCTGGAGATCCTGAGTGGCCCGAACACCCCGCCTTCACAGGGCGGAGTCGATGAATTCAATTTGGGCCGGTACTACGTCCGCGAGGTACTGCGGATGCCGATCGGCGCGGAAAGCACGCCGAGGGCTTACACGACCTCCCCCACTGGCCTGAGTGGGACGGCCACGATCGGGGACAACGGCCAGATCACGGACGAAGCTCAGGATTTCAGTCAGGTCGAGGAAGGCGAGATCCTGACCATCACCGAGGGCGGGAATGCCGGGAGCTACCGGATCGATACGCTTTTGGGGGTAAACGGCGGAGAACCGGGCTTTGTAGCCTCTGGCTCTCTGATCGAGTCGATTCGGGTGGCCCCGAGCATGTTGCGGCTCGCCCGGATCATGCCTGAGCAGGCCACCGGGCAGAGCTACACGGTGGGTGTGGATCGTCTGGGAATTCGGAAACCCCAGATCGTCGTCGGAGAGGACGCTAGTGCCCAATTTTACCTGTGAATTCGGCTCGGTTGCGGGCCTATAGGGCGAGCTAGGTAGGACCGTCCAAGGAGCATCAATGGCCGCTAGCATTGAAAGCAAAGTCAACGCAGCCGCACCGCTGGTCGGCGTGAGCCGCGAAGATCTGCGGGCGGGCGACGTAATCACCCTGACGCATGTTGGAGCGCCAGCCACGACCTACGGGTGGTCGCTGCTGTTTACGCCTGACCAACCGGACGGTACCCCGTCCACCGCGACCCTTTCCTCGACGGTCGGGCCTGGTCCGATCACCTTCACGGTAGACAACGAGGGCGCGTATCTCGTCCAATTGATTGTCGATTTCGGCCTTGGGACCGAATCGAAGCAATCCGTTCGGCTGCGTTTTCAGACCGTATTTGCGGATCTGAAACTGGTCGCGGGCGGCGAGAAGCGAGACACCACCGAGGCCATCCCGGTCGATGCGAGCCCCGAAGGTTGGGCCGACGACCAAAACCAGAATCTCCAGACGTTGCTGGCTCTCGTCCAGCACGTCTCGTCCAGCGGTCGAATTCTCTACATCGACGCGAACCGATCGAAAGACTCCAGCAACCCTCCGAACGACCCGACCATCGCGGAAGCGTTCGCGGACGGTTCCACCTATGCCGAGGCAGCGGCCCTCGCCAACAACCCGGTCTGGAACGAAGGCGTGCCGCCCTCGTCCACGAGTCCGGTGATCGTTGCTGCCCGGCCCGGCCTCTACATCGAGAACCTGACCCTTGAGCCCTACGTCCACCTGATCGCGTGGCCCTCGACGGGGGGCTTCGATGGTGACACGGCGCTTGGCAAGGTAGACAACTCGGTTCGATTCCGATGTGCCAACGGTGGCGGTGTTCCGGCCCTCACTCACACGGCTAGCGTTCCGCTCGTCGGTGATTTCGTGATGGCTGCGGGCGTGGTGTTTGAGAACATCGGCACGACGACCAATGCGGCGATCCGAAAGACCGGCGTTGGCGATTTCCACGCCGTCAATTGTCGGGTCGTTCAAAACGGCAATGGGGCGGGACAGGGCGCAGCGCTCTCCCCCGAGAACGGGCGCACTTTCCTGCGGGAAACCACGCTCGTCCAAAACGCAACCTTCTCGGACGACCTCGCAGCTTTGTCTTTGGCCCCTGCGGGTCCGAATACTGCATCCGTCGTCATGGACGGAGGCAAGATCCACGGTACGTCGGCTGCGCGCCTGGACATCAATCAGGTCGGTGGTGCGGGCACCTTCGCCACTTTCCGTGATGTCGAATTCCGCCAGGTCGGCATCGGCCCGAGCAGCTACGTCGTCCACACGTTTGCTCCGGTCACGTCTTTCGACCGCTGTAGCTTTAGCAATGAGAACGGCGGCGCCGATGCGATCGAGGGCAACCCTGGAGGCGTAGGTACGCCGGGTGCCATGACCATCGAGGTTCGTCGCAGCACTCTCGGGGCACCGGGCGCCTACTTGGGCATCCTGTTTGACGACACCGGCCTCGGTGGGGCAGCGCTTTTGCGCACAGGTTCGTCGGAATTCTTGGAGCCCATCACGGAGCCCGGCGGGACGATTCCCCGTGAGGCCCTGACTCTTGGCACGACTCTGTTCTACGACAACACGGCATCTGGTATCACGGCCGAGAACGTCCAAGACGCCATCGACCAGACGTTCGATGCTGCGGACTCGATTGCCAACCTGGACGACGCCTATGACGGCTTCGATTTCTCGACTACCCCTCCGACTCGCCTCGTTGGCGGCGGTCGGGTCATTCTCGCAGACGCCGATGCGGTCGAGGTTCACGGTTCTGGTGTCTCGACGGACCCCCCGGCCATTGACGACCTGAGTGGTGACGGTACCGTTCGGATCAATCAGGCGTTGGAGATCGGCGCGATCAATGCCCCCGAGGTTCTGATCGATTCCAACTTGTTCGGCAACGGGCCGTTTATGTCGATGGGCCAACTTGTTTGGTCCGACAGCCCACTCGGAGCCTCCGCGTATTTCGTCGCCAAGGCGACCGGGGACACGGGCGGAACCGACGAATACCGAAACTACAATCTCCGCATCCAGACGCAGAGCGGCTACGGGCACACGATGGCCGGGCCGATGCTCTCGGAAATGGGCGCCCTGATCCTCCAGGGTGGGTCGGCCTACGCAATCGGTGGGGTCAACTCCCCGGCTGGCGGTTCGGTCTACGTCATGGCGGGCAACGTCGATACGGCGGCTGCCGCCCCGGATGGCGACCCCGGCAACGTGTGGGTAGTCCCCGGTGTCTCGCAGGTCGGTGGTACTCCGACTGTTGGCTCGATGAAGCTGGTCGATCCCGACTCAGCGACCTCGGCAACGCTCGTTCCCGTCAGCAACTTTGTGGACTCCGGTGCTCCAGCGGGCACGATCACGTTCGCAACCGACACGGGCAAGGTCACTGTTACCTTCACAGGCGGAGAGGTCTTTGCCGGACCTGGCGGCATTCAGGAGAAGCTGCAACTGGCTTCGGGCATGGTGGCGACCTGGCCGGGAGGCGCAACGCCGATCACCCTGACCACGACTGCCATTGGCCCGACCGCTGAGCTTCTGTACGTGGCAGACACGGGAGGCGTAAACGCTTTCCTCGGTGATTTCTCGATCACGGGTGGTGCTGTATTCACGCCGGGGACGTTCCCCGTCGTCGTGGATATGTGGGCCAATGGCTCGGGCGAGCTTGAGGTGGGGCCTGTTGGCGGTGGGTCCAACATGATCTACAACCCGACCACCGGGAAGCTTACCGTCCCCGGCCTGATTGACCCGACCGGCATGGCCTTCACCAACGAGGCCGAGGCTACGATTGCCGCCGCCGTTGGGACGCTCGGCACTGCGTTCGTGTCAGACGGCACTGGCCTTGCCCCGAACGCTGACCACCTGTATTTCCGACGTGGCAGTGATGGCGTGCTGTTCGACCTGCTTGCTGCGGGTGGAGGCGGCGCACCGCTTGGGTCGCGCTATGTCCTTTCGCCCGGCGCGGCAGATGGCTCGCTGACGGCTGAGCGAATCATCGCGGACACTGCCGACATCGCATGGACCGATGGTGGTGCGGGTGGCTCGTTGACTGCCGACCTGGCGGTTCAAGGAGCGGTCACGCCAGGCACTTACCTGCTCGCCGATGTCACGGTGAACAGCAAGGGAGTCATCACTGGCATCGCGGCGGGTACGTCGGGTGGGGCCTCGTCGGCAGCCTCCTACGTGATCGTCGGTGGGGGTACGGGCGATGGTACGCTCACCGAGGAACGCACCCTTGCAGGAGATGCGGGCACTGCAAACGTCTCCGTCACCGATCTCGGTGTCGGCAACCCGGTTCGCATTGACCTGATCAACACCGCAGTTACGCCGGGTGTTTACGGCGGAGCCGGAGCGGCTACGACCTTCACGGTGGATGCGAACGGGCGTCTCACCGCAGCAGCAACGGAATCGGGGCCTTTCCCTGCGGTCCATACGATCTCGGAGCAAATGACTGTCCCGGTCGGGGTTGCGCCTCCGAACACGATCAACGAATTCCATGCTCTCGCGTTCCCGGCTGGCTTTACGCCCGTTCCTGTTCCGGGTGGAGGTGGCCCGGCTGCGGCCTACGTCTACATCGACGTGGCGTTGGGTATGGCTCCTGGTACCGCTCTCTTGGAGATCTTCGCAGGGCCTCCGACTCCAGGTGTCCCTGCGGCCGGTACCTTGCCAGGACCACACCCCTCGTTCGTTTCGCTTGCGCCCCCCGTTGACATCGGGATTTTGGCTCCGGCGACGCATCTTGCAATCCCCATCGCTCTTGCCCCCATTCCGCCGGGTAGTTTCCTAGTGTTCAACACGGTCTACACGGCACCGGTGCCAACGGGTGATGGGCTGATCGTGTCCGTTTCCGGTATTGGCGCCTGATGATCCATGACGAGCGGGTACGGCTTCGATCCCTTCGGCGAAGGTCCATACGGATCTGTAGGGGGCGTGCTTATTCCCCCGCCCCACCCACCGGGCGGCGGATACGGCACGATGCCCTATGGGACGGGGCCTTACGGCGGAGTTTCGTACCCGCATCCGATTCCACCCGTCACTGACGGTTACGGCGGAATCCCCTACGGTCACGGATCCTATGGCTCGATCAGCCTAGAGGTCGGCGAGGTCACGGGTGCGACCTCGATCTCTGGGTTCCAACTGGAGGTCTTGTTCTCGACCTCCATGATCATCGACGCGACGCTGCTCGACCCGGCGTCGTACACGGTGACGGACATCGCAGGCGCGGCTCCGACGACGGTACTGAGTGTTCAGGTTGGAGTCGAAGGCGACCTTGGGGCTACGTCGGTCATTCTCACGACCACAGGCACGACGCTTGGAGGCACTTACGACATCACCGTGGTCGGCCCCAAGAACGTCGCAGGCACGCCCATCGAGGCAAGCCACCCGAACAACACAACGACCGTCCTGACCCGTGGTGAGCCGCCTGACTATGTGATCGACCCCTCGGCTGTTGTCGGGAACGAGATCACGATCACCTTCGACACGGATATGCTGCCCGAGGCCGGGTTCAGCCCTGGCATTGAGGACACGACCGCCTACAAGTTCATCCAACCGGCTGGTGTCGATCCGTATCCGGTGGAGATGACGGTGCTCGCAGTCGAGCACCCCTACATGGGGGATCTATCGAAGGTCAACCTCACCGTCCAGGGCATGACCTCCGTTGCGTACCAGTCGGTGATCTCTCCGGCTGATGCGGTTCGGTGGGATGGGGACATTCTCCCCTCGGCGGCTGCGAGCTTTATCGGTACCGAGATCGGAACCGGAACCTCGTCGGTCAATACCACCGGACTCCTGCTCAGCAAGGGCCTCGGAGGCGGCTACGGGTGGGAATTCTCGGACACCACCGGCAAGGTACTACCGGGCTCGTCTTACCGAGCGGATGTCACGATCGACGTATCGGCGGCCGTGATCGCTCCGACTCTGTTCGACACGGTGTTCGCTACCTGGACGGTTTCGGATGGCGCAGTAGAGGCCACCATCACTCTGACTCGGGTTGCGGGCCTCGATTTCGTAGAGGTATCGAGTGGAGCGTTTTTCGTCACGGGCGCTCTCGCTTGGAGCAACGGCTTTGTTACGGTGTCGCTCGTCCGTAACCAAAAGGCCGACACCTACACGGTCGTCGTCAACGACAACCCATTCGTCGCGGCCCCTACCGCGAGCTTCACAGGTGCTCCAACCATCGCTCCGGGTGCGCGCTTCATTCTCGACCCCGGTGGTGTTTACGCGATCACCAACCTCCCGCTGAAATCGGTTCTGTTCACATCGAGCCAAACCGTGTTCTCGGGAGCCTGGAATTTCCTGCACGGCACGGGAAGCGTGTTCACGGGAAGCCCACTGCTCACTCGTGACAACCTACTCACGAAAAAAGGACCGCTGGTCAAGGGGTGGGGCGATGCGACACCCGCAACGAAACAGGATGTAGAGGTACGGATCAACGGCGTCCCCGTCGAGGTCGATCGAGTCAATCCGTATCTCGGCAAGATTTTCCCCACGATCCCAATCCCGCTGATGCCTCCCGGCGCGATTGAGGTCGAGGTTGACTACATTTGGTTCTGCTCGCCCCCGCTGGAGCTTGCAGGGCTCAACACGCCGGGCCTGGTCCTCAATAAGTACGACCTGCATCCCGGCAACAACATCGTTTTCTCGTCCGGCGTAGGGCTCCCTGGAGGCGGTTCGACTGAGGGCGAGCGATTCCCCTTTGGCGTTGTGCTCGGGCCTCGTGAGCCTCGCAAACCGCTGTTGATCTCGCACCGTTACATCGCCTACGAGAAGGAGTACACGGCCTCTCTCAATAGCCCGACCACGCTGCTCCTAAATCGGAGCAACCATACGGTCGCGCTACCTGCCCAGAAGAAGGCGCCCGAGGGTGCCGTAGTCGCGTTCCTTGGTAACAAGGTGCCCACGGAGGCGGATCCGGTTTGGGTGCTGACTGGCGTGGACGCTAACCCAGATCCCGCTGAAAGCAACGTCACATCCGTCTACACCATCGTAGACGACCAGGCGGGTTCGTATGGGCAGGGCGATGTGGCGATGTATTCGCGGGAGGAAGACCTTTCCTTCGCATCGACCATCACCATCGTCACCCGGTTCCAATCGGACAAGGATGACGCCACGTTCGATGGAGTGTTCTCTGGAGTGGGCTTCGGGGTCCACAACAATCAGCATCTCTATCTGGTTGGTGCGTTGCTCGTCAACGATGTGCAGCACGTCGCCATGTTGGTCGAGCCTTCGCGGTGGGAGGACGTGGAGTCCTGGCAGATCGCGTTTACAGCCCCGATCCAAATCGAGACGACGACCACGTTCTCCATCGCTACGGAGAATGTGCCGGCCCTTGTGCGCTCCGATGCCATCCTCGGTCGGAAGCCTCGGTTCCAGATCCTCGACGGAACACAGGCAGGGGTCTACGAGATTGATTCGGTCGCGGATCAGACGGACGGAACCACAACCGTCACCGTCGTTGCGGACAACCCCTTCCCGAACAACCCCACCGTATTCGGCAACGCCTTTTTCGACATCCACTACGAGTCCAAGTGGGACGACGGAGAGGGAGGGGTGCGGCCCTCGACCTACCGCCTCGTCGTCAAATCGGATGTCAAAGGCACGCCGGAAGGGCGCGCGGAGCTTTACATCGGGGGCACTCTCGACGGCCTCGCGCTCACGCTTGAGGGCGCTCCAAGGTTCTCCCGCCCGCCGGACATCCCTCTGCTCCTGCCTGTGTCAGACAAGGGCCAGGTCTTTTTCGGGTCGGTCAGCCGCAAGGCTGCCAACGCGAGCGACTGGTCGTTCTACCGCTACGGCATCGAGCCCGATCGCTCGACCTTCCATTTCCGGGGCATCGTCGCTGCCGCAGAGATGAATGATCTGCCCGAGGACGATCCAAACAATATCTGGTTTTTCACGCAGAAATTCGGCGAGTCGGTCATCGACGCGACCGCCGACACCCTTCTGCTCAAGGGCACCTCTAGCAACGAGGTGCCCGAGGTCAATGGCCTGGACCTGACTTTTGGCTACGGGCGCATCGAGCCATTCCTTACGCGCCGCATGAATATCGACGTGGATGCGAAATTCCGGGTCGATAGCGGAATCCTCGGGGCAGGCGACGCGGAGATCATCGTCCGTGACGACCAGCGGGAGGTCCGGCTCTCCACGCTGCTCTACGAGGAAACGGGTACCAGGCAACTGCTCAACCTGCCTTCGGTGTCCCTTTCAGGCTTGCTCCTGCCTGACCTCCAGGGATGGGGGAAAACCGGCTCGGTCGTGGGGGAGAGCGTTCAAGGGCAACGGATCGAGTGGTCGCAGGCAACCGGAGAGACGGTCGCCTACATTGAGAATTTCTCCGACCTTTTTCCTGACCCGTTGCCTTCCAAGGGTCGCATCTTGGAAGCCAGGTTCGCCGTCCCCTCGCTGACGACCACGGCCGTCACGGGAGACACGGGAATCATCTTCGGCACGGATGCGGACGACCCTGGTTCTGAGCGTGGTGTCGGCCTCGCTCTCCGTGTCCCCGTGGGAGGCGACCCGGCGCGTGTGGTGATGTTCTCGGTGGACACCGGGGCTGATGTCACGACCTACGATTTCGACTGGCAGGATGGCGAGTTTCACACGTACCGTGTCCTGATCGACCCTGATCTCGACGCGGTGACGACCGTGTTGGATGACGTGGTGGTAGGCACCGTGCCGTTCACATCGTTTGCCGTGTCCTCAACGGCGGACCAGATTGTCATTGGCCTCGTCAGTGCCGAAACCGTTGCGGAGGTCGAGCTTGACTCGTTCTCCGTAGTTGTCACGCCTCCGGTGACGGCCAAGCGCACCCTTGGAGTTTGGCTCGGGGGTGACCCCGACGAGATCACGAATTGGAAGATCCCACGGACGGACGGGCTCTCGGTTCCCAACGACGACCCGCTTGCAGTGATCGAGGAAATGGACTGGCGAGTGGATATGCTCGTCCGCATCCATAGAGATGTGACGTGGGGCGTCACCATTCTCCGACCTGATCTTCCGCCCCCGCCGTTCTTTACGGGAAATTTCGCCACGCAGATCACCGAGCCGAGCGCTGGTTGGATCAACGTGGAGTACCGCGATCTGCCGCTGCTCAAGAGCCCGCTGTTGCAGGGTACGAAGATCAGCCTTCTCCAATCGGCGACGCCACCGCCCCTCGGCTTTGTGGCTTTCGGCGCGCTCGACCCTCGCTCGATTTCGCAGCAGCGGTGGGACGAGGTTCGGTATCGAGTCTACGAGTACCCGAACGAGGACCTGATCGCCCCGCACCACATGGTCCTCAACCAGTACAACGTCATTTCCAGTGGCGAGCTAACCGAGGACATCACGATCGAAGAGGTCGAGGTCGTCTCGGTCAACAACTTTACGGTCAACTTGCGGGCGGCGAACATCACGGCCGACCGGGTGTTTAACCTCCAGTACGAGGACATCGACGGCAACACGGTCGTCCTACCCTGCGACCAATTCACGTTCGACCGTGAGACACAGATCCTCACGCTCAACGGCGATCTGACCTTCCGGCCGTTGGCCTTTTCCGAGCCAGGGCCGTCACCGGAGGACGACGCGATCGAGGAAGCCGGAGAGACGGCAGCCAGTTTCCTCCAAACCACCGGGTTCGTGCTCGACAGCGATCTGGTGAACATCCCTGTGATCGTCCGGTTCAACCCCGGCAAGCCGGTTACCAAAACGTATCTGTGCTCGCAGCCGTTGGAAAACGGGATCACGAATCTCAACGAGGGCACGCCCCCGTACCCTAAGCATCAGACAGGGACGGAGCCTGGTTCGGTCACGTTCGGGTCGAAGATCAACGACCCCCACGACACGCTCACGGACGACCCTGATTTCATTCTCAACGATCCGTATCGATCGATCGAATTCGACCCGAGAGATCCGAACGATCGTTACGAGTGTCTGGAATTTTGCGAGGTCACGAACGAGGGTAAGACTCACCTGCTTTCGGCCATTTGCGATGATTCGTGCCCCGGCTCGGGCTGGATCGAGATGGCGCTGGAGGGCGTGGCCTTCCACGAAACCGAGCTTTTCCCATTGATCCAAGATGGCCCCAACGGCGGGGCAGGCGGAAACGGCCAGGGAGGGGGTGTTCCCAACGTGTTCTTGCACGCGATGGGTGGCGCTGCGCCACCCGGAGGCACCCTCAACAACACGATCTTGTTCCCGCCACCTTCACCGAGCGGCGGGGGCGCAGGGCCTCCCGTGGGCGGTCCTGGCGGTACTGTCCAATGGAGTGTGTGGGGCACCCTCTACGACACGGTGTCTGGCACGACCACCCCCCTCTATTTCGACAAACAGACTCCGTTCCCGTAGCCCACGGGGGCACGGTAGCTGGCCTATGGAACACCCACAAACGAAGGCGGAAGCCAATGTCTAAGCGCGAATCAAAAATCCGGGTCCAAGACCGGATCCAAACCGTCTCCCGAGCGGGGGTCAAGTGGGGCGCCGCCGTTCTGCACGAGGAACAAATGGTCCTCCCGGTCAAGGGGAGCGTGTTTCTGGAGATGCGCGATGCCCGTACCGGCGAGATTCTGGAAAAGTGGGAGAAGCACAACGTCATTACCTTTGACGCTGGAATCCTCGCGGCCCGACTGTTCAAGGATCCGTTGGAGCCCGCTCATGGGATCAACATGCTTGCGATCGGAACGGGAGGTTTGGGCGCGCTCCTGAACCCGGATGCGCCGAGCAAAGAGCAGCGCCGGCTCAACAATGAGATCGCGCGCAAGCCCTTTTCCACGACCTCGTTCCGTGACTCACAAGGGGCGGCTGTCGCCATCCCCACGAACGTAGTCGATTTCACCGCGACCTTCGATGAAGCGGAGGCTGTCGGAGCCCTCAATGAGATGGGGCTGATGTCCACCATCTCCGACAACGTGGGCATCTTGAATCCGAACACGAACGCCGCAGGGCAAGGAGGCCAGGCTTACGACCCGACAGTGGATGTGACGCAATTCGACATGCAGGTCAACCACCTCACCTTTGGCGTGATCGTCAAACCCGCTACGGCGATCTTGACGATCACCTGGCGCTTGACATTCGGATAGCATGGCCCGTCACGACAAATTCCTCCCTGGAACGTCCCGGTACCTCAAGCCGGGTGAAACGGGATACAGCCAGGTCGTGTATCAGGCCGGCAAGCCTGTTCTGGATTCGGAGTTGAATTTCGACCAGGAGATCCGCACGCATCTGCGGTCGATCCTGGCGGAACGTCGTGTGCCAAGCGGGTGGGTGCGTGGGCAGACACGAGCCAACGCCTACGAGGACTACTCGTTCGATGCCCCATGGCTCGCGGGTCCGACTCTTAACCCTGATTTCCTCGCCAATGCTTTCCACCTGCGAAAGCTCCAAGCGATCGTTGCCGGCCACCTTGTCGATGTCGAGTACACGAATACCGACACAGACGGCGACAACGTGATTGTCCTTGACCGGGCAACCATCTTCGATGGGACTCCGCCGTCGTTCAAACGCACCGATTTCGTGTGGCTTGAGGTCTGGCTGGCACTGGTCGAGGACAGCCCGAATGCCACTGGCACCTTCACCATCGCTTCTCCCGTCACCGCTCTCCCTGGCGACACGGTGACTGTGGACGGCGTGGTGCTCACGGGCATCGCTCCGGGTCCGCCTCCCCTTCCCAACGAATTCACGATCGACCCGGCGTCGGCGACGAACACGGCAGCTAGCCTTGCGGCCCAGATCCCCGGCGTCGTTCCTACGGTCACGACTCAAGTGAACGGGAACGTGGTCACGGTGATTGCTGTGGCTTCGGGTGCCGTTGGCAACCTGATCACCTTTTCGGCTACGGGTGTCGGCATCTTGGTGTTCCCAGGTACGGGGTTCCTTGGCGGTGGCGCAGACAAGCCGAACAAGCCCGCAGAGGATCTGATCTACCGGCACGGTAACATTCAGTCGTCCACGACGGTCGCGCTGCCCGACGACATCGCCGATCCGGTCTTGAACGCTGAGTCCACGAAACGGGTTCAGGTCCAATACTGCATCCGTCACTCGGGCGTAGCCGAGGGTGTCGATTTCAAGAGCCAAGCGGATGGGTTCTCCAATGCGGCTGTACTCGCACAAGGGCCGCAGCCTGCTCCTGTCGCCCTGTACCCGTTCGTTCCGGCCGACCTCAAATCGTTCCGCGACAACAGCGATGCCCGTGATCAGGTTGCAGGCACGGGGGTCGGCTACGGCATCGAAGACACGGGCTTGTGGATCGCCGGAGATGGTACGTCCTCGTCGGCGACTGACCTCGGAACCGTCGATGGGTACGTGTACGCGATTCCGATCTGCTTCGCCTTCCGTCGTAACGATGCTCAAGGGGGCGCGGGCTTTGAGCCTTTGCAAAACACGAACGGTGCCCTCGCGCACAATCATGGCCCGTTCGTCAACCCAAGCATTTACTCCGTCGTGGCTATGGGTGAATCGGATCGGCCTGACCAGGCATTCCACGATGCGATCCGAGACAACGACATCCTCGACCTTCGCCGGCACACCAGTTTCCAAGGCGTAGACCTTGCGGCCGAGTTGCAACACCAGATGCAGTCGCTTCTGGACGGCAATTTCCGAACGTGGGCCATCGACGGGGCGGACAAGAACGTGCTTGGGGCGGGCTCAGGAGATGTTTCTACGCGCTTCATGGTCTGCAACCAAGTGGGGCGCACCGAGACGAACCCGCCCGGCCTGAATGGCGTGGCGCCGCTCTCAGGCAACACCACGCGCGGCGACACGATCCGCAACTTTGACCACGTAGCTCGTCGTTTCGGCGACCAGTCGGTTGTTGAACGGTTCGTACTCAGCTTTACGCCCCCCGAAGATTTCGCCACGAACCCTGGCAAGTTTGTGACCCGAGCAGGGTATGCGGCAGCCTTTGCCGGATGGGCCGAGGGTGACGTGCTCAACCTCGATTTCGCCGCCCTCAATGCGACGACGCTCGGTGATTTCGACCCCACTTACACGTCCTTGCCGCTTGGCGACGTGTTCGATTTCATGCCTGCGGGCACGATCATCACCGATGTCCTGTCGATCTACCACGATGACGGAAACTACGATTCGGTGGAGGATCAGCGGTGCAAGCCATCGCTGATTGTCGGCTTGGGTACTGAGCACGTCGAGATCACGCTCGATGCCAACGCGACTCAGGTAAACGGGGGCGTGGATACGGGCGCCGTCTATCACGACATGGTTGGCACGCTGATCTCAGGGGACGTGGGGTCCGCGCGGCGCATCTTCTTGGAGATCGAGGTCACCTACCCACTCGGCGAGGGTCTGACCGATACCCCCGATTTGGAGGTCGTGCAGGACGCGGCGCCTTATCCTCACGGCCCGTTGATCGAGAACGACATCACGCTCGCCCAACGACCTCCCGACATGGAGAACCCGCTGGCTCCGAATTTCCGTCCAGGGTTCCGCGAGGTTCAGCTTGAATACATCGCTCGTGACCCAACAGGGGGCGTCGCCAATGCGGGCGCTCCGATTGGATCCATCACGGCTGAGTCGATCGTATCTCGTAACGACCTGGAGCTTGTGCTTGGACGACGCGCCTTCGGCTCGACGGTTTCGACCATCGGCGTGACTGATCAGGTCGATTTTGGGGGCCGCACGCTCGACGTGGGGGCTACCGATTTCGGGTCCTCGTCTCGCCTCGTCACGTTGCTTAACTCCGGCCTGGCTCCGGCTGTGCCGCTCTCAGGTGCAGGGCAGACGTTGTGCGCCGTGACCTACTTTGCCCAAGACCCTATCCCCAACTACGGCCCGAATGGCGCCGGGTATCAGGTCGGCGTGTACTATCGATCCAACGCTCCGCAGACGGTCGGGGTGAAGGCAGGTGTGATCACGACGGGCGGGGTGTCTGATTTCCCCTACACCGGAGCCACGGGACCGTTGCCCGAGGAAATGATCGTGGAGCCGCTGGTCATGGCGGACAGCCTGTGGACCGGCACGGTGGGGATGGGCTCGGTCGAGCTTCCGTTCCCGTACTTTGCGCCGCTGGATCAGATCCCGATCAACGACGGCAGTACCTCTCCTGTACCTCCGGCGCCTGGCGATGAATTCCCCGGTGAGTGGTACTTTGCGGCCACGGCCAACATCTCGATCGATGATTTCGATGCACAGACGGGCCTGCTTGCCTTGCACCCATTCGTTCAAGTGGACGGGACTCAGGAGTACACGATAGGCGGAGTCAACATTGACGAGACGCCGTTCAAGGACGCCGAATTCCGGGCCGCGTACCCGGTGATCAACCTCGACACGTATCGTCCCACGGTGTTCTCACAGCCGCTCAGCGGCGTGGTCCGACACAAGGTTTTCTTGCCGTTCCTGGCCCGAGCAACCGCCGACTCGGTTCTGTTCCGCAAGCACGAGATTTTGCTCGTCGTGATCAGCCGATGGGCTGAGTTGGACGACGAAAACACGGTCAGGTTCATCGACACCGATGCTGGCAACCGTACTTGTGCGGGGGTCTATCGGACACGGAGCCTTCTACTGACGGCAGGTAACGGAGAGTAAAAATGCCTCGTAGTGGAGATCCGAAAGACATCCGAGTAGGCACTGGTAAGGCAAACCAGGCGTCGGTCGATGCCAATTCGTTCACGCAGGATCTTGCGGTGGGGGCGGGTGGCAAGCACGGGGTCAAGGCGCACGTCAATGACCCCAAGGGAGCCCACCCGGCTTCGGCGATCTCGACTACAACGACCCAAGGATTCTACGACAGCGAGAGTGTGCAGGGCGACCTGGACGAGCTTTCCAGTTTGATCCCTCCGCGTCCCCCCGTGATTGGCGAGTACCTGACCAACCTCGGCACCATCTTGTCGGGATCGGACGCCCTCAACGGTATCCCTGATTGGGGACATTTCAAGCTCGCTGATGCGGGACACATCGCTCGCGGAAACGTGGTCCCTCCCGTCCCGGCGACGCCCAACGCTGACGCGGACGTGTACCCGTACTATCACTTTGCTCCGCTGTACGCGGACGACACTCCGCCGTTCACCTTGCCTGGTAACGACCCGGCCACGGACCCGACGTTCAACGTGGATCCAGCAGGCACGGGCGACCCCACCTACAAGGGGGGAGGCCCCGGCAAGGCGCACCACGGCGGCTTCACCCGTGGCCCGGCCGGTGGCATTGGCACGTTGGGGCCGGTGATTGAATCGGCTCGTCTGATGGACACGAGCGGCGGCGCCTTCCGGCCCATCGTCGTTTCGGGAATGGTTTACCCGGCCGACCGGGGGGTGCTCGCGCTCCTTCACTGGCCCGCAGATGGGGACATTGGCGATTTCCTGGCGCTCGACCTTACTGACCGTTGCCCCGCCGCCCTTCTGCTCGGCCAAGGCATCTTGGACGAGTGTGATGGTGAGCCCGGCAAGATTTTCTCTGAGGGTGACCCAGACATCCTTGCTTATCCCGGCCGTGCCTCGGGCCAGTACGACCTCGTAGAGCTTCACACGGGCTTGGAGGGCGGCTCAGGTCCGGCCCTTCCGCCCCCCTTCGATGTGGGTGCCCCCTCCGCAGGGCAGGTCCGGCTCGGCATTGACCCCGATGCAGGGGTGACTCCGGTGACGGGCGGTATCCCGATCCTCGGTGGCACCACGAATTCCCTCGGAGCGGACGGCAACCCGTACACTCCCTCGGGGAACGACAACAATTTCTTCCGCTACCGGCTGCCGTACCTTGAGGACTACACGGCTGGATCGGGACCGACTTACACGCCCATTGCTGAGCGGCCGAGGTATTTCTCCAAGCCTGACGTGGCCGAGGACTACCTCGTGGATCTTACGCAGGCCGGGGATTACCCGAACCTGCCCGATGACTACTGGCATTTCCAGATCGCTCGTTACCGTCACCAATTCAATTTCATCGAGAACGCACCGCTGCCACCGTTTGCGATCGATGCCGGTTCTTGGATGCTCCTGCATTTCAAGAAAGAGGCGGACTTTGAGGCGTTCGTGCGTGATGGCATCTTGCCGGATGACGCGACGTTCGGGTATGAGCTTTGGAGCGCGGGTCTGGCTGATTTTGCGGGCGGGCCGGAGAGCACGGACAACATCGCCGACCCGACAACTCCGTTCGACACGTCGGAGGGCTACCACGTTCTGCGTGCGGCGACGATGGAGGACCCGACCGCCAACGTGATCACGTCACCCGCCAAGAGCTTCACGTTCACGGCCACTGTGGACGAGGTAACGATCATTTCGGGCGTGCAGTATTTCGTGCCCGGCACGATCGGCGCGCAGTGGACGATTGATTCGCTGAGTCATATCATCGACCCCGGCGCCTGGACGTATAACTATCACCTTGGACGCTCTGCGCCGACACCCGCCGAGATCACGCCAGGGATGGAAGGGCAGTACCCGATGTTCCTGTACCTCGGCATGTTCGCCGCCGAGCTTGGCAACATCAATGAGCCTACGGCTACGGCTTCGTTCGACGGGGACGAGTACCTGCAACGCCTGGAATTCCGCTATGACACGCTCGATGCTGCTTCGGGACACGGCACCTTTGACCTGACCAATGGACCGATCGCCGGGGACAACATGACCCTGGCTTTGTTTGCGGGCGATCCCATGACGTTCGCTGGAGACACGAGCGTCCCCCACTTTACGACCGACGCCCGGATCCGATCGTTTGTGCGCAAGCCCTTGGGCCAGGATGTGCCGGCCGAAACGGCTTTGGAGACTCTGTTTGATCGGCCTGCTGGTAACGGTATCCTATTCCACACGACGGGCCAAAATCCCGGTGGCGGCGCAGGGGAGTACGGCAATTTCCTGACGGGTGGTGTCCCTTCCCCGGCTCGTGCGAGTTTGGAAACGGCCCTCAAGGACGTGCAAGAGCGGTTCTTGGACGAGGTATACCGCTTCCGGGCCGCAGCCTTGGAGCTTGCAACCATTGACCCCACTTGGGATGGCGCACGCGGAAATCTCCGAGGGCCGGGGTTGCCTTTCGCTGCGGCCCCGCAGGATGTTCCTGTCCGCATCGGTACGGTGGGGGTTCCTTGGGATGCGGCGTCGTGGGTCCAACAGGGCAATCATCTCCTCGACCTCGGTTCGGCGGCTCCTGTCGCGGTTGAGGCACAGGTTGGCGGTTTGCCGGATCGTAACCCCCCGATCACGGACGGTGTGGTAGCTCCGGTCCCGTCCTCGGGCATCCTGCTCTACCCGCAGACGGACTACACGACCGGGTTCCGGCCATCCAATCCCACCGACATCACGACCCCTCAATTCGATTACACCGTCGTCGCTGAGCCACAGCGCGAGTACATCCGTGTGCTCGATGCCTCGTACTCGCGTGATGCGACGCCCGAACCGGGAGTGGTCGGCCAGAACATCGTCAAGTTCCGCATCGACGGATTGCGCCTGGTTGATTTCGCTTGGGTGCCTCCCGCCGGTCCTCCGCACGGTTCCAATGAGATCGCCATCTTGTGCAAGGTGCCAGGTCTTACCTCGTGGATGGATCTCGGCCGTGTCGATGGGGCTGGACCTTCCAAGCAAGACCCGTTGAACGACGGAGCAGGCTGCCAGGTTGTCGGCCCCGACACCTTCGACGCCCGTGACCCGGCTACCGGCATTTGGTACAGCCAAGTGAAGGTCAACGTCGGGCCGGCTGCGGCGCTGTTCCTGAACAGCTTTGGCGAGGCGCCGATCATGGTGTGGGCGATCGTCAAGGCAGCCGGAGCAACCCTGAATTTCCAGCAAGGGGGTACGGGCGGCACCACGAACGACGTGCGTGGTCTGATCGGTATTGAGGTGCTGCGACCGGGAGTTTCCTGATGGCTGATTTTTCAGATTTCGATGCCGAAACCCTAGAGCGTCTGCGTAAGGCTCTCGACAAGGCCGTGGAAACCGGCCAGGGCCGTCAGCCTTGGCAGGAGCTTTTCGACCGCGAGACCTCGGCGTTTTCTGAGGGGGTCCTGAGCAACGACATTATCCAGGGTCTCTCGGGCTCATGGGCAGCGTCGTACAACTTTGCGTGGGGCGCCGGGACCACGACCGACACCGTGCCGACGCAGGCTGCCGACCCAAACATCCCGGCACCGTTGCGCGCCCGCACGAGCAAGTTTGGCCGACGTGGCGTGCCGGACATTGATTTCGTCCCCTACAACTGGAGGACGAACCGCTTTTCGATCAAAGGGCCTGCTCTGGTCGGGAACCCGATTTCGTTTGAGCCCTTTGGGCCGACCCTCAAATCCGAGGGGATGGACTGGACGTGGGAGATCGTGCCGGGCGCCGGACCCAACGGTGGCGACCTTCTGACGCAAACGGATCGTCCAGACGGTGCGAGCCCGGCGGCGATCTCGATCGAACAGATCTACAACACCGGCCCGTGGGTCATTGGTGGTGCAGGGGAACCCAACGGCGGGCTGTACCTGATCTTTTCAGACCCCGGCGAGTTTGACGGTGCTCTGCCCGGCGGTGCTTCGGCACCCTTGGACCCGTTGCCTGCGTATTTCGATGTGGCGAGGGTTGAGATTTTCCGCGTCAGTGAAATGCTCAACGACGTAGCTAGCGGCCGAGCACAGATTGAGCTTCACCCGAGCAAGCCGGTCGGCAACTACTTTGATCTTCCGGCAGCGCGGAGTGTCCGGGCTGTCACATTGTTCCAGCCTTACGCGAGTAGGCTCGCCGCGATCCCCGAATCGGGAGCAGGTGTTGGCCGCGAGCGTGTGTTCCAGGTGGTCTCGCCTGTTCGCGCGGCGGCTTCTGACTACTACCCTCCCTACGACGGCGGTACTTTGGGCGATGGGACGTGGCTGCAAGGCGGCTTCCCTTCGCACCCCGCAGGTTGGGATCCTGGTACGGCGGCAACGTGGATGGGCAAGGCAGTGTTGCCTTGTCCGTTGCCGCTCCGCGAGACCCAAGGGACGGTCGAGAAGCTGGCGCCGTTCACGATTTCGTCGGCGGAAGCGGGTACCTCCAAGATTTTCAACGTCGCCGACGTGGACCCAACCGATGTAGGCCGGGTCATTCGGATCTACCACGTCGATTCGGACGATGGGGATCCGTTCAACACCGGAGACGTGACTAAGATCCTCGGGTGGTTTGAGGTACTGGCGATCGACGCTGACATTTACACCATTCGACACGTCCCCGACATCCCGCCGTTGACGGGGCAGGTGTTTCATGGGCAGGTCACACACGCCAACGTAGGCACTCCTTTCATCCACGTCCGCTTCACCGTCCACGACCCGGTGTCCGAAATCTTCCAAGGGGATTTCGACCATGACAAGGTAGAGGCGTGTCGGCTCAAGCATCTGATCGACCCCCATTTGGTCGAGCGTTTCGGCAAGAAGCGGGTCGCACAGTCCCCGGCTCTTTCGGCAGGGTTCAATCCTGGCCGTGGGGATCGGGCCGCGTTTGGGACCGTCTCGATCACAAGCGGCCCTGCTCCGGGTCAGGTTGAGAATCCCGGCAACCTGCTCGACCTCGGCTTTCGCATGGTGCTGTTTCCGGCCAAGGACGACGGCAGCGGCAACCCCATTCCTGATTTCGACAAGCCAATCGACTCTCTGGAGGCGGTGATCGACCCCGACATCACCGAACAGCAATTCCTTGAGATCGACTACTCGGCAGGTGTTGTGACCCTGAGCCACCCGCCGCCCGATGCCCCGCGTGTCGGGGGCCTTGGTCAAATCATCCCGAACGGGATCATCGGTGGCGTAGGTACGACGAACCCACGCGAGGAAGCCGTGTTGTTTGCCTCGTGCGTCCCCTACTCGCGTGAGCCGCAGTCGAATGCACCGGGCATCCGTGCCATCGTCCGCAACCCCGATGGGAACAACGAGCACGTTGACGTATTCAGCAATCGGATCACCGCTCAGATCGACCTGCTTGCTACGACCTTCATCGCAGCCGCACCTTGGATCGATGAAGCGACGGGCATCGTGCTCACGGGCACATGGGGTGGTCCACAGACGGGAATCATCGACATTATCGACGGTGACATCGGGGATGTCAGTATCGGGACGTGGGCTTATACGCAAGTTGACTCGGCTGGCCCTGGAGTGGACACGCTCAGACTCGTATCCAGTATGAGTGGAGCGGCGGATCCCTCGGCATTTGGTCCTCGCATGACCGTCGTGTTGCGCCGGGAGGCGCGAACCTCGATCAACCTCACGCCGGACAATTCGTTCGACGTTGACGACTACCGCTTCGACACGACCTATGGGAGCACAGCGCGGTTCAACACCATGCGCTTCGGGTCCACGGCAACGCCTTACATCGACGGCTCCGTGCTGATTACCTCTGGTGGGGGTGGCGCTGGCCTCGCAGAAGGGTTCCCTCAATACTACATCGACCAGGCAGCCTCCAGCGACTCTAGTCCGATTTTCACTGACATCGTGGGAGCCTTTGCAGCTATTGGGGCGCTTCCGGTGCTCCCCGGCCCCGTCCACCCCATCGAAAACACTCTGGCTTTGCCGGGGTTCACTGACATGGGGTCTTTCACGACCGGCGTGTACTCGTTGATCAATACGAACCTCAAGGGCACGGGGCTTCCGGGGGGTTTCTTTGGGGGCGACAATCCCTTTGTGTTTGCGTCTGGTGGGGTGGCGGTCCTGGAGGACATACGATCGTTCAAGGGGATCACGATCGGGAAATTTGGCTTTCACGCTGCGCCCACGTTCACGTTTCCGTCTAATGACTATGTTGTGTGGGACGATGTGGCTACCTCGTCGCCCACTAATGGTCCTCCAGGGGCCGCACCTTTCGATGCTTCGGGCTTTTCCCATCGCTTGCGTGCAACTAAGACTTTCATGGACGCCGCCACATGGGATGTCGGCGGGAGCTTGGAAATCGAGCTTGAGAACGACAATCAGATTGCCCCTGGCGCTATCGGAGGGGGTGGGTTCTGTTTGATCAAGATCAAGGGGTCTGGGAATCACGTCAATACCGCTCAATCCGTGGGCACGCTCGACATCGACATCGGGGACGCTTTTGCTTCTGGCGGCGCAAAATTCAGCGGGGCAGAAGCCGTTACGTTCGGAGCCGGGCCACTTACGTGGTCGGGGGTTGGAACCTGGCAGTTGCAACCTGGAGGGGCCATCGTGGGAAGCCCACCCCCCGTTCCCGGCGCCTCCCCGTTGGTGTCTGCTGCACGGCCCATGCGGGGAATCGTGCGTGGGATCCATGTGCAGACCGGCACTGCCAGTCCGCCGGGTGATTTTGACGTGTGGATCTTGGAAAGCGGAGTGATCAAGTATTTGGAAGGCCCCTTCGATTCGGGCCTTGCTGCGGGATTTGGCACCTACCTCTCCACTACCTTTGGTGAGATCGTCGGGACTGGATTTGGCGGAGCGCCGATGGCAGTTTGGATCGACGTGAATCCCTCGCATTCGGGCGCTGGTGGGTGGGATTTCATCAATGTCACCTTCTTTGTGAAATAGGAAGCCATGCACAAAGCAGATCACCAAGATGTGAACCTGGCCGGAACCCCGGCCGGGTGGAGGCGTGTGGGTTTTGTCGATGACCGGGGTATGTCGGTCGTCGCCATGGTTCGGATGGCCTCAGATTGGACGGTCGAGGTTCACATTGACGAGACGACCAACACCTGTTTTTGCATTGGCGTGAGCCCGGATGACACGCAGGTGATTGCCGAACGGTGGGTCAGCGTTCACGGGCCGAGACGCCAGGAGTATGCCGATCTAGCCTCCCAACAGGCAGCGATGTCGGGTAACGATGCGACGACCCTTGACCACGCAGGCATTTTGTCCGAGTTGCAGAGTACGCTCACAGCCGGAGACACGGCACCGGCTGTACCCTCTCGGACGTTTAATTGGACAACGGTGGATGATTCGCACACGCTCGCTAGCTTGGCTTCCAACGCCCATCAGTACGGCGACCTTCTTTATTCGGGCTCGGGAGGTGAGGCAGCATGGGGCTTCTCGCTAGGGAACCGCTTTCGATCCATGCGGACCAAAGCCGTCTTGACTGACACGCGCTATGTGCTCAAGGACGGGGAGAACGAGATCTTTTTCCTTTACGAGTCCGGTGCCGACTACTTTTTGGAGGCTTTGCGGTTGTGGGGGGGTAACGACCAACGTCGTGAGGTCACGGTGACCCAACAAAGTGTGATCGATGCCATCGGAGCTAGCCCGGCCCCCTCGGATGTGGTTGAGCATCTTGAGCCGCAGCTTGTCTACGATCCAAACGCCTTCCCGTAGGCCCGAATTCCGGCCTCTAGCGTAGCGTTTTCCTGCCTATAGGAGCGCCACAGGTAGGACACCTGTGCCATGGGCGCAGGTACAGTGATCCGGCCATGCGCGTCCTAGTCGATTACCCCACACACGACATCCTCCAGGTGGAGAAAACGCCACCGGAGGGCGAAGGGGAGCCCGTAAACGGGAAATACTCGGTTCCGATCCCGGAGGCCGTAACGGTCTACGTGAACCCGGATTCGTTCGTTCTCCCGTCCTCGGACCCCGGATCGATTGTGGCCCAATCCTACGCCGGATTGCTTGCCGCGTTTCCGCAGTACGAGAACATCCTCTACAACCCTCTGATCGAGGACACGGACATTGACGATCTCGACCTGACGGCGACGCTGAAAGAGGGCCTACCCCCCACCGAGACTCACATCACGAGGGCTCAGGTAGGGCGCGGTACAGGCGGCCCCTTCACGAGCGGGCAAGCCGCAAATACCACGGCGGTCTTGGCGGCCAACGAGGGGGTGGTTCCGACTCGCCCCGGCGTGCTGATCACGGACACCATCGACATCGCTCCCCTCACCATTGATCCGATTACGCTCCTGGCGGTGGGCGCTGACGAATTCGTTGTCTACTGGTATCTCTACGAATTCGAGACGACTGACGACATCCGATCCGATTATGGTGCCCAAGCCGGCAAAAATGAACCCGCCCTTCGTCGGATTGTCGAAACCGACCAGGAGCCCTCGGACCTCCAGGTGTTCCTGTCGATCAACGACGGGGCAACCTACTTTGAGGTTCAGCGGCTAGTGCCGATCGCCTTTTGCGAGCCCGGCACCCTGCTTCGGATTGCATTCAAGAACAACAACCCGGACGGCAAAAAGTACATCGCGGCCTACGCAATTCTTTTCTGAGGACCACAAATGGCTGATCTTGGCAACGGCGTATCGCGCACCCTCTCCGCTCTCATGCGGCAGTTCCAGCTTGTCGTCTACCAACGCGGCAAGCCCCCGCTGGACTCGGAGCACAACCTGCTCCAACAGATCCAGAACGAGACGGCCGCCAATTGGGTGCGGAGTCAGATGCCCTCGGGCTTTTTCCTTGACCCGACTCGACCCCTGGACGATTTCGTAACCGACTCGCTGAACGCCAATCAGTTTCGTTTCGGCCAACAGAAGCGGAACGACGCGGGAAATGTCGAGGAATTGGCCCCGATCATGTGGGCCAACGTCAACGGCTGGCTCGTCCCGGTTGTTGGCACGAACAACCCCGAGTCCAACGCCACTGACAACATCGTGACCCTCAATCCCCCGCCTGACTCGGACACGCGCGTCGATTTCGTGTTCCTTGAGGTCTGGCGGGTCAATGTCGCTGCCAACGACTCGACCAAGAACAAGCCAAGCGCGGACAAGATCTGGAAATACGGCAACGTCGAATTCGGCCAAGCGAACATTGACGACGACCTGACCGATCCGGCCATCGGCTACGAAACGACCGAGCGCGTCCAACTCCAGTACCGGATCCGCGTCGTCGGAGAGGGCTCAGGGGCCGGCGTCAGCCCGGCGCTCGACGTGTACCCCGATGGTCTGGACGACCCCAACGTGCGCGCTCAGGGGCCGCTGTCGGCTCCCTCGGCCCAAGCCTACGCCGTGTGGACGAACATGCGGGCAGACCTTGGGGATGCGAGCCTGTGGCGTGCAGGTGACGGCGATCCGGCCAACGATTTCGGGACCGTGGATGGCTATGTGTACGCCATCCCCATGTGCGGCATCTTCCGCCGCAACAACCAGCCCTACGTGGCGGTGAACACAGCAGGCAACCCGAACCAGAACGGTGCCTTCAATCGCACCCCAAGTTCGGCGCTTCTGACCAATCCCCGTGACGGAGCCCGGTTGCTCAACCAAGCGGCGTTGGTTAGCGATATGCCCGCCGAGCAATTCACCGTGCTCACCGAGGTTGAGGTAGACGGCCTGATCGGTTCGGGCTTTGACGACGCCGGGATCAGCTTCACCAACACATTCCTGGTGATCGATGACGAGGTAATTGCCATCGACTCGATCGACACCACCGTATCCCCGGCGCGCATCCGCATTCCAGCGAACGGCCGTGGTCAATGGGGTTCCGATCCGCTCGGACACGCTGGACGTTCGGACCCCGCCGTCGCTGGCAGCGGCACGGCGATCACGTTTTTCAATACCCGGCCGGACGGCAAGTTTGCCGACGAGGTAGCCCTGGACGACGTATTCGATATGCGTCGCGGGGTCAATTTCGGCGATTGGGACTACGAGCGCCTGCTCATGCACAACGCCGCCGCTCTGATGCGCAACCGTTTGCGCTCGACGTGGAAGCAGACGGGTGTGCCTTCGGGTGACACGGAAGGTGTTACGGTCCACGAGGTTGACTACCTGCTCCAAGACGGGGCGACCGCTGTACCCAACGGCACCGAGGCGATGGATGGCCCTGATGGTATCCGTACCGTCTTTTCCGACGCCGCTACCCTGCAAGCCGATGTGACCTCGTTGCTCGACAACGAGGGCACGATGAATTCGGGCTTCATCCAGACCTTCGATGATCTCGTGTTCTGGGACGCCGGGGCGGATTTCAAGCCCGGCGGCTTTATGAATAACCGGAACAACACCGATCCGGGATTCAAAAACGGCACGACGATCTTCATGTACATCGGTGGTGACGACGGCAACGAGGGGGCACGCAAGACCTTCCGTAACGGAGCAACCCGAGCGGTTCGCTACGTCATGCCGCGCGAGCATTTTGTGAGCCGCCAAGACGACCCCGACACGGGCCGTCAGCATCCGGTCACATTGTCGTGGACGAGCAGTGACCAGCAGAACGCTGTCGCCACGGGGCCGGGTTCCGGGCTTCAAGCGCTCACCCCGGCTGGTCCCGGTGAGGCAGCCAGTGAGCACCCCGGCGCGATGTACCCTCTGAGCTTCCTCAACTTTGAGAAGCCCTTTATCGTGCTCGGCGGCGTTATCGAGTCGTCGCTGAACCTCTCGGGTTTGGTCGCGGCCACGCTGCACGACAACACCACGGACCCCGGCACCATCCCGCTTGGCGAAGGTGAGATCGAGCTTCCCGGCTTCGATTTCGATGCGGTGAACGACTGGTATACGCTCGACACCAATGGTGAGTACGAGCTTACGCCAACCGCCAACCTGAGCTTCCCGGTCCTTCGCGGGCAACGGACGCTCTACGATATGCTCACCGCTGGAGGGCGCGACCGCACGGGGTCCTCGTCCGAGGTCTACCTGATCCTCTACGGGGACATCGACGCCGAAGAAAACAACGGCGCCTTCCAAGTGATCGGCGCCGGTACGGGCGGCATGACTCAGAAGATCGCGGGCGGGTCGAACCGTCTCCGAGTCCGTTTCCTGAGTCAGAACGTGACGACCTTCGACGTGACCTCTACCTCCGTCACGATTTCTCTCCAAGTGCGTTCGCAACACTCCAACGCCGAGGATGGCGGCGGTCAAGCTACGGGTCCGTCCGCCATGACCATCACCCTCACGGATATTCAAGCCGAGGAAGGTGGCGGCGCGAACCCGTGGAACGAGGCGAACATCAATCCGGGCACGGTCGATGGTAAGACCTTGGAGCAGCCGTTCGACTACAAGTGCCTGGCGAACATGACGCTCCAGTACCACCCTGGCCGTGGTGCGATGGCCCGCGTTCCCGATCACATCGAGCGGGTGGCGATCCAGCAACCCAACGTCCAGATGCTTCGGCAGTCACGGGCGAATCTCGACACGGATTTCCCGGCGCTGACGGGCGCTCCTGGCTCGCCCCCGGAAGCGGAGTTCACGCCCACGCACATTCAAACGTGGAACCGTTTGCCGAGCCTCGGCCAGCACGAGCCCGATGCCCCTAACTACGGTGGGAACGTGGTGCTGTTCTCCGAGATCGACCGCGAGAACGAGGCTTTCATCGACAGAGGGTCCAAGACCCTTCTCCTGCGTCCGTACCAGGATCTCAGCATGACCATGCGAGGGTTCACGACGGAAGCCTCGCCCTCTCTGCTCGGTCCTACGGGCTACCCTGCTGTGCCACTGATCCCGAACGGGTGGAACGGACCCAAGGACGACGCTCAGATCTTCACGACGACCTGGCTGATGGGCTACACGGTGCCGCATGAGTGGATGCCTCGTTTTGGCCGTCAGGACATTCCCTACTACCAGGACAACGGACCCAACTACGGCACTGGCCGGTTCTTGGAGGGGATCAATCACCTGTTCACGGACGGCACGGACCTGACCAACCCGGTTTTCAGCGTCATTGGCGGTGAGGACAACACCACGGGCGGGCAGCTTGTGACCCGTTTCTTGGCGCAGACGGGCACGACCTCCGGGTTCAAGTACGGGCAGTATGGAACTGTCACGGGTCCGACGACTCCGGCATATCAGGGCCGACTCCTGAGTGCCATCGGTACGGGCACCCCCGAAGCCGAGGCCATCACGAATCGGGTCAACTCCATCGTATCCTCGGATTTTGGTGTGGGCCTCAACGGCATCCAGCTTCCGCCCTACCTCGGCATCGCCCGCTTGTTCGGCGTGTATGACCGTCGAGACTACGTGGCGAAGGGTGGAGTGTCGTTTGACACGGATCGCGTGACGCCGCTGGCGAACAACGCGGTCAACCTGCTCAGGCGAGACGCAGACAAGCAGACCCTTTTCATCCTCCAAGACGGAGCAAAGGATCTGACCGGCGAGGACGACGACCACACCTACGTCATTCCCGAGAACGCGATCGACATCACCCGGTCCCCCAATTTCGTGGGCGGGGAGACGTTCTCTGACCTGGAGTACGTGGTCGAGTTCACCTGTTTCGGATTCGCACGCGGGTTCGTAAACAAGAACAACTTTGTTCTGGCTCGCCGTCACGATGGTCAAGGGAACAGCATTACCGATGGGGATAACCCCGAGCTTGAGAACATCCGCATGACCATCCCGCACGCGGCTCCTGACTCGTCACGAGCCTACGTCGCGTACAACCGCACGGTCTACCAGGGCGACCCCTACATGAGCCGTGCGGGCTCCGTGAGGACCAATAGCGACTACGAGCACCGCTACGGTCAGGTCGCTGTCTCCGACGCTTTCGCTGTGGGTGACGACATCCAGCAATTCGACGCGGACGGGGTGCAGATCCCTGAGCGTCCGAACGCGCGTGCGTTTGAGGTCATGGCCTCGCTCGATTTCTACACGACGATGGGAACTGGCAACATCGGCGGGCGCTTGTACGCGGGCACCGTGACCGACGTGGGCTACACCGAGGACAACGAGATCAGCGCGACCAGGATCCCGCCCGAGGTAGATACTCCGGCGAACCGGGTCCTTGCGCGTGCCTTCACCGAGGGTCAAAAGGAGAACCAGAGTCGAGCCTCCATCAATCTGCGGATTGAGGGCACGGCCATGACATTCTTCCCTGCGGCAGACGCTACAAAGGTCACGATCAAGAAGCTCAACGGTGACCTTGTTTCGTTCACAGCCAACAACGGCGCCACGGTGGACGCGGATAAGTTCGATGCGTCCTCGCCTGACGAGGTAGTGATTGCCAAGGAGCTTACGGACAAAATCAACGCCCGTACTGCTCTGGACGACACGCTGGTCGCGTTCAACGACATTGACGATCAGGTGCTTCGGCTCGTTTCGCGGGTCGTCGGGGACGAGGGCAACGGCATCCGTGTCTCGATCAATGACATCACGAATCTAAAACTCCAGAAGCCGGTCACGGGCGAGGAAACTCTCGATGCCGTGTTCACCGACTGTTTCTTGGAGGGCGGGATCGATCTGGCAGTCAACGGCGGGAACGGCACGACCCAGATCGACCTGACCGGCATGACCGAGCGGTTCCCACTTGGCATCTTGTTTCAAGACTCCGATTTCATCGGGGAGAACCCGCTTGGAGACAGCGCTTCGGCGGTGCAGACGGTGCTTGGAGGTATCCGCCCGGTGCAGAATCTCTTGCCGCTCACTCGTAGCGGGGGTGAGGAATTCACCCGATTTGCGGGCGCCCCCGGCGAGTTGATCGGCATGGGGGATGGCGCGATTCTCCAGTACAGCGCGTTTGACGAGAACACGAACCCCGGAGGCAGTCGCCGGTTCCGTCTGTTCCGTGGCGGCGGCTCGGTGTTCGTACTCGGCGGCCGTAACCCCGGAGGCCCGATCGACTACGTGTCCGGTTCCCTGGAGCCGCCCCTCAACCCGGTCCTCAAGGGCGGCTTGCTCGCGTGCAAGGTGCTTTTGGTCCGTAACCTGACCGAGCGTGCTTTTTCCACGGACGATGTGACGACCGAGGGAGACGAGCTACAGATGGTGGTGATCACCACGGGCATCCTTGGCAACGGTAGAACCCGCCGCGAAGGGGTCACACTTGACGGAATCATTGGCCCGACTGGATTCGGGGAAGGCGACGCGGCCTCTGACCGCTACCGCCTCAATGGCAAGCCCATGTGGAAGGGTCGGGTCCGCGTGACCAATGACCCGGCCACCATCGCCCTCGCCCCATTCCCAGGACGAGACACGGAGTAGACCATGGCTAACCCTTCCGCAACCCGAGTCGCGTCTCGCCACATCGAGGCGTACCGGAATCGACACGACAAGATCATTGACGACTGGTTTGACGACCAGCTTGACCCTCGCACGAAACGGCTCATTCAACAGGCCAACCATGACCTCTATGAAGGTCCGCACTCGTCACCGGGATACCCTGGCTTTGAGCGGGCGACTCGCATGATCGGGCAGGCCCTTGATCGGTTCCGCACCGATCTGTGGCTCGACCAGCAAAGCGATATGGTTCAAGACTCGGAGCCGGAAGGGTGGGAGGACGAGGAAACGGGGGAGTGGATCGAGCCAGACTGGCATGACTGGATCCACTACGACTGGTCGGATGTGAAACGCATCGGGCTCGGAGCTTTGGCTGAGTACGTGAACTGATGTCCCCGCTCGATCTCAAGAGGCTTGCCATTCGGATCGAGCGGTTGCAGCGAATGAGCCGGCACGGCTGGTCGCCCGCTGATGACCTGGAGTTCAAGAACAAGCTCCCTGGTGGTCGAGACTCGCGCCGTGCGTTGCCCGACCCCAAAGACCTGCGGGAGTGGGCCAAGACGATCGGCAAGGATCTCCAGCTACAGCGGAACATCCGGCCCAAGTGGCGGCAGTGGATCACGACGACGCTGAACCTGGAGAGCGCGGCGTCGAGCAACGACCCACGCAACCCGAAGCGAATCATGCGTGACCTGTCTCGCGGGCGGTTCCCGCGACGGGCTGCCGTGGCGCGACGGTATTTGGCGCGTCAAAAATGACGCCCGACCCTTCCAAGGTCGCGGCTCGTTGGGCATCGCAGGACGAGCCGATCCCCGACGAGTATGCCGGGGACCTGGAGTTGGTTGAGCAGTGGCAGGGCGGCACTCAATTCCATGTGCGCTGGCTGTCTGACGAGGTGAAAGACCTTTTGCGATCCGGGGATGTCCCCATGGACCTGATTGTGGCGCTCCGTCGTCACTACGGGTTCACTGAGGACGCTCGGGAGAGCGCCGGACACAAGGCGTTGACGGCGAGACACCTGCGACTGCTCTACGCGCTCCGTGACAAGCATCCGTACTTTTTCAAGCCTCCGAGACAACGGGCCTACTACCGGGGGGTGGGCCTGCGCCGCGCGTCGGTCGAGAAGCTGATCGGCCCCATCGAACCTGCGCGGGGCAAGACCTCTAAGGTTCCCGTGGACCTGACGTTCCCTCTCCGGTGGAACAAGCACTGGACCACGAATCTGCGGCTGGCTCGCTCGTGGGCCTCGGGGTTGGGAGGGCGAATCCCTCTCGTGCTGCACACGAATGCAACTGATCTGTTCGTACTCAACGTCCGGGGGATGCACGACCTGATCGGTTTCGATCGGGGCCGGTGGTCTGAGCAAGAGGTTGTGCCGGTGAAAAGCATCCCCGTGTCGCTGATCGAATTACAGGGTTGGAAGCTGGCCGGGTAGCATAGGGCGATGCACCACCTGTCTCAACAACACATTGATATGAAGGTGCGCCGTCCTCACCTGGCGCGGTTCAAGAAGCAGTTGATCGAATCTCTCCGCGACCCCGGATTGTCCGCTGAGCAGGTTCAGATGATCCGCTCGCGCCTGGAGCGCCTGGGAAAACCCAAGGAATATCGGGAGGGTACGACCCCTCCAGGGGGCCTCAATCCTGGTCCTATACCGAAGCGCCCTAGTAAAGAGATCGCTGTCGAGATCGGAACCTTCACCAACGACTACCTATTTGGATTACCTCACTCCACGCTTGCTCGTTACTGCAAGCAAGAGGGCTTGGAGGTCAGGATGACCGACCCCAAGGCGACGCTCGTAGCAGCCATTCTCAACTCAAAGGGAAACAACCAATGATCAACCGACTCACGGTCCTTTTCGCTTTTCTCGTGGCGTTCGTTTTCACCGCTCCGCTGGCCCTCGCAGGTCCGCCGGAGGGTGACACGGCCGTTGAAACCAAGGCCGACGTAAAGGCCGATGCACCCGACGCCAAGGCAGACGAAAAAGCCGACGCGACAGAGGATGCCAAGGCAGACGAAAAAGCCGAGGCCAAGACAGATGACACCGATGGAACTGGAGGGACCGATGGGACCGATGGGACCGATGGCACGGATGGCACGGACGAGGCCGACGAAAAGCTCGGCGAGCATGTGGATGCTGCGATTGAGGCGGCTCGCTCCGGCGAGTGGGCTCTGATGGTGTCCGCTCTGATCATGCTGCTGCTCGGTGTCGGCCGGAAATTCAAGGTGCTCGACAAGGTGCCCTCCAAGACGTTGCCTTGGGTGGCCGTCATCTTGGGTGTCGCCGTCGCCGTCGCTGACGCCCTCGCCACAGGCGGAGAGCTTTCGCTGGAGCGGGTGCTGCAAGGTGTCATGGCTGGCGCGGCAGCATCCGGTCTGTGGGGGATGATCGGCAAGCACGTTCTTGGCAGCAAAAAGTAGCTGCCCGCCCAACTTGCCCATTCAAGGGCCGCTCGGGAAACCGGGCGGCCCTTGCTTTTGGTTTCGGATCGTAGGCGCGTGTCGTTAAGGGGGTGGAGGAATTACGCCCTATGTCACGCGAACAAGATCGATGCTGGTGGTGTGACGAGCCCGCATCGAGCCGCAAGGCCCTGATCCTGGCTCCTGTTTCCGAGGCGCACTACCATGCCGCTTGCAAGAAGATCGCCGATCGTCAGCGTGCCCGAGGGGGCGTGAAGGTGGTCAAGCTCAAGAAGGCGCCTCCGCGCGTAGGTACGCGGGCGTTCAAGCGCGCCGTGAAGGCTGCCGAGGCCCGCAAGGCCGCGTAATCGCTCAGATCAACGCCCATTTGGCGTAAGCAGCTATGGTGAAGGACTACGTGACAAGCCTGGCTGAGATCCGTGCCGAGCAACGGAAGGGCCATGTGTGGACCGCGTACCTGGAAAAGCGCACTGGCGGGCTTGTTACGTCGTATGCGCGATACGTGTGGAACCCGCACCACTCCCGCTCCTTGGTTCAGGTGACCGTGGGCGCATTTTCAGAGGGCAAAAATCGTAAGAAATCCAGTGTTCAAGCGGCGGAAACGTCGTCGTTGCCCGTTTCGGCGGCAATTTCGTCCCTGGAAAGCAAGCTCGGGCACGGGTACGCTTTCACGGAACCAAAGGGGTCGATTGTTGTCTCCAATGTTCGCTCGTTCACCGAGCGCCGGGAAGCCATCGAGCAACCATCTCGTTCGGTGCCCCCCGATTTCGTGGACCCCTATGACCGCATCCTCCGCATCGACCTTGATCTCGACTCGGGTCAATGGAGTGCTTTCGACAGCCTCGACCTGCGGGAAGCGAATTTCATCCTGTCACTCGACAGCCACGGGGCGGCGGACCTGTACGCGGAGCGCCCGCGCCGTCGTCTCAAAAAGAAAGGCCGGGTCGTTCGCTACGAATTGAGCCCGCCGGAGAGTTAGACCATGCAGTCCAAGTGGAAAAAACTGAGGGAAGGGCATTGGGTGTCTTGGAACGGATACGAGATCCAAAAAGACGCCAAGGCCAAATCCAAGTGGCATCTCTACGACCCTGACGGCGCGGCTGTCCACGTCGAAGGCCAGTGTACGTGGGGTAGTCTACGTGGAGCGCAACGAGCCCACGCAACGGTACAGTCCACAGGTGAAGCGCTCGCGGCGAGACACATCCACACCGCGTAAGCCCGTCACCATCACCACAGGCTCGTCCGCTCGCGGCCGTTTGGTTCGTGGTGCCGACGAGCTTCATCGTGTGGTGCGTGTAACCTACGGACCTTCGGGTGGCACGGTCATGCTTGACCGTGCGTTTGGTTTGCTTTCCACGCGCGATGGGGTCACCGTTGCCTGCGAGGTTGCGCCATCGGACCCGGTTGCTCGGCTCGGCGCCGACGTTCTCCGACGAGCGTGTGTTCGCGTGAACGAGGATGCGGGCGACGGAACCTCGACCGCTGCGATTCTCGCAGGAGCCTTGCTCACTGAGGGGCACAAGATCGTGACAGGCGGGGCAGACCCCGGCGAGGTTGCACGCGGGATGCTCGATGCGGCTCAGATCGCCAGCGAGGTCGTGGGCGAGCTTGTTGTGCCCGTGGACGACGAAGACACGCTTCGCCAGATTGCCTTGCATACGACCAAACGAGACGAGCCGGTAGCCGAGGCCCTGGCCGAAGCCTGCATGTTGGTTGGGTCCAAGGGAATGATCGTGATCGAGGACGGCAAGGGGCGCGGCATCGAGGTCGTCCCGAAGCACGGGGTCGAGGTCAAGCAGGGATGGCAGTCGATGGAATTCGGGGACGACACTGGCGAGTGGAGCCAGGACGTGTGCCTCGTTGCCGTGATCGCCAAGCCCCTGATGCGCTTTGACGACGTGGCTTCGATCTTGGAGGCCGCGAGCATGGTCGCACCGGGCAACCTCCCTCTCCTGATCGTTGGCGAGGGCGTGTATGGTGAGGCGCTTGTCACGATGGTCACGAACCACAACAAGGACGTGATCCGGTGTTGTGCGATCCAAGGGCCGGGGCACGGGCCGTTCGTGAAGGACCACTTGCAGGACATCGCCGCATTCACGCAAGCCAAGCTCGTTGACCCCGAGGCAGGGATGGACCACAAGAGCTTTCAGTCCGAGTGGCTTGGTTCGATCCAGCAAGTGAGCGTCGGGCCAAAAAAGACGACGCTCGTTGCGTTTGACGATGCTCTCGATTCGATCCAATCAAGAATTCGATCGTTGGAACGGCGGCGAGATGCTGCTGAGCACAGCCATGACCGAGATCGCCTCAGTGAGCGGATCGCCAAGCTCGCGGATGGGCTGTGCGTCCTGCGAGTGGGCGGAGTCACCGAGGCCGAGGCCAAGGAGCGTCGAGGCCGCGTCGAGGACGCTCTGCACGCTGTCCGGGCCGCTTTGACCGAGGGCGTGGTGCCCGGAGCCGGCATGGCGTACCTTGCGGCATCCGAAGTTATTGAAACCATTGGCTTTTCTCCGGGAGACCGTGGAGCCGGTCAACGGGCGCTCGTGAAGGCGCTCAGGGAGCCTCTGAGAGCCCTTGTAACTAACGCGGGCCAGGAGCCGTCCGTGGTGCTGGAACGCCTGAGATTGGCGTCAGATGGCGCGTACTGGCATGGTTGGGACGCCTTGTCGGGGCAGGTCCGCGACCTGCTTGAGCCGCCAATTCTGGCTGATCCCTTGCGGGTTGTGCGCTCGACCATTGAGACAGCCGCCTCGGCAGCGGCCACCTTGCTCACTGCCGAGGTAGCGATCACGGCGTAAGGGAATCATGGACACGGAATTTGAGCATCGATCATCGGCGGACATCGGGCTTGGCCTTGAACAAGCTAGGCGTGATCTGGAAAAACGGATCGCTTCGGCGTGCCCCGACCGTGACCGCTCCGAGGTCGAAACCGAGGCGTTGCAGTGGTACTTGCTTCTCCGCGAGAAGGTTCAAGAGGGGTGTACGATCAAAGCGCACCACTCGGACGGGACGATCATGGTGCTTATGCGTGAGGGTAACCCATGAAACGAACGTCACTCGTACAAGCTCGTAGCGGATCGATTACGGCGGACACGGCCGAAGCGATCAGGCAACTGGAGATGCGCGCAGTCAAGCGAGGGAACGTCACGCTCCACGTTCAAGCGACACCGCTCACTGAGCACGCGTGGGAGCCGTGGCCGCATCCTGGTCGTCCTCCGTACTCAATGGTGCCGAGTGGGCGCGAGGTTTCTTTGTCGCTCATATTCAAAGAGGACGAGGTTCCCTCCGACGTGGCGAAGGCGCATGAGATTGCGACCTTGTGGGCGTTGGCGATCCCTTGTGGGTTCACGCCGTACCAGCGGTACCCGACGCCGAACAGTTCCCACGACGATCTGTTTCACTGCTTTGGGCCGTGGCAGATTCTCTACGACCATCTCGTAAGCGAGGGCCGAGGGGAGGAAGCCTGGCCTTCGTTGTGCGCGGCGGCGCAGTCGGATGTCGGAGCCTGGCAAGGTGAGCGGAAGGTCGAGCGTTTCATCCAAGCTCAGCTTCACCGCGTCGGCGTCAACGTCGGCCCCATCGACGGCCAGGTAGCCCACCGAACGCTGACGGGGTTGAAACGGCTCGGGCTCGACGGGATGGCGTTGGAGGATGCGGCCGTGAAACTGATCGGGATGAATTCGATCGAGCACGAATCGCAGGACCGTAGAATCGGGCACATCGTCGTTCCGGGCCAGAATGCTTCTATAGTTTGCTCTGGGCAGGTGTACTCGACCAAGACAGCGACCGGCGCAGCCCTCACCATCGACGGGCCAGGGCGCGTGATCCTTGACCTGACTCCGAAAGGCTGACAATGGAAGATCTGGACGACCTCAAACTCGCTGGCGCCTGGCCCGCTTCCATTTCGGCAGCACGCAAGGCCGAGATGCTGAAAGCCGGTCGGCAAGGCGCCCGCGAGGTATTTCGCCTCTTGCTCCCCAAGGTGCTCGATGCGGGCGAAGAGATCGATTCGCAGTTGATCAAGCTCGGGCGAAAATACGGGATCGATCCTGATTACCTGCGCTTCACGCTTGGACGCGGGCACTTGTGGCCTTCCATGACCCCGGAGGATCGGAAGTTGGTCGGCCTTGCCGCCGAGATCGTGAAGGCGGGAGGCTCGGTCCCGAGCTACAAGAGCATGAGTATCCCCGAGGCTGAGCTTGAGGATATGGCGATGGACCTGGCCTTCATGGACCTCGGAAGCTGGATGGCGCTCAAGCTCGCCGGGAAGCTCGACAAGGCGTATACCGACGCCGGGTGGGAGGTTGCGTCGAAATACACGCACATCCTGACCATTCCCGGTGATCCCGCCGATCCACGGCTCCAAGCTGCCGGGATGATTCAAGCAACCCTAAAGCACCAGTTGGCGCGGGGCGGCTTCGGCTCTCCCCACAAATACGTGGTGCTCGGCGTGCTGCAAGACCTCTTGAACGTCTAGGCGTTCACATCCTCCGCTGCGGGGGTAAGGGTGGTGATGGACGACGCGCTTAAAGCCGTGTACGGCAAGCTCAAGGACTACCGCACGCGGACGGATCTTTCCCTGCGCGCATCTCCATTCCTCAAGCCCACGTTCACTGGCTTTGACGGCTCGGAGAAACCGTTGAGCCATCGCTACTACCAAGTGCAGGGGATCCTGCACTTGGTCGCCATGACCCGGTTCTTGCTCGGCGACGACTGTGGACTCGGCAAGTGCGTGACCGGCGATACGTTGGTTTTGACCGATCAGGGCCTCCGCGAGATCCATACCTTGCGTGCCGATTTGAGCGAACCGGCCGAACCAGGCACGTTCCTCAAGGCCGAGCCGTGTCGAGTGTGGACTGGACGAGAATGGGCTCCGATTAAGTCGTTCTATTTCGATGGGGAAAAACCAACGAAGCGGATCCAAACCCGCTACGGGTTCACCATCGAGGGCTCGTATCGTCACCCGCTGTGGGTTCGTAAATCGGAAGGTGAAGGTTGGAGGCGGCTGCCTGACCTCGCGGCGGGGGATTTCGTGTGCATTGAACGACGCGAGATGGCATGGCCGGAGGACAAGGTGCCTCTGCATTGGGTCACGGATCGCCCGTCCAATGCCAAGCAATACAAAACGCCCGAGTGTCTGACCCCGGAGCTTGCCCGGTTGCTCGGGTATTTCGTGGCGGAGGGAAATTCAACGAACCCAAACGGGTTCACGATCACGCAATTCGACCCCGAGGTACACGCGGACATCCGTGATTTGCTGGATGGCTGTTTTGGTTGGACGGGCAACGCCCATAGCCAGAAGGCCGACACGGAGATTCAAATATCGAGTGTCGTGCTCCGCGATTTCGTTGCGCACTGCGGGGCTCTGCATGTTAAATCGGCCAAGAAACAGATCCCGTGGCGAATCCTCCGCTCCCCGCGTGAGGTCGTGGTTCAATTTCTACGCGGACTATTTGAGGGGGACGGCCATGCTCTCCCCGGATCCGGGATCGAGTACACCTCAAAATCGAGGCGGCTGTGTTCGGAGGTCCAGGCCACGCTCCTGCGTTTTGGGATTGTGTCGAAAGTAAGCTGCAAACCCGTCAACGGTGAGGACTATTGGAGGCTGACGATCTTTGGCGACGACGCGAGGGGGTTTGCGCAGAAGATTGGGTTTGTGACGGCGCGCAAGAACGAAGCCTTGGATCAAGTGCTGTCGAAAAACGGCAACCCGAACCACGACGTGCTTCCGTTTGTTGCACCCCTTGTGTCCGCTTTGTATGCCAAGCTCAAAGATGCCACGACGGTTCGTGGAGCGAATGTCGCCAAACGCGGGTCGGGGATCAAGCAATTTGGCAACGGATTTCGGCTCGCCATGCGCGAGGTGATCAGGGGAGAGCGTGACCTGACCTATGCCAAGCTGGACGAGCTTCTTTCCCGGTGCCTGGATTTCGGATTGTCGTCGGAACCTGAGTTCCAAAAACTGCATACGCTTGCATCTCGTCGGTTTTTCTACGACCCCGTTGTGTCGATCGAGGACGGCCACGCTCCTGTCATGGACCTGGAGATCGATCACGACGACCACAGCTTCGTGGGCAACGGGTTCGTCAACCACAACACACTCCAGGCGATCACCGCGCTGTGTTTCCTGTGGGAGCGCGATCCGAATCAAAAGGTCGTGATCCTGACGAACAAGAGTGCGGTCGGTCAGTGGTGCAAGGAATTCGACAAGTTCTGTCACTCGGACAAGCTCACGATTCTTCGCTGCATCGGCACCCCCGCCAAGCGCAAGAAGGTCTACGCCGAGTTTGAGGCCGCGACGGGGCCGACCATCCTGGTCATGGGGTACGCGACGGCGCGCCAGGACATCAGCCTGATCCAAGATTGGTCCGACTACATCGTGATCTTCGATGAAGCCACGGCGTTCAAGAACCCCAAGACACAGATCTACAAGGTCGCTCGCCACCTGTCGGAGCGGGCAGCGGGGCTCGACCGGGAAAGTGGTGAGTGGCGTAAGGGTCGCGTGTGGGCGCTGACGGCGACGCTGATCAAGAACCACCTGATTGAAGGTTACGGGATCTACAGTGTGATCGTGCCGGGTCTGTTTCCGTCGAGCAAAAACAAATTCGTCAACCGCTTCTGCATCACCAAGCTCCAACGGATCAAGGGCAACCGCCATATCCCGATCATCGTCGGCTACCGCGACGGAGCCATTCCCGAGTTCAAGGAGAAGATCGACCCGTACTACCTTGGGCGACCCAAGCACGAGGTAGCCAAGGAGCTTCCGCCGCTCACGACCCGCATCGAGAAGGTCGGGTTGACTAAGGCGCAGAAGGACAAATACGCCGAGGCGCTTGCCGGGTTGTTGGAGATCGACAAGACGGGCGAGGAAAAGGAAACGACCAAGCTGACGGCGTTGATCTACTGTCAGCAGATCGTAGACCACCCGGCGCTGGTCGAGTGCGAGGGAGAGTCGGAGAAGCTGGAGACGCTGATCGACCTCGTGACCAATGGGGAATTCGCCGAGGAAAACGTGATCGTCTACTCGCGCTTCCGCAAGATGGTGGATTACATGCAGCCCATCTTGGAAAAGAAGGGCGTCAAGACGGTGCGCATCACAGGCGCCGAGAAGGACGACGAGCGCTTGGAGGCGATGGAGGCATTTCAGAACCCGAAAGCGGAAGCCCGTTGCGCGCTGATCACCGACGCGGCCTCCGAGGCGATCAACCTCCAGTCGGCCAAGGTGATCATCTTCTACGACTCGCCGTGGTCGGCAGGTAACCTGCTCCAGATCCTTGGCCGTATGATCCGAATCGGGTCTGAGCATGATCGCTGCTACGCCATTCATCTATGCGCGCGGCGAACCATTGACGAGAAGGTGCTCGCCGTCCTCAAAAAGAAGATGAAGCTGATCGAGTCCATTATCGGTAAGCGGATCAAGGGCGAGGACGACGACGTAGAGGTTGCAGAGGTTAACGACATCACCGAGATCTTCGACGCCATGAAGGCCGACGCATTGGGCTTCTTGAACGAATGAAGATCCGCAACAACAGTAACCATCCGCTCGTCGTAGCGGATGTGAAGGTACAGCCGCACGAGGTCCGCGAGGTCCGTGGGGACGTGTGGGCTCGCATGAAGGCCGAGCGTCCTGAGTTTGCCGAGGCTGTGGCGGAGGGTGTTTACGAGGAATTGGCGCACCTACTCCCTGGCGACGGCTCCCCCGGCTGCCAGTTGTGCTTGGGCCGAGGCTTCATCTCCGAGGGTGTGGTCGGCCGTCGATGTACGTGCGTCCGCACGCGTGACGTGATCGCCAACGTCAACAAGATCTGGCCGATGTACCAGTTGATCAAGGCGGACAAGTTGCCCAAGGGTCACCGCTCCCCGCTGATGGATTTCGTGGACCGGAACCTCTACATCACCGCCCCCGAGGATCTGTTCAAGGCTCACCTGCGAGCCACGGCGATCCGGCAGGGGTCCGATTGGTACGCCCGTGTCCGTGGCGACAACGACCTGCTCCGAGCTTGGTTTTTCACAGCCAAAGCCAAGGGCGTCGAGATCTACGATGTGGACGTGGCTGACTCGCCCATTTCTGAGGACCCGAGCATCGAGGATCTGGCTTTGCCGCCGGACCTGTTGATCGTGCTCATGGGGGTCAAGCGGACGCGCAACGTGGCCTCGCCCGAGACGCTGCTGGAGGTACTGAAACTCCGCGAGTTCCGCTCCAAGCCGACGTGGATCGTAGACCAGCCCAACTATCTGCTCACGTCAGATTTCCACCTGTTCAACGAAGCGGCGATCACGACGATCTTGGAGGCATGGAATCATGTCGAGCTTACTCGGCACATGCCTGTTGTCTCGCAGACGGATCCAGACGACATCCTGGCGGCCAGTAGCTCACCTTCGGCAACCGTCACCGCACCTACGGCAAAGCCCGCGCGACCGGGCAAGATTACGTTGTCGAGCCAGGTAGGTGCTGATCGAGGCAGAACGAAATCTGAGGATATTGTAGAGACAGAGGAACCGTGGAAGCCGGGTAAGCCGAGCACATCGAGTAAGAGGGGGAAGGGCAAATGAAAACCCTCTTACGCTCTACGTTTCTCGTCAAGCCTGACGAGAGTGCGGATCTGTTTCTCTCCAATTACCTCGCCCTGAGTAATTCGGGCCTCGGTTTTGAGACGACCGAGGACAACCTGATCTGGACCTACGTTCAAGAATTCTTCCGAACGCATAACCACGTCCCGACTCTCTCCACGCTCCGTGCTCACTTTGAACGGATCAAGGAGATGGAGGTCGTTGATCGTCTGGAGCAGCTTGGACAATTCCCGAGCCGCACCCGAGGCGATTTCCTGCGGCACCTTGAGGAAAAGGCCGAGGACCGCAAGATCCGAATGGTCCGTACCTACCTCAAGACGGCGGCTGAGATCACCGAAACGGGGTACGAGGAAAAAGACGCACGCGGCAAGGTGGCTCGCAAGCTGATGGGCGCCGTCGATGCGATGCGGTTCTTGTTGGAAAAGAGCCACGACATCGTGGCCCCCACGCTCGGGAGTCGGCTCAGCGGTGGTGTGCTCGGGGCCGTCGATACGTTCAAGGAGAGGTATGAGCGTGTCGAGTCCGACCCGCAATTCGGGCGCGGGCAGTTCAGCGGGATCAAGCAGCTAGACGAGACGATGGGTGGCTGCAAGAAGGGCGAGCTTTGGACGCACGCGGCATTCACCGGGCACATGAAATCGTCGTTGGCGATGTCGTGGTGCTACATGCAGGCCGTCTACTACTCCAACGACTCGCTCTACTTTTCGTTGGAGATGCCATGGGAGCAGGTGCAGAACATCCTGTGGACGATGCACAGCTACCACGAGAAATTCCGCACGATTCGGATCAAGCTCGGGATTCAGCCAGCATCGAGCAAGACACCGGGAGGCAAGGAGATCCACTACGACCGGGGCCTTGATTACGAGAAGGTCAAGTACGCACAGCTAAGCAAGAAGGAAAAGAGTTTCCTGTTTGACATTGTAGCCGTGGATTTCAAGGACCCCGCCAACGGGTATGGCGAGGTTCACGTCGAGGTCGCCGATCCAGACAAGAGCGATTTCACGGTCGCCGATGCGCGAAGCAAGGCCGAGATCCTGTACGCCAAGAATCCGTTTTCGATGATCGTATTCGACCACATGGGGCTGATGGCTCCGCGCAAGTGGGTGGCGAGTACGACCGAGCGATCGAACGAGGTCATCCGAGATACGAAGCGGTTGGCGATGTCGTTCAACCGGGGCCAAGGTATCGCCGTCCTCGGCCTGTTTCAGATCAACCGTGATGGTTTCCGGGCCGCTGAGAAAAACGAGGGTAAGTACAACCTCACTCACCTGGCCTACGCGAATGAATGCGAAAAGTCGTCCGACGTGGTGTCGGCCTCGTGGATTGACGATGACCTGCGTAAGCAGGGTCGTTTCTACATGCAGTGTCTCAAATCTCGTGACGTTGCCCCGTTTGAGCGGTTCGGCATCCGGGTAGAGTTTCACTGTCGGCGCCTGCTCACCGATGAATCGGGTGTCGAGATGATCGACGCGAAGCAAGAGAACGAGGCTATCGGTGACGAGATCGATCTACTGGAGGATCTGTAAATGGAAATCTCGCTGAGACTAGGCGATTGCCGCGAGCGGCTTGCTGAGCTTGAGGACGAGTCGATGGACGCCGTGATCTTCGATCCCCCATACGAGCTAGGCTTCATGGGCAAGGATTGGGATGCCTCGGGAGTCGCTTACGACCCGGAGCTTTGGGAAGAAATCATGCGTGCCCTCAAACCAGGCGGAGTCGTCAAGGCGTTCGGCGGGACACGGACATTTCACCGCATGGCTGCGGTGATGGAGAGAGTGGGTTTCGTAGGCGTTGCGACACAAATGGAGGCATGGACCTACGGGAGTGGCTTCCCAAAAAGTCTAAACATTTCAAAGGCTTTGCGGAAAAAGGCCAAACAAGATTCTGATCCGTCGCTCGCCAAGCTCGCCGAAACATGGGAAGGGTACGGCACTGCGCTTAAACCAGCGTGGGAGCCGGTCCTTGTTGCCCACAAGCCGGAGGCGTAGGTGCGCGTCGTGACCCTGGCTCGCTCGCCTGTTCTTGGTGCTATGGCGGCGTGTATCGAGCAAGGGGCAGGCGCGCTCAACATCGACGGAACGCGGGTGGGCTTTCAAGGGGATAGTGATCGCGCCTCCGCGAAGCCGGGAGGGAAGCTGACAGCCAGAACGGGAGCCTTGGCGGGTAAGACTCAGAACCCAGATCAGAAGCGGACGGAGTTCACGTCGGACAACAACAAGGGGAGGTGGCCTGCCAACCTGATCCTCCAACACCGGGCGTCGTGTACCCAGACAGGTTCAACCACTGCACCGGGCTACACGATCAACCGCTGGACGGACGGAGCCAAGCCGTTTGGCGGTGGGGCAGGTCACGAGTACGAGAGCGAGAAGCAGCCCGACGAGAGCGTGGCGGTCTGGGAGTGCGCAACTGAGTGTGCGATCGGGTTGTTGAATCGAGATGCTGGCGTGCTCACGAGCGGGGGCGGAAAGAAGCATCCAGTAGGAAGCAAGATCTACGGGCGAAGTTCGTATTTGGAGAGCGCAACTGCGGGCGATGGTTCGGATTGGCAAGCGAGCAAAGGAACCGCATCGAGATTCTTTCAACAGGTTCAGGAGACAACGATGAACGAGCTACCGCAAGAACTGGTCGATTACCTGGAGACGATGATCACGCCGCCCGATGGTGAGGTCTTGATCGTGCCGGATGTGTCGGCCGTCAACTGGACCGAGTACGACGACAACCAGCTACACGGGGTCGTGGTCATCGGGAAGCGGGCGGATGAATTCAAGGGCAACGACTACCTCGATCAGATCTATCGGGTGCTTCGACCCGGTGCTCATGTCGCCATGATTGCTTCCGACGAGCAGCCGACCGGGCACACGAACACCTGCGCCCTAGAGGACCAGGGCTTTGAGATCCGCGATGCCCTTTTGGTCGTGCAGGAGCCGGGGCGCATCCACTATGTCGCCAAAGCTGCAACTGCCGAGCGCAATGCAGGCGTCGCCCCGATCAAGCAAGAGGTCACGGTCGAACGGTGGTTCCCCAAAGACGACGCGGACCTTGACGAGATTATGGAGGCCCTGGCCGAGTCGCTTGAGCCTGAGCAAATTGACGAGATGGAGGTGGAAGGGCTCGACAAGAAAGAGGTCCCCAAGCATCTGCGCGATCAGTTTGAGTCGGCCACCTTTGAGCGGACGATCACACACCAGAACAACCACCCGACCTGCAAACCAATTGCCGTCATGGAGCGGTTGTTGGCGAACGTCCCCGAGGGCGCCGTCGTGTGTGACCCTTTCATGGGAAGCGGGACCACGGGCATCGCGTGTCTCAACACGAACCACAGCTTCATCGGCATCGACCTGGAGGAACCCCACGTCAAGATCGCCGACGCTCGGATCCGACATTGGGATACGAAAAAGCGGCGGACCTGGGTGGCGGAGATTGAGTCCGAGGTCGAGCCCGAGAAACAAGATGACCCGTTTGGCGGAATGTTCGGGGGATGAAGATCGTCACCCTCGCCCGTAAGCCTTTGGGGGGTTCGGTTGCTCAGGGGGTGGTCGAGCACAGAGCCGGTGCGATCAACATCGGTGGCACGCGAATTTCTGCGCATGGCCGTCCTTTGCGGACGTTCGACCCGAAGCCGGGGGTTGAGCGTAGCGTTGGTTGGGAGCCGGGGTGGGCGGGAGGCAGTAAGGCTAGCGGTCAGACCTCACTCGGCCGATGGCCTGCGAACGTCCTGCTCCAGCACACGGCCGGCTGTAAGTGTCGGGGGACCAAGAGGATACGGCCCGGTAACGGGTCGGGGCGTACAGGAAAAGGGGCACACGGCTTTCAGACCGCCTACGTCGGTGGCGACAAGAAATCCGATGGGTGGGTCGGCGACCATGTTGACGACAACGGTATGGAGACGGTCGATGCGTGGGAGTGCTCCGAGGGCTGTCCCATGCTTGACCTGGACGGACAAAGCGGTGTGACGCTCTCGTCGGGAGGCCGCACCGCGAACATCTCCAAGGGCCAACGGATCTACGGTGGCGGTCGAGGGCTCGGCCAAGACCTCACGCCCGACGAGGTACGTGGGGATCCTGGCTACGGGGACGTGGGTGGAGCGAGCCGCTTTTTCAAGCAGATTCAGCGGTAGTAGTCGCGGACCTCGCCGACCGTCGAGCACCCGGCCGCGATGGCGACCTTGACTGCGCCTACGGTGATGCCGAGAGCACCTGCGATCACCGGAGCCGTCACGAGCGCGACAGGGGTGGCGAGGGTGATGCCGATGTCCTTGCCCATCTCAAAGAAGGGCTCGGTCACGTCGGATACGAGATCAACTACGTCGTCAAACAGACCCATCGCCAGCACTCTAGCGGCTACGCCTTGGCGGCGCCAGCCTGATCGAGCAGCTTGTTCAGGTCCTTGGTCGTGCTGTTCAAGCTGCGGACCCACGAGGCCACGCTGGCGGCAGCGGACTGAATGGCACGCCATGCGCCGCTCAGCATTCGGGTCAGGTCGCTCCAACCGAACGCGACGCGAGCGCCCTCGGCAACGGACTCGACATGCTCCATCTGAGCCATCGCCGCGTTGAAATCATTGATCCCCGCGAGCACCTTGGTCAGAACCTCTTGGTGGGAAAGCTCGCGGAGAGCTTCGCGCAGCAACGTCTGGAATTTTTCCTCAAACGTGATCGTCGGCTCTGTGTGCGACTCGTGACGAGCAGCGGCAGCGGTTACGGCTTGCACGCTGTCTTGCACGCTTTTGACCTCTTTTTGGAGAGCCTTGAGCTTCTTTTCCGCTCCGGCGAGCCATTTCTTGCGGCGTTCACCGCCGCGACCAGCTTCGACCTCTTTGGCGTGTTTGGCGACCAGGGCTTCGGCTTCCTCGATCTTGCCTTCCAAGGACCCGATCATGATCTCGGCTTCCAAGGCAGAGCGGCCGACCGCAGTGATCAGGCCCTCAGATTTCATCTTGGCCTTGACCCATTCCTCGATCTGATCGCCGTTCTTGATCCCGGCCAGGCTCATCTGCTTCGCCACGCCCTTACCACCCATGCCCTCGATGAATTCCTCGGGGAGCGTGATCCCAAACCCTTGCGGACGGCCCTTCTGGCACTTGTTTCGCCAGTAGGCCGTGGCACCGCCATAGTCAAAGTGATCCCCGAGCTTTTCCACGACCATCTTCCACGCGAGCAGACACTCGGGAGGCAGCTTGCCATCGTGTACGGCCGCCGCGATTCCACGCGGAGGACGGAAACGGGAGTCAGGTGGCCCGGAGATGCGGGCCTCGTGGATCAACGGCAAAAGCTCGTCCCGAAGCTCAGGCTTCTCGTAGGCGAGCCGAACAAGGGAGCTTCGCAGATTCATCACCGAGGGCTGGCTATAGACGGACTAGGGCGAGGTTTCCGCTGGCGGGTGCCTGGCGTAAATACGTGTGTATGGACCGCTGCAAGCGTTGTGATGGAGCAGGCTTTCTCCCACAGTTTCGCCACGTCGAAAACGGCGTTTGTTGGCGTTGTGAGGGCTCAGGCACCGATCCGGGCAAGGCGCCGAAGCGACGGACCATCCGTCGCAGCCGAGTCGTGCGGGGGCCTCGGCTCAGCCGCGAGGCGAGATCGCGTCTGGATGCCCTGATCCGATCTGGCGGGAGCAAAGAATTCACGCGGGTCACGCCGATTGGGCGTGAGCTACAGCGGCTCGGGCTCGTGCGGATTGAATTCGATCGCACCCGTGGGCGTGGACGGGCGATGGCGACTGACCGTGGCGCACGTAGCCATTGGAAGGCTATCGTCGCAGGATTGTTGCCAAATCCCCGCCACGAATCCGATCACGCCCGCACGGTTTCGCTTCGTTTCTAGGCGTCGTACTCAGTACGCCCCGTGGGAATGACCAGCGTGGCAACCCCTTCCAAGGCGATGTTTGCCCATCGCTTAGGTAGTCCAAGGCAAGGGCCGGTCCAGGATCGGAAACCTACCGAACGGACAGCGGCCTTGACTGGCCGTGTAGGGAGGCTGGTCAGACCTGCGGGGCACGCATTTAAGGTCCAGGTTTCCCGATCGAAGGCTCTGGCGTAAGTAGGCTGTGGAGAGACTCAACGAACAGGCGCGGGAGTACGCCGTCGAGGCGCACGGCGACCAAAAGTACGGGGACGAGCCTTACGTCGTTCATCTGGATGCTGTGGTCGCCATCGTGCGCGAGGCGGACGGGTCGGAGCTTGCCGAAGCTGTCGCCTGGCTGCACGACGTTCAAGAGGATACGGATCGCAACTCGGCCGAGTTGGAGCGGCTGTTCGGTCCCGTTGTGTCGGTCGCTGTTTCGTGCGTCACGGATCCCAACGGGCCGAATCGCCGGACACGCAAGGCGCGGCTGCACGCTCAACTGGCGAAGCTCGATCACGAGCAGCATGAGAGCTACCGGATCGCGTTGCTGGTGAAGGCAGCCGATCGGCTCGCCAATCTCCGAGCCTCGGAAGCGAACAACGAGCGTCTGCTCAAGATGTACCAGCGGGAGGCCAAGGCTTTCCGCGAAGCCGCGTATCGCCCTGGCCTCGCCGATGGTGTGTGGGCCGAGATCGATCGCATCACAGGAGACACGGTTTAATGGACCACCGCAATCTCAAGAAAAAGCCGTGGCTCGTCCAACGAGTGCTGCGGAAGGACTCCGAGGAGAAGGGCATCGACGGCGCGTTTGGGTTCGACTACATGGGCTCGGCCGAGTTTGAATTCGGCTCGCTGTTCCATGCCCTCAAGGCCATGCGCGCCACATGGGACCAGTACCTTCCCGAGCCGAAGCGGATCAAAGACGAGAACGGACGCATCGTGTGGTACGTCGGACCCGACGACGCCGAGATCTTGGCCTTTGCCGAGTGGTTCTTTGTCGATCAGAGCTACGGACACTGCGAACATGACCTCAAAGAGCGCACGGACATGCGTCGCGCCTACGAGGACGAGCCCGATCGGTGGGCTCCGACTGGTTGGTGGGCCATCGACCACGACACTCCCTGGCTCCTGTTCGTCAAAAAGGACGACGCACGGGAGTGGATCAAGCGGACGAAGGAGCAGGAATGACGACTCCCTGGTACGACACAAAAGAGGGCCTGGAGGCCCGCCTGAAATCTGGCATCGCTGGACTCCGCGAGATTGCCCGCGCGCGGCATACGGCCGGGTACGAACGTCGGGAGCGGATGGCTGAATGGTGTCTGATTGGACGTTTCTGGACCGACTCTTGTGGGAATTTCTCGCGCTTCACGGAGGGGGCTCCCCACGATCAGAGGGGCCGGATCGAGATCCCGGACGTGATGTCCCGAGAACAAGCTCTTGGGATCTCCGAGTGGATCACGACCACCTTCACCGAGCTTCCGCCCGAGGATGGTCGGTGCGATCGGTGCGATGGCGTGTGGACGATGCGCAACGTGGACGATTTCATGTGGAAGCGGGATCGCGGCGACCTGCCCGTGGCCCGAGCCCGTCACAAGACCTGCAACCGCCTGGCGATCATCGAGGCGGAGGCTGACGAGATCCGCAAGATCGTGGAGCGTTCGGAGATGCCGTTCAACTCGATCCACATGATCCCGAACGAGTATTTCCCCGACCCCGACGTGTACGGCCCCTGGTTTATGATCGAGACTCCCAAGGGTCGGATCAAGATCGGATGGCGCAAGCGGGTGATCAACATCGACTGGTCGCTCTCGGGCTACGGTGCCAAGGGCGAGGACGTTGTGGACGAGGCCAACGTGACGTACGGGCCTCAGTACGTCCATGCTTACGGTGCAGACAAGGCCGTGGAGGCCCTGCGGAAGATTGCGGGGGCTTAGCCATGTCTCGTTCCCTACTCGTTCCTGACATCGGCACGGACCTGACTCTTGCCGAGGACTGGACGTTCGTGCTCGTGCCTGAGTACCGTAACGACAAGCTGTGGACGGCGGCAGGGCTGCCCAACTACGGGCATAGCCAAGCCGTCAAGGTCAAGCGTGGCGATGCCCCCGGCGAGGTATTCCTCGTGGACGAGCAAGGGACTGAATTCGTCCCGCAGGTGACGTTGCCCAAAGGGACGGTGCTCCGATGCGCGCGCGTCTACATTCGCAACGGCAAGAACGCATCGAATTTCTCGTCGCTCACCTGGACGATCAAAAAGTGCCCCGACAAGACACTCAAGGGGCGCTTTTGGGCGAGACTCCACGACTGCAACAACATGATCGTGGAGTAGAACATGGGATTTTTCACTTTCCTTGCGGTCTGTATTGCTGCCGGGTGCGCCATGCACGGTTACGAGATCTGGATCAAGCACCGCGAGACGATGGCGATGTTGCGCATGGGCGAGCGTGCTGCCAAGGCGCTTATGGAAGCGCCCGACCATGAGCGGAGTGCTCTGGCTCGGGAGTTGTTGGAAGCCTACGACGAGGCCGGGCAGGGCTTGGAGAACGACGTTTGACCGCGCCCTACCGTGACGACGACCCGATGCGCTGCGACTGCGGGCAACACCCGATGGTCTTGGAGGTCTACTGGAAAGGCACCGAGCGCGAGCGCCGTATCTGCCATCACTGCACGCCCGAAATTCTGCGGATCGAAACACGATGCGTCGATCCGGCCGGGTCAGGGGAAACCTTCACCATCACAAAGAACCTGGCGATGCGATGGGGCGCAGACCAGGAGCACGCCGTCAAGATGTTCCAAGCCTGGAAAGCGGCCCAAGCCGGTGAAACGGTCATTCTCAACGAGCCAGAGCCGCAGGAGCGGCCCAAGGGCCTGTTCGCGCGCCTTTTCCACAACCTACCCTCACCCTTCCATCGTGGGGGGCGGTTTCAGATCGGATCCGATTGGCGTAAGGGGTAACGCACATGACCGTGACCGATGTAGACAATCTCGTGGCGACGTTGGAGGCAGCCCGCACGGCCTACGACAATGACGTTCCTCTGATGTCGGACGCTGAGTACGACGCGCTGGAGGATCAGCTACGGGACGCGGCGCCTGACCACCCGTTTCTCAAGCGTGTGGGCTCCAAGCCCAACGAGAGCGGATGGACCAAGGTGAACCACGAGGCCCCGATGGGCTCGCTGAATAAGGGCAACACCATCGAGGAAATTGGCGAGTGGATCAGCGACCGGCAGGGCAAGCTCAAAGACTGGATCGGGGCCTCGGTTGAACACCCCGTTTCCCGTAGTAACGCTCTCCGAGCAGTGGACACGGCCACGATGGTTGTGTCGGACAAGTGCGACGGGCTTTCGCTGTCTCTCAAGTACGTCGAGGGGAAGCTCGTCCAGGCGCTCACGCGAGGCGACGGGTTTGTGGGCGAGGACATCACCCGCAACGTCCTGCTGATGAAGGGCGTCGTGACGGACATGCACGATTTCACCGGGCATCTCCGAGGCGAGATCGTTCTGTTCCGATCGGACCATGCTGCGCTGCCCGAGTACAAGAATCCCCGCAACGCAGCGGTCGGCATCTCCAAGCGGCAGTCGGACCCGAGCCAGTGCTCGGCGCTCACCGTGCTTCACTATCAGGTGATCAAGCAAGGCGGGAAGCAGCCCAAGAACAAGGCGACGGAGTTTCGGCTGCTGGAAAAGCTCGGCTGCGCGGTTCCGCAGTGGTACGAGGTCGAGGCCAAGGCTGAGGCGATCGGGCGGCTCTATGACGAGTACGTTGAGAGCAAGCGCGACGACATCGACTATGACATCGACGGGCTCGTGATCGAATTCAATGACCCCGATCACATGGACATCCTCGGGGATAGGGATGGGCGACCCAAGGGAGCCATCGCATTCAAGTTCCCGCACATGCAGCGAACGACGACGCTCCGTGACGTGGTGTGGCAGGTGGGCAAGAGCGGACGCATTACCCCCGTGGCGATTTTCGATCCGGTGGACCTCGCGGGCGCGACGGTCAAGCAAGCGAGTCTCCACAATATCTCCAACATGGAGCGCCTGGCCGGGATGCAGGGCACCAACCTGCTCGGTACGGGGGATACGATCCTGGTGTCGCGTCGGAACGACGTGATCCCTTACGTCGAGGCGTTGGTTGAAACGAGCGGACCCGACGTGGATGGGTTTGATGCCCCGTTGGAGTGTCCCTCGTGCAGCTACAAGTTGGAGCGCGACGGTGAGTACCTTGTCTGCGAGAACAGCGGCGTGTGTCAGGCACAGATGGTCGGCAGCATTCGGCGTTGGGTCGAAAAGCTCGGGATCAAAGACGTGGGCGATGCCGTGGTCGAGGCGATGGTCGCTGGCGGAGTCAAAGAGATCGCGGATCTGTACGGGGTGATCAAGAATCCCGAGGCGATGGCTGAAATGGACGTGGGCGGGAAGCGGCTCGGACTCTCGACGGCCAAGCGGATCAAGAAAAACCTGGAGGCCAAGATGGAGCTTCGGCTGTCCGATTTCCTCGGCAGTTTGGGCATCCCTTTGTGTGGCCGATCCATGTGCGAGATCTTGACGGACAGCAACAACGTCACGCTACAAGATCTCAGGGAGATGCCCGAGGACCACTTTTCGGCCATCCCCAAGGTGGGAGCCAAAAAGGCCGGGGCGTTTTTTGAGGGACTACACGCGCGCGAGCAACTGATCGACAACCTGCTTCGGGCAGGCATCGTGCTCAAAAAACCCGTCGTGGGTGGGAAACTCACCGGCAAGACGTTCTGTTTCTCGGGCATCCGCGACAAGCCGATGGAGGCCGCCATCGCTGATGCGGGTGGCGCCGTCAAGGGGAGCGTAAGCAAAACACTCAGCTACCTCGTCGTACTCGACAAGACCTCGACCACAGGAAAACCCAAAAAGGCGCGCGACTACGGGGTGCCTCTGATCACCATGGCCGAGCTAAAGGCCATGCTCGACTGACACAGACAGGACCACACATGCTCACAATCGAAGCCACCGCAGGCTCCAGAATCAACGACACTTGCCGCAAGGCCGTTTACGTCGCCGAATGGGCTACTCGTGAAGCCGACCTTGCCAGTTTGGATGGACAGTGGGTCGCCATCTCCCCCGTGCCAAATCCTGACAAGGGGGAGCACGAGGCTGATCGTTACACGCAAGTTGGTCAGTGGGATCCGGCTGATCGTGACGCGATTCCCGAAGGCACGGAATTGTACGGGGACCAGGACGGGTGGTTTGCGTTTTGGAAGATCATCGTCGGCCAGCTTGGGCAAGAAGCCGCTCGGAAGTGCGTTTTGGTCAAGGTCGAGGACGACGAGTGGTACACGACGGTCAAGTTCGATTTCAACGAGATCGAGATCGTACAGGCGCCGATTGACTCACAGGACGAGTGGCTTCACGCGGACGTGAATCCTCTTGTCGCAGCGCTTGTCGAGCAGTACCACAACCGGATGGAGGACGCTCGTGTGCGCTATGAAGCAGAGAGGCAGGCAGCCTTGGATGCTCGCACTCCCGAGCAGGTTGCCGAGGACGAGCGCAAGCGACAAGCGGCCATCGACAAGGAGAACAAGCGCAAGGCCGACCTCGCCGCCGCTATCGAGAAATACCCGTTCGCCCCCGCCGAGGGTCTGGAGGACGAGTATGCGGCGGCGAAGGGCAAGAACACCGATCCCTACGGGGCGGGGGTCTACCGCTACCTGGAGGGTTGGGCTTCGCTGATGGAGTCCAAGCTGGCCGAGGGGAAGGCGATCGTGGACATCGCTAAGGAAACCTCGCACGAGGCCGACTTGGAGGGGATCAGTGGATTCATGTACGGCGCGGCCGTCTCGGTCTTGTCGCACTTTTGGAAGCACGGCGAGGATCTTCGCCGCTGGCATAACCTGGACACGCAGCTTGGGAACGAGGGCGAAAAAGCCAACGAGTCCGGCGGTGTTCTCAACCCGGCCGTATTGAACATCGGCTAGGAGAGACAGATGGACAAACCGAAGAAAGTACCCAATACCACCGAGGAAACCCAAAGCCCGGAAGGCGCGCAGGCGTTCCTGGCCGAAGCGATGCTTCACTCACTCACGGGAGGCGACCCTTCCGATGCCATCCTCGCCCAAGAGGCCCGAGGGCAGCGCGACCTGGCGCAGAGCAACCAGCTTCCCGTCGATGGGTCGCCCGGTTCTAGCAGGTGCTCCGACGAGGATGCCGAGGTTTGGGCGGCGATGGGGATCGAGTGGGGGCCGATCGATCCCAAGGACATCTTCCGCAACGCTCTGCTTCCCGAGGGGTGGAAGATTCAGCCGACCGAGCACTCGATGCACTCGGACCTCGTGGACGAGAAGGGCCGCAAGCGGGCGGGCATCTTCTACAAGGCGGCGTTCTACGACCGCTCGGCCAACATCCACCTGACTGCTCGGTTCCACGTCCAGCGGGACTACACGTCGCCGGAAACCAAGGAGAACCGGAACATGACCCGTTATCAGGTCACGGACGGGGGTGAGGTCGTGTTCTCGACCGAGTGGGTCGATCTCGGGGACCGCGCCCAATACGGCACCGACGAGTACACGGCGCGGGAGAAGCGGGAAAGTGATCTCCGCGCCATCGCAAAGGAGTGGGTCGAGTCCCGCTACCCGAATTGGCAACGGGCCGACGCCCACTGGAACGACGAGTAGGAAAGGAACAAGCACATGAGCCATTTTTTCGTAACTGTCCTGGTCCCTGGAGACACCCCACCCGATCAGATCGAGGCGGTCTGCACTGAGCTTTTCGCTCCGTACAGCGAGCATCTGGACGTGCCCGAGTACGACCGGGAGTGCTACTGCGTGGGGGGTATTGCTCGCCGCGCGTCCTTTGAGGCGACGGCACGGCACTTTGCTGAAACGCATGGTGTCGAGGGCTACGCCCATCACCGTGACGTGTTCGATCGGGTCTTTCGGGACACGTACCGCGAGAAGGTCGCGGCCGAGATTCCCGCAGACCTCAAGCGCGAGGGCATCGACTGGAAAAACCGCGAACAGGTCAAGGCTTACGACGAGGCTGAAAAGAAGGCCGAGGAAAAGGTTGGTTCGTGGCAAGACCACATCGCCCCGTGGCAGGAGATGGAGGACACGCTGGAGAAGGCCCATGCCATGTACGGCAAGCCGGACCCCGCGTGTGACGAGTGCGGAGGCGGGGGCACGAACAAGAGCACGTACAACCCCAAGAGCAAGTGGGACTGGTACAGCTTCGGTGGTCGCTACAACGGGTGCATCCACGGCGAGTACAAGGGCGACGAGACGGGGTTCAACTTTCCCGACGAGTACCGTCAGTTGGAGAAAAACGTCACCACCGTCAAGGCCCTGCTCAAGCGCGGCAAGGAAAAGGGTGTGGATGACATCACGTCGTTTGCCATCCTCACGCCGGACGGGGAGTGGTTTGAAAAGGGTGAGATGGGGTGGTGGGCGATGGTCGCCAACGAGAAGGACCAGGACGAATTCAAGGGCGGGTTTATGAACCTGCTGGAGAAGCACATCGACTGCCTCGCGGTTGGCGTGGACTGCCACATCTGATGGAGTGGACCCGAACCGTTCGCTGGCATCGGGACCGCAAGGCCCCGAAGATCAAACTCGACTCGATCGACTGCGATGTGCTGGTTGTTCACGTCGTAGGTGATTGTCAGCGGACGTTTCGGCTTCCGCGAGATTTCCTAGCGCGGATTGCCAGGCACCATCCTGGCCCGCCCGAACACTACACGATCAAGATCGTCCCCAACTTTGGCAACTTTCGCCAGTACGAGCAGTGGCCCATGGATCCGATCACGAGGGAGGTGCTTGACGAGATCGAGTACATCGCTAAGCACGGGTACGAGCCGCTACCCAAAAAGGAATAGACATGGGAGTAGACACGCACGACTACATCGGCCCGTACATGGAGGCTTGCACGCCGTTGGTTGAGCACAAGGACGACCAGTGCAAGAAACCCCAAGAGTGTCCCAATTCGGGCTCGGGTTTCTGCCCGGCATGTGGCATCGACACGGAGAAGCGGTACAGGATCCGCAAGGGTCCAGAGGCAGGTCGCTATTCGATCATGGAGATCACGAACGACGCTCTGATGGGAACGGACATTATGTGTGACCCGCCTGAGATCAACGGGGTCTTCACGTACCGAATTATCCCGAACGCTCAGGCCAACCGCGCTTGGGACGACGACGATACGATCAACCTGCTTGGCACCGACATGGAAGCCGAGTGCGACGAATTCGCGGAGCGGTACAAGGCCGAGATCGAAAAGGTCAAGGCCGTCTTTGGCCCGGTCGAGATCCGGTGGGGCTACCTCCGCTGGTACAGCTAGATGCCGAATGCTGGCCCGTCCGTCCTCGGGCGCGGTACAAGTCGCCCTCGTCGGCGTAAGCCAAGCGTGGAGAGCCGTGCCAAACGCCGCTCGGACAGGATCCGAGCGGAAGTATCGATCTTGGCCCTGCTCGGTAAGTACGGGTTCGCGGACATCGATCCGTTCAACGATGTAGAGCAGCAATTCCGTTGTCACCTGCACGGCAACGACCAGAAGCCCTCGGCCCGCGTTTACCCCTCGACCAACAGCTTTCATTGTTGGGCGTGCGGCAAGAGTCGGGATCCGATCAACCTCACCATGGATGCCGAAGGGATCGAATTCAGCGACGCCCTCGCCAAGCTGGAGGCCGAGTACGACCTGCCGCCGATGCCTTTCGATCCCGTCGAGGAAAAGGGGCCGGGCTTGGCCGAGCAAGTTGAGGCGGCGGGGCACAGCACCCGGACCTACGAACAGGAGCACAAGCGCGTGGTTCGGATGCTCGACAACCTCACGACCGACCGCGACCTCACCATGGATGCGACCCTTGCGTTTTGGGAGATGTTGGATCGGATCGTTTACGGGGTCGAGCAAGAGGGTTGGGGGGAGCAGCAGGGGAAGGAACAGATCATCAAATTGCGGGCGCGTATCATGGAGCGCATCGGTAGTGTGTAGCCGGTGGACGGGATCCGGCAGATCGACCTGTTCGATACGCCCTATGGCGATTTGAAATTCACGCTCCCGGTCCCACGGGCGGGTGAACCGTGGGGTGTCATGCTCCCGTTGAAAGAGACGCCGTGGGCGAAGCTGATTCCGATCGTGACGGGAGACGCGCTCTCACATGCGCTGCATGGAAACACCAAACCACTGATGTCCGTTGTGGGGCGCCCGCCGCGTCATCAGGGAAAACAACTACAAGTGCATGAGCGACACTGCAAGTTGCTTGGCACCTGCACCCTGCACGAGTATTCTCGTTGCTACGTCGGCAGTGGGGATCTCCCCGGTTGCTACGTTGCCCCGCTACTCGGCCCGGAAGCGGCTATGCTTGCGCTCGTCGTGGCGATGGCCTGGAACGAGGGTCGGTACGTTGTTGTGGTTGAGGGCGGTGAATTCGTCCTGTGATGGCGTAGGAGTACCTGTGTCGATCGATTTTCTGACGTTCAGCGAGGAAAGCAAAAAGCCCAAGGTCACTCAGTTTCCCTGGATGCAGGAATGCGTCATGGAGCTTGTTGACGCGGATGGCCTCGATGCTGTGATCGATGAAATGATCGCGGCGGGGCACTACGCCTTGGACCTGGAAACGACCGGCCTCGACAATCGCGTGTTCGATGGTCGGACCAACGATCAGATCGTTGGGGCTTGCCTGAGCGGGGATGGGATCAAGGGCTACTACATTCCTGTTCGACACGCGACGAACACTGAGGCGAACATCCCCGTCAGCCAGTTTGAGACAGCCATGCGCCGGCTGTGCAACTCGGACGCGGTGGCGATTTTCCACCGGGGGAAATTTGACCAGGAGTTTCTGGAGTTCTGCGGAGGCACTCCGATTGGGGATTGGGACGACCCGAAGAATTGGGAAGACACCCTGATCTTGGCGTACCTGTTTGACTCCCGCGCCAAAAAGGTCGGCCTCAAGCACTGCTCCAAAACCTTCATCGACTGCGAGATGATCGAGCTAAAGCAACTGTTTCCCGAGGACCACAAGGGCAAACGGAATTTCGCTCTGCTCGACCCGGCGTGGGAGCCGTGCATTTGGTATGCGGCTTCGGATGCTATCTGCACCTATCGTCTATGGCAGTTTTTCTACGACAAGGTGGTGAAGCCGGACGACGGAGGACCCTCGCAAGCGACCGTCTACAACATCGAGAAGATGTGCTGTGCCGCGACGCGCTGGATGGAGCGGTGCCGTGTCTACATCGACCAGGATAAGGTCACGGAGCTTACTCGGCTCGGGCAGCGAGAGCTATTCGATTCGATCAAGGCGATCTACGATTTTTGCATCAATGAGTTGGACCGCGACATCGCCCCGGCATGGTGGCACGTCTTGGCGGACGGAGTGCGCTACGACACGGACCAGAAAAAGGACAACCTGCCCCCGGTGTTCGACGGGCAGGAGATCGAGCACCATTTCAAACTCCAGTTGGAGGAAGCCAAGAAGATCGTCACCCACAACCAAAAGCTCCCGCCGCACGCACAGTCGCAGGAGCTACTGCTGATCACCGAGAACGCCCAGGTCAAGCTGCAAAAGAAGGTGAAGGTGAAAGGCAAGATGGAGGAACGGACCTTCCCTCACCAGTACGACGTGATGTCGGCACAGCAGCTTGGAAACCTGTTCTTGGAGATGGGGATCCCCGGTCTGAAATTCACCGAGAAATCAGGCCAAGTAATGACGACCGCAGCCGAGATGGATCGGTTGACGGAGCGGTATGGCGACACGTACCCCTTCATGGCGAGGATCAAGAGGTTCCGCGAGGTCCAAAAGGCCCTGTCACAGTACCTTATCCCGCTGCACCGAGATGCCCACCCCTCCGACTCCACAATTCGGATCGACTACAACGGGTGGAAAGTGGACACCGGCCGGTTCGCCGCGCCCGGTGACGACGACCCGGCTACGAACGGTGGCACCTCGTTCCCGATGCACGGCACGCCGGCTGGCTACGACAAGGACAAGCCAGAGTGTATGCGTCGGATGCGAGAGTGTATCAAGGCGCGGCCGGGTCGGATCATGGCTGCCATCGACTACTCGGGTGTCGAGCTTCGACTCGTTACGAACCTGAGCCGTGAGCCCAAGTGGTTGCGCGAGTATTTCCGCTGTAGCTCGTGCGACTACAAATTCGATCCAGGTGACGGCCAGACTACCCCGGAGCCCCCGCCTCCATTCTGCCCTCGCTGTGGGTCAGACAAGATCGGCGACCTGCACACGGCATCGGGTATCGCCTTTTACGGCGCCGATGCGCCGAGCAAGCCCGGCTGGAAACAGAAACGGCAGCAGGCAAAGGGTGCCAACTTTGCCCTTTGTTACGGCGGCTCGGGGCGAGCGGTGCAGCGTTCGATCAAGTGCGACGAGAACGAGGGCTTTCGCATCGCCCAGCAATTCAACGCGACCTACAAGGGCTTGCAGGCATGGTGGGATCGAACCCGCGCCTACGCGCGCAAGCACGGGTTCGTGCTCACCGCATTCAATCGCCGCTACCCGGTTCCCGACATCCTCAAGCCCAAGTTTGAGAAAACACCGGAGGGCGAGACGATCAACAACGGGGCTTTCATCGCCAAGGCTGAGCGCAACGCGGTGAACGGACCCATCCAGGGGTCGTCGGCGGACATTACGAAGCTGGCGATGGCGCTGTGCCACCGGGAGTGCAAGAAACGAGGCTGGTTGGAGAAGGTCTACATGACCATCACCATCCACGACGAGCTTGTGTTTGAGATCACGACCGACATCGTGGCCGAGGCTTTGCCGGTTCTGATGCACCTGATGACCAGGGCCTCCCCGATCCTCAAGCTCAAATACCCTGTTCCCCTCACGCTCGACTGCGAGCTTGGGTACGATTGGACGGTGCCTTGGAATCTCGTTGAATTCCAGTACGGCAAGAAACCATGGCCCGACGAACTAAAGCCGTTTTTCCCCGAAGCGTCCAACGCCCCCGTGCCCGTCGAGGGTGCCGAGATCGAGGAACACCGTTCGGGCAAATCCTCGATAGCGCACCCCGCGCCCGAGGCCGACGAGACGCCGCAGGAGCCATCCTCAGACGCCCCGCAGGCCGAGGCCCCCAAGGCTGCTTCGACGGCCGGGAGCCCGCAGGAGTCCGTCAAGGGCGTCCCAACCCTCGGAAAAGGCCAGCCATTCGTCTTTGTCGTCCGGCACCAACTCAGCCACAAGACCGCGCGCAATCTCGCGCGTTTGATTTCCCGCTGCCGCGACTCGGGTTCACACCCTTTACAGCTTTCGACCCCCGAGGGGGATTTGATCCCGATGGTCGAGACAGTGAGTGTGAACCCAACGATTTTCACCATCCTGGCGGAAGAATACGGAGTCTAGTCCGATGCCCATGAAGCCCCTGAAAACGACACCACCCGACGAAACCAAGACCTTCACCCTCCGCTGCACGCACGAGAAGATGTGGCCGCCGCCGTTGACGTTGCTCAACGTGGACATTCGGGCGATGTGGCGCACGGGCGAGATCAGCCAGCACGACTACCAGCAGATCGAGACGTGGGAAAAGGTCTGTGGGCTCAAGGCGATGGGGGACAAGTGCATCGACTGTCCTCTCGCCAAGATTGAGCTACCGCATCCTGGCGCGGGCCAGAATCGGGTGGAGTTGGAGCCGTTGCCGGGATGGCTCAAGGAGCGGAAGCGGTTGCGTATGCTCGGGACCAAGCCGAAACCCAAGCCCAAGCCTGCGGCCCACAACCCGCCGTCGAAGAAAGAGGTCGTTGTCGAGACTGTGGAAAACAAGGTGGACGAATCGCCTGTCGGAGATAGCCCGTCGAAAAAGCCTGCCGAGAAAAAGAAGCGCACGAGTAGGAAACGCACAAAGGCCAAGGTGGCCCTGACGGACGACGCGCCTGCCGAGACGCCTTCCACTCCCGAACCGGAGCCGACCCCGACCCCGGAGCCTGTCGAGACACCCGAGCCCGAAGCTACGGACTCGTCGGACGGGCTTGACCTCGACAAGCTGCTCAACGAGTGATGCGGGTCGTTACCCTTGCCCGGAAACCCATCGAGGGATCAACCACGCGATCGGTTGTCGAGCAAGGGACAGGGGGGCTCAGCATTGACGCCTCCCGCATTGGCAACGAGACGATCAAGGTCGGACACAACGCCGGGGACAGCTTCTCGCAGTCCTACAAGGCCAAAGGTACGACCCCGGAGCGCACGCACTACACGACCCATACGGGACGCTGGCCGACGAATTTGATTCTCCAGGCGAGTGCTGTTGCGGATCTGGACGCTCAGTCGGGCTATCTCAAGACAGGTCGGGTAGCATCCCATAGTGAGCGGGGGATGTGGGGCAGCGGGGCCGACGTGGACTATGCTGACGTAGAGGCAGGTGGCGGGGCGTCGAGGTT